ATTTACACCAACATTGGGAGTCACATCAACTACAGCATTTAGAGGAGACCATGGTAATACTGCTTATCAACATTCACAAGCTGCTCATGCTCCATCTAATGCTCAAAAGAATAGCGACATCACTAAAGCTGAAATAGAAGCTAAATTAACAGGTACGATAACATCACATAATCATAATTATGCAGGTTCATCATCAGCTGGCGGTAAAGCAACAGAAGCTGCTAAGACAACTGGTACTTTAACAATTCAAACTAATGGTACAAGTGCTGGAACATTTAATGGTTCTGCAAATAAAACAGTAAATATTACACCAGCTAATATAGGAGCTGCTGTAAGTAATCACTCTCATAGTGAATATGCTGCTTCTTCACATTCTCATGGATTACTTAACAGTAATTTTACTAAAGAAATAAGTGGTTCTAGTGGAGGATGGGAATTAATAAATAGTACTAATAAGGGTTATTTATTAACATCAATAAGAGGTGGTAGTTCTGTTCCTGCATGGTTCGATTCAGCATATAGTTCAGGTATTATATTTGGTGGTTCTGATACGAAAGGTATATTATCAATGTCTTATAGCTCGCCATCAATAACATTTGCAGGTGGTAATTCAGCTCCTACTTGGAATATGAAAATAACTGGTTCGAATAATACAACATATAATCTTAATAATTATGCTACTAAAACAGAATTAGGTGATATACAAAGTATATTAAAAGAAATTAATGGAGAATAAGGATGGTGATATAAAATGACTGTAGCCGATAGTTTAAATTTAACATTACAAACGAAAAATGGTCTTAAAGGTATTATAGAAGATAATGGTGGTACTGTTCCAGGAAAGTTTTCACAATACCCTTCAACATTTGATAATATGTTTGATGCTATGAGGGACCAATTAAAAATAACTGATAAGATAATAATTAGTAGTTCTACATCATTAGATTCATTAAATAGTTTTTTTGAATTTATACCGACTGTACCTGTTGGTAGTACGACAACAACACAAGCTACTGCAAAAATAACTGCTGCAAATTTAAATGTTAGAGCTGATGGTAATGGTTCTGCAAATTATTTAGGAGTATTAGTTCAAGGTGATGTTGTTAATGTATATGGTACTGCATCATCAGGCTGGTATAAAATAAATCAATGGCGTAGTGGTACTTCAGGAGCATTGACTAATCATGGTACGACATATGGATATATATCAAACAATACTTCTTATGTAGAGTATCATCCAGGTTCAACATCATCAACTAAAAAAATTATAGATATAAGTAGTACTAATGGTACAGCAGTTCAACAAAAATGTAATTACGTTTTAGCACAATCAAAAGGTTGGGAAGTAAAATTTGCAGATGCGTATAAACCAGGTAGTGGTGGAAATACTTCAGCTCCTACTACAGAAAGAACATCAACATTTGCATTTAATAATTATTTTACAGATCAATATAAAAATTCAACTTATACATCTTTTTCAAATAGTATGAGTAATGAAATGCGTCAAGGATATTGGGCAGGATATTATTATTATAAAGCTAATTTTAGATTTACTAGTGCAAGACTTTCTGAATTAAAAAGTGTACTAAATAATTCAACTGTGAAATCTGTTCAAATATATGTTCAAAGAACAAGTAGAACTCATGGTGTTGCTACTGGAGCTAATTTAAAATTATATGCATGTGATAGTACAGGTGCTCATGCAGATGTTTTAGTAAATGGTACAGCCACACTAACTAGAGGTGCTGGAGTATGGACTACACTACCAGCAAATGTAATAACTGGATTTAAAAATGGTACGTATGATCATTTTAAAGCATATCATCCATCAACTGCGAAAGAATATTATATAGTATTTGACTTAAATGCTCAATTAAAAGTAACATATACTGCTTAAATATAAAAAGGAGATGATAGTATGAAAAAGGATAATGTTTTTGCATACGTATTAATGGAAGAAATGTCAGAACCAGTTCAAATACGTAATCTTAAAGAATGCTCTAAAAATGGTTTGCTATATTTAATATTCGATACTGTACTTCAATCATTTGAAGTTAAAAATAGAAATAAAAGAACTTATATTGGAGATGCTGTGATGGAATCATTAGCTGCACCACATGTACAAGAATTAATAAAGAAAGGTTCATTTGTTAGTGAATATGGTCATCCTTTAGTTAAGGATATGTCTAGAGTAACACAAATAGATCCAGCTAGAGTTTGTGGTAGAGTTAATTCTTATTATAGAACAGGTAATTTACTTAAAGGTGAATTTGAAACTTTTGATGATGGTGGATTAGGAACAATGTTAACTAGAAGAATATTACAAGGTTTAGAACCAGCTCATAGTTTAAGAGCTGTCGCTAAATTAAGTAAAGATAGAAATGGTAATGATATTATGAACTCAAGAGCTCATATTATAGCTTATGATACAGTAATACTTCCTTCTCATATAGAAGCATATAGAGATGAAAGTAAAGATATTAGAGTTGTAAATCAACCAATAGTAGCAACTGAATCTACTGAATTTGGAAGTCATGAAGAATATGCCTTTGTTGTTAATGAATCAATGTTAACTGATTTTGTTATGGAAGAATCAAAGAATGTAAAATTAATAAAAAATATATGTGAAGTGATTCCAGAGACAATAAAATTAACACCAGATTTAAAACATATTATACTTAAAGAAGGTACTGAAACTTATTATGTTGATACTGAAGATAAAATAAAACATGATATAAGAAACTTTTTAAGTAAATTTTAAATATATAGAGGATTGGGAAATTTCCCAATCCTCTATATTCATTAAACTTGAATAAATTGATTTAAATCTAAATGATAACTTTGTTCCCATTTTTCTATAAGTTGTTGTCTTTCATCTTGAGCACCTGACCAATCATCTATTCTCATAGCAATTTGACCATAGCTTGTAGATAAGTTGTCATAATGTTTTAAATTATCAAACATATATTTTTTAACATCTAGTGTTGCTAATTTTAAAAAAGATGTATATGTTGTGGCGGGCAAAGTTGTTAAATTTTCTGAATGTTCTAAACATACTTCTATTCTATAAAGATTGCTTACCCCATATCCATCGAAAATTTCCAATTGATTTGGAGGTATAAATCTAAAAGTAGTTCCTTTCATAGCGGAACTTAATAAATTTGCTTGAGCTTGAGCTAACATTAATTCTTGATAACCACAATAACATGATGTCAAATCATATGTGTATAAACCTGTATCATATGCACTCCTATGTGTTAATTGGTCCTGTTCGGGTTGAACATCATTTATCATCATTATTTGTCTATCACCAAATACATCAGGTAGAACATATGTTATACTTTCAACTTTAGTATCTACTACTTGTAATGCATTGGTATCTACTATAATAAAAGTTTTATATGGAGATAGTTCATTAAAAACAGGTAATGTCTTTATTTTTACTATTTCCATTATTAATTCATCAACATTATCAAATGGCATTCTTATTCCTATAAGTCCCAAATCCATTTTAATACTTGATACTAATCTACTAGGATTAATCATATTATCACCTTCCTTATTTTATTGTATATTATTTTTAATTAAGAGAGTACATATACATGTACTCTCTTAATTTTTATAATAAATTATCTATTTTACTTCTTAATTCAGGATATTGCTTTATTGCTAAATCATAATCTATACTGCCATCATTAATCCTCATTACAATGTATTCTGCTAATTTTTCTAATGGTTGAGAATCAATAACTATTTTTGGGAATATTATTGAATCTATTATTTCAGATTGAAGTTTTAACATTTTTTCAACGTTACTATAATTTTCTTTTAATTCTAAATACTCTTTGTCAGTTGATAAACCATAAGCATAATCCTTAGAAACTTCAGCATAATCATCTTCAGTTTCAGATATTGCTAAAAATACTTTATTAAAATATTCTCTATGGTTATTTTCATTTTTTTTGAATAAAACATTTCCTTCATTTGGTATTAATATTCTTAATTGACCTCTATTTTCTATTATCATGATACCACGCTCCAATTCTTATTTACAGCTATATTAAGTGTATCTGTATCTTTTTCTAATGAAGACATGTTATTAGCACCGACTTTTAATGTTGCTGATGTTGTTGTTGATCTATTTACAAGATTATTTATAACATTTTTAACAGAAGCCATTGTTAGATTGTTAGGTAAAGTTATACTAGCATTTATATTTTTAGGTGGTTCAAATGTTGTTAAAAGATCACATCTATTAAAGAAATATGTTAAACTTTCACTAACTGTATCAGCAGAGATAATATCCCAACTTGATAAATTTAAACTTTGTAACATAGAACAATTTGCAAACATATATGTCATAGTTTTTGCATTAGTCGTATTCCATCCAGATACATTTATACTAGTTAAACTAGAGCAATTTTGACATAAACCATCAAATGATGTTACATTACTAACATTCCATTTTGATAAATCTAATGATACTAATGATGCACAATCAGCGAATACACTATTTATTGTTTCAGCATCAGATACATCTAATCCACTGACATCTAATTCTGTTAGATATCTACAACTTTGGAAAGCTGAATATACTGTTATTAATTTATTTGTTTTCCATCCACTTATATTAAGAGTTTTTAGATTAGTACATCCATAAGCAAAACTTCCCATATCTCTAAGAGATGAAACGTTCCAACTTGATAAATTCAATTCAGTTAATTTAACACAACTTTGGAATAAACCAAATATTGTTGTTACTCTTGACATTTTAAAATTACTTATACCTTTTATAGTTGCAAGATTATTACATTCAAAGAATGTCATTTGCATTTCATCAACTAAACTTGTATCTAATGTTGAAAGATCTAAAGATGTTAAACTAGTGCAACTTTGGAATAAACTTGACATTTTTCTTATTTTATTTTTACTCATATCACGTGGTAATTTTAAATTTGATAATGAACCATTAAATGAGAACATACCTGCTATTGTTGTTGCATTTTCAAAAGACCAATTAGTTAAATCTAATGCTGTTATATTTGATAATGTTGAAAAAGTATAAGAAAAACTAGTAACATTATTAGTAACCCATTTAGATACATCTAATTCAGTTAAATTTGAACAACCTTGGAAAGTACCTGATAAATTTGTAAAGTTAGTAGTAACCCATTTAGATACATCTAATTTTGTTATACTGCTACAACCAGAAAAAGTATTGCTTAATATAGTAAGATTATTAACTTTCCAATTAGATACATTTAATTCTTGTACATTAGTACATCCATAAAAAGTACCTCTTATAGCATCTGATGTAAATTGAGAAGTATCCCATCTTGAAACATCTATTGCTGTTAATTCTGGACAGTTATTAAACATATATGCAATAGTATAAGCTTTACTTGTATTCCAATTTGAAACATTTAAAGTATTTAGTGTAACACAGTTTTGGAAAGTAGAGTAGAATGATTGAACATTTTTAGTATTCCAATTATCAACAGGTATAGATCTTACTGATTTACAACCATAGAATGTTCTCATTAATGTTGTTACTTTACTAACATCCCATTTTGATACAAAATCTAAATCACCTAATACCTCACAATCTTTAAATACATTAGATATATCTGTACAACTTGTTGGTAAATTTATATTAACTCCAGTTAAACTAGAGCAATCACTAAATAAACCAGCTATTGATATTGTTTTATCATTTATTTTGAAATTAGCATCTACTAAATTTTTACAACCTTTAAATAAATTTTCATAATATGTTAAACTTGATGGCATTTGTGAAACAGATACTAATGATTTTTTAAATACATCAGAGAAAGGTATTCCCACAGTACTTACTTTTTGAGTTCGTATTGTAAATTCAGTATTTCTAGTGTAAGTATGAGTAAATGAATCATCTATTGTACCATCTCCCCAATCAGTATATAAATGGACAGTATCTCCTTCTTGATCAGCAATTGTTATAGTTCTAGTACCTGATAAATCTGTATTTATTTTAGCAATCATAGTTACTTCACTATCAAATCCATAACCTCCCCAAAGTCTAGGGACTTCAGCTAATGTTCCATCTTTTGAATCTATTTTTGTTATGTTTTTACAATTTCTATAACAATATTCATGATATTGCATATTATTATATTTATTAAGCCAGTTAGTGTGTATTGTTTTTATACCTATACAATCACGGAAAGCTTCTTTAACATTAATTATATTTGGCGTAAATGCTATATCTGATGTTATTTTTGACATACCTTTAAATGCAGCTTCTAATGATAATTCATTTGTAGTAGGTAATTTTATTCCTTCTATTGAATTTATAGGAGTAGCATTTAATAATAAATTATTCATATTATTAGCATTTGGGAATTTACTTATAACATCATTAACAACACCTATGTTGTTTATTATTGCATTAGCAAATAAACCAGATAAATCAATTTGATCTTTAGTAGTTGTATTTATAATTATACTACATTTAGTAGTATCTATTCCTTTAAACATTTCAGTCATATCTTCAAGGTATCCAGTTAAATCAATTTTACCTTCAGGTCTAAACCAAGGTCTTATATCACTACCATTTCTATTTTTATTTAAATTAGGATGTTTATCTATTGGAGCTATATTAAAATTAAGACCTTTTTCAATATATGTTAAACCTTGTAAATCTATAGTATCTATTGTCATTCCTTTGAAATCTATACCTTCAAAATTGTCTGCTTCATGGTAAGATTCATTACTCCATATATTACGTATATCACAAACTCCATCACCAAATCTATTTGTAAATAAAATGTTTTCTACTGATGTTGGTAATATAACTTTTTTCAATCCTTTTACAGAATAATTTGTAGTAAATGTTTTTACTGATGTTAAACCAGATAAATCTAATGTTGCTCCATCTGCAAATCTTATTGAATGATCTTCATCACTAACTTCCATAGATAGTGTTTTAATTAAAGGGCAGTTAGTTAATTTTATATCATATAATGTAGCAACAGCTTGATTGTCTATCATATCATCAAATCCTAAATCTGTCATCTTAAGCATATTTTTAATATCTATTTCACGAATTTTGCTAAATCCTTGGAAATATAAATCAGTAATATCTAATGAATTATCTATAGTCAATGTTTGAACATTGCTCATAGCTTTAAATACATTTCCGTCATCATATAAACCAGAATAAATATCTAATTTTTTAATATTTAAGCAATTTGATAATTGGACATTTGATAAGTCTTGTAAATTTCTAAATCTTCTATCACCTTTTTCTACTAATGCATATCCTTTTAGATTAGAAGGCAAACTCATAGGTCGATTTACTCTAATAGTTATCATACAATATGCAACATTAGTTGGTGGTGCAATTTCAATTATCTTTTCACTACCATGAACACTAGTATCAGCTACACTATTTTTAGATATAAATTTTTTATTTGCATCAAAGTAATATAACTCTGTAGTAGAACCATTTACAGGTGCAATTATTTCTTTAACTCCAGGTGTCATTTCCCATAAATTATCTGTAGTTAATGTTGTAGTTCCATAATCACGTATTATAGAATAAACTCCAGTAGCAGCATATCTAGTAAATCCATCTGCTGCTGTATATGATACTGATATATTAGGTTTAACAACAACATTTTCTAATCCAGTCCATACATTTTCATAACCATAAGGTAATCCTACAGTTCTTAAATTAGTTTGATGACTCAATACTATATTTTGAATAGTTTCTGGATAATATATTTCTTCTAAGTTACCACCATTAGTATCAGATTTAATAGCTGTTAATTTTGTTCCTCTAACATCTATTCTTCGTAAGTTAGTACATTTACTAACATCCATTATTTTAGCAACATCTAATTCACCAAAACTAGAACAGTTTTTAAAATCTACTGTTTTTAAATAAGTATTTTTTGATAAATCGGCTTGTTTAAGTTTTATAGCTTTTTCACACTTTAATTCAACTAATTTGGTTGCTGAACCTAATAATAATGATTCAGGACCCATATCAGTTAAATCTCCTATTCTCTTAAGATTATTTGCACAATAAATTATTATTTCATTATCTGTATCATTTACCATTTGTCTTCTAAATATAACTTTTTCATCGAATCCTACACGTTTTGTTTCATACGTATTTTTTCTCCAACATATAGTAACATATTGAGGACAATATGTTTCTATTTCAAATTGTAACCACCAATGATGTTGTTCTGTATTTTCATCTATTTTAATTACTTCATAATCTATCCATTCAGGTCTAGCCGCACGGATAGTTATATTTTCTTTAGTATATGGTGAGTTATATTGTAAAAATAGACTATCTACATATTGGAATCTATTGTATAACCATCTTACTAAGTGGTCTTTGTTATTACCGTGTAATCTGTTGATATTTGTTGTACCCTGACTTATATATTTAGTATATTGATCTTTATTATATGCTATTTCAGGTAAAGTATCTATTTGATCTGTTATTAAATATTTATAAAGATTTTCATATGTGTATGAACTTTCTCTCATCATTTTAAATTCACTAAATAATGTGTCTTTCATAAATTCATTAAGTTTTACCCACATTTGAGATTTAGAACAGTTGTAAACATTTGTTGTTGTAGATGGTTCTATATCAGATTCAAACACATTATAACCAGAGTTATCTAATCCCATACTAGAGTCCATATCATAGAACCCAAACCACCAAATATCATCACCATACATATTAATCATACAGTTCTTAGCAAAGTTATCTATCATACCCATAGTCATAACATTTAAATAATATCTACATGCGGATCTAGGGTTAAAATATTTTGGTGCTTCTTTATTAAACGTTTCTTTATCTTTAGTATCATTAATAAATTTAATAAATCGTGCTAAAGATAAAATTGCATAATCTTTATAGGTACCAATAACATTTCCTGTATGAGGTATTTCTAAATAATCATAATATTTGGTTACATCATATTCTCCAGTTTCATTTTCAAATGCATCTTCATCATATGCTATTTCAAAGTCTGCTAATATTTTAGCATATATATCTTCAATATTATTATGATCCCATGTTACAAAAAAAGCACCTGCTGATGAATCAGAATTTGCTTTTATTTCCCAACGAACCATATTAGGAATAACGTCAAAACCTAAAGATTTAGTACAAGATTTATCTAAATTGAAATTAAATATTCCTATCCATTGACCATTAATATATAATTGACATAAGAAACCATTAATAGTTTCTCTAGTTTTTGGATCTTTTTGTCTTGCAGGATTTGGTATATCTGCAAATACTAAATCATTAACTATTTTAGCAGTACAAGTGTTTCTACAGTGTGATGAATCCATATAGTCTGCTTTTAAACAGAAAGTATTTTCTGCATATCCTGTACCATCTCTTTGACTATACATATCTATTTTCTTTTTTGTGTATTTTGGTAATGCTTTAAATTCTTCAGGCGTTACTATTTTATCTGTATTATCTAGTATATTTCCTTCTTTATCTATTCTATAATCATATAATTTCATTTTATAGTTTTTTATAGGATAACCTAAAGAAGATGTACCTTGGTAAGATGTTTTTGCTAAATAATCAAAAGATGGTCCATATTTTTTAACATCAGGAGATACATATGTTACTTGTATCCATTGCTTATTGTCTTTAGTCATAGGACCAACACTACCAACAGGACTATCTTTAAAATATACTGTAGGTATATCTTGATTTATTGTAACATAGTTTTTATCATATTTTCGTTTTTGTTCTGTTAAATTATCTATATCTGCCATTAAGTTTTGTAATATTTCTTCATGTTCTAATGCTCTATTATAGATTAAAATAGTTTTTATTTTATTATTACCGAATATTTTTTTAGCTTTATCTGTATTTATTAATATTTTATTTGAATGCTTTATACTTTCATATACTTTATTACCACCTGTACCAGAGTCAGTTAACATACCGACTTCTGTGAATATACCATTTATATATGTTTGAATCATAGGGAAATTGCTTTTTATACCAGTTTGCCAATCAACAGTTGTTGCGTTACGATTTACAACAAAAGTTACTCTCATATTAGTAGCATCAGTGTAATATGTTTTAAGTGTATTCCCTACAGTTTGCATTCCTGCTTTTTCACTATCTATATAAAAACCTACATATGGTGTATCATTACCTAAACATTCAACAACTTTAGCATTATTATCACCAGCATTAAATGATTCAAATTGAATATCAAATGTAAAACCATTTTCAGCATTATCTTCTAATGGTAAATAATTTTCTATTTCAGCCCAACTAACACCATTATTTACTAATCTACCGTCTATCCAACCATTACTAGCATAGTTATAGTCATGTAGAACTAATTTAGCTCTTTTACCAGTATCTGTTAATACTTCACTATCTAAATAATCTCTATCTGTATTTTGATTTGTTTTTCTACTCATATTAAACCAAGCTTGTAATCCAGGTTTAACAAATTCTATTCTTTTAAATGAGCTTTCAGTTACTTTAATATTACAATTTAATTCACCAGATATAGTATTATCAATACTAAAAACTCGTATAATGAATATGTGATTACCTTTAGTTAATTTATTATAATGTATAGTTGTTGTATTTGTTCCTAAAATACCATTAACAGTGTCTAATTTTTCGGAATCTAAATAGTAATTAACTGTAAACATATTTTGACCTATAGTTGATATACGATATTTTAATTCAATATCAGTACCTTCTTCTACTGTAATTGATGTTTGCTTAGATGATACTAATATTTTATTGGCATCGACTACAACAACATTAAATTCTAATATATTAGATTTAAATTCATTACTAAAAACTTGTAAAGTAACAGGATGTACTCCAGTAGTTTTCTTTTCTGCAGGGAATATATAACTATTATAACCCTCAACAGCTGTTGTTGTATATTCAACACCATCAACGTTTACTTTTAATACCATAGATGCTGTTCTATCTAATGAACTAACATTGAATGGTATTTGTATAGAAGCATAACTATTGAAATCTTGTTCGTCATCAAAAGAAGATGTTATTTCAATACTACCACATACAATAGTACAATTTATAACATTAGTCATTTGACCCATATAATCGACAGCATATATAGATAATTGATTTATACCTTTATCCAATGAACCTATATTGACACTACCAACACCTATTTTTTCTAATGTATAATCTAATTCTTTAGATTTTTCGCCACATATAATATTTACATATAAATGAGCAGTACCTCTATTTGGTGTATTGAAAGTATAAGGTATTACCAATACTTCTTTTTCTCTCATTGTAAATTTAGATTCTAATGTTGTAGTTAATGTACCTGATTGTAATCCACCACCACCACTAAGTTTAATGGTTTTAACTATTTTACCGTTTGCTTTAAAATCAACAATGTTTAATTCTGTATCTTTATCAACATGAACTTCAACATCATCGAATTTAGTATCACGCAACGATCCTTTACCTTCAGCAGGTAAAACATTCTCCTCCTTAGTTACAGGATGAATTATTACATCAGATCCATCTTTTTGCTTAATACGAATCTCTGTATTTTGTATATTGTCTGCCATTATTAATCCCTCCTTTTTTATTAAATAATACATTAAGAATTTGTTTATTTGAATGATATTGATGATTGTATTTATATAGTAAAAACAAACTTATAATGATTTTATCAATGAAAAAAAGGAGGTTTAATTATGTATGTTAACGAAAATTTTATTTTTAAAAAAGATGATTTATATATAAACTTTGATAAATTTGAATCAGGAGAATCCAATATATGTCTTATAACAGGGTTATCTGGTTCGGGTAAATCAACATTAGGAAAAGAAATTTCTAATAAATATAATGCTATACATGTAGAAATTGATTTATTTTTTCCAATGGATGAAGAAGATTCTCTTGATATTTTACCGAAAGTATTTGATGGTTATATAAAAAAACATAAAAAATTTTATCAAAAAATAGCTAATAATAATTTTAGATACAATCGTAAATTATCAATAGATATATTACATTATATAATAGATTATTGTAAATCTATAAAAAATATGAAATTTGCAATAGAAGGAATACAAATATATATGTTTGGAGATGAATCTATAACTGAACACCCTATTGTTATTAAAAACACTTCAGCATTACAATCGTTAATACGAATGATAAAACGAGATAAAAATGCAATGATGGAACCTGATAGAGAAGATACTAATGCTAAAAGTAGTTATACTAATCTAATAAAACGAATTCCTAGATTTTTAAAATATTATATTGATGATGAAAAAAATTTAAATATTTTTAGGAAAAAAATAATAAAAGAAGAAGATTCAAATATATATGTTAACGAAAGTTTTGTTTTAGAAAAAGATGATTTATATATAAACTTTGATAAATTTGAATCAGGAGAATCCAATATATGTCTTATAACAGGGTTATCTGGTTCGGGTAAATCAACATTAGGAAAAGAATTAAGTAAAAAATATAAAGCGGAATATGTTGAATTAGATAAATTTTTTTTATTTAAATCAATAGGTGAATTAACACATTTAAGTAAAACTTTTGATGATTTTTTTAAAGAAAATATGAGTTTAATTAGTATAATGCATACAAAATCAGATTCATCTGGTATACCATTGAAAATATTAAATGCATTAATTGAATATTGTAAAAAAATAAAAAATAAAAAATTTATAATTGAAGGAGTTCAAATATATTTATTTGCAGATAAATCAATAAAAAATTATCCTATTATAATAAAAAATACTCCAGCATTAAAATCAATGTTTAGAATGTTTAAACGTGATTTTATAGATTTTGATGGTTTAAAATATCACCAATGTATTAAATACATTCCTAAATTTTTAAAAATTTATATTGATGATGAAAAAAATTTCAATATTTTTAAGAAAAAAATATTAAAGGAAGAGGATTCAAATATGTATGTTAACGAAAGTTTTTATTTAGAAAAAGATAATTTATATATAAACTTTGATAAATTTGAATCAGGAAAATCCAATATATGTTTAATTACTGGTCTTTCTGGCTCAGGAAAAAGTACTTTAGGTGAAAAAATAGCTAGAGAATACAAAGCTGAATATATAGAATTGGATTTATTTGAGCATTGTTCTATGTTTCAAAATGATGAACAGTTAAAACAAGCTGGTGATGTATTTTATAAGTATTTTAATAAGCATAAAGATATACATGAAAAAATAAAATTAAAGAAAATTTCTAATAAAGAATTATCTACAGAAATATCTAAATTTTTAAAATATACGATATCTTATTGCAAACATAATAAAAACAAAAAATTTATAATTGAAGGTGTTCAAATATATTCATTTGGTGACGAATCTTTAAAGAAATATCCAATGATATTTGTTCAAGCATCTGTACTTAAATCTCTTAAACAAAGATGGATGCGTAATGGAAATGGTAAAATAGATTGGAAAGAAGAATTAAAAACTCTTCCACCACTATTAAGATGGTATGTAGGAGAAGAAAGATCATATAATAAGTTTAAAAAATCTATATTAAAGGAAGGTGGTAACGTGAATTTATTAGAAACAGATTTAAATTCTATAGTTATATTTTCAACAGATATATTACCAACTTCAGTTTGTGAAGAATATTTGGCTACTAAAATGGACGTTGATAAATTTAATACAACGAATGCTGTTGAACGATATTTGGTTATAGAATTATCTCAATTAATAAAACAATCTAAATTAGATAAAATGCTTGTTAATGATATAATAGATAGAAGATTTAAAGAAATTATGTATAATAAACAAGATGAAATCGAACGAAGTATTTTATTTACTATAAAAGAAATAAAACAAATAGATTTAACATATGATACTTTGGAAGCTGTATTAAATAATTCAATATTTAATCCTAATAGTTTATTATATATGAAAACTTTATTAAATAGTAATGGAGATTCTTCTAATGATGATTATTTGAATATATCATTATCAACTCAAAGTTTTTTAAAGACTATGGAGCTTATTAAATATTTAGCTATGAAATTGGATGTGTCTGATAGTAGATTTAGATTAATTTATAATCAAATACAAGAAATATTATATGATTTTAAAGATTTTTATTCTGATTCTGCAAATTATAATCTTGGTATATCAGATGAAGTTGTAAAAGATAATTTAGTAAGAAATCCTGATACAATAACAGAAGATGACATATATGATATATTTGATAAATTAGGTGGATTTTTAATGAACCAAGTAGATTCTAAATTATATTATATGATAAATGAATTTAAATGTTTAGCATATAGAATAGAAAGTAGACAACGAGAAAACAATAGAGGAACTACTTTAGAATCTTTTGATTTAGAAAAAAAATATAATGCTAGTATAATTAAATTTGAAAATATGGATATAACAGATGAAGATGGTGAATTAGATATTATAAAATTAGCAGAAGCATATCAATTAGCACATGATATATGCAAATATCAATATATGCAGGAAGCTGATACAAAAATAATAACTAAAGGTACGAATAAAATAACTAAAGCAATAGGAAATGCTTCTGCTAAATCTAGAGGTATGGCTGATGCTAAATCTAAAATAGGAGCAATAAAAAGAGGTGCTCGTATAGTAGATGATAGAGCATCTGATGCTATAAATAAAAAAGTTGATGATATTATGAATTTCTCTAGAGATGCAAAAAGAGAAAAAATACTTACTGGTAAAAATACAGTTAGAGTAAGTGGAGTTTTAAAAAATGCTATTAAAATTTTAGTTGCTGGTACAGCAGGAGTTGGATTATTTGGACCTATAGCTGGAGCTGCTATTGGATTAATAGGTATTCTTGGTGCTAGAGGTATTAGTAAAAATGTTGAAGATAGAGAAAAGAAAAGAATATTATTAGAATTAGAAACAGAATTAAAAATAGTAAAAGAAAAAGTTGAAGATGCTAAAGGAGAAAATAATAAAAAACAAAAATACCAACTTATGAGAATACAAGCAAATCTTGAAAAAGAAATAACAAGAATAAAACATGGATTAAGATATTATTAGGAGTTGATGATCAATGAATTTTAAAAAAATAGATCTAAATAATTTGAATATCAACAAATATAAGTCTAAATGTAAAAGTCTATCTCATATACGAATAGGTAAAGATTATAAAGGATATATCTATATTGATAAACAAGATGATGTTGTTGGGTTTATAAATATGAGGTTATCTGATAAATATATTCAGGCAATAGAAGTTAGTCCTGAATATCAAGGTAAAGGTTTGGGTAAAACTTTATTAAACGAATTGATAAAAATGGGAGCGATTAGATTATCTGTTAATAAAAAAAATACTAAAGCTAAAAAAATGTATGATAAATTATTTAAAGTTGAAAAAGAAGATAAACATATGTATTATATGGTATTAGAAGTATCAGATTATTTAAAAGAAAGGAGGGGTTTGTCAAATATGAAAAGTTTTAGTTTTAAAAATTTGAATACTATAAATATATTAACGACTGAGAATTATAATATAATAAATGAATCTAATGAACATCGTGATGATGTTATTGTTAAGGATATTAGTAATATTAATATTCTTACAGATTTTAAAAATAAATTATTAAATGAAAGTTTTGAAGTATTATATGAAGCAGATGATGATTTGGGTCCAACTGATTATAATGCCGATGATTTAGGTGGAGGAGATGCTAATACTGATGATGACACTGGTGGAGATGATTTAGGTCCAACTGATTATAATGAAGATGACACATCTGATGATACTAATACAAACGATGATACAAATACTGATGATACAACTGAAACAGATGATGATTTAGATTCTTTAGAATCTGATACTGATGATCCTACAACTGAACCTAATAAAGAAGGTGACGGTTCAGGCGATGTTGAAAATTCAAATGACGAACAAATGAATAATGATAACGATCAAGATAATGAAAATAATAAATTTCTCATTAAAGATTATTTGGAATTATATAATAGATTAGAAGAAATTCTAGAAAAAATAACTTCAAATGAAACATTTAAATTTTCTAGAGATGCAGTATATAATAAAGCTAGAATAAATATTGAAAAAATAAAAGATATGTTATTCGATTATATAACTCTAAGATTTAATAAAGAATCTTATATTTCTAATTTATATCATTTCAATATGGTTATACAAGCAGTTAACGTTAATGTAGCTATGATTGAAAAATCTCCTACTGTTACCGAAATTCAAAATAATATAAAAAACCAACAAAAAACAATTAAGAATAACAAAAATGAGAAAAAGAAAAGATCGTAGTATCAAACAATTTTATAAAGAAATACTTTAAAATATTGCGTTATTGGGCGAAAAAATCGAAACAATTATGTAATATTAATAAAAATTTAGTAAAGAAGGAGTGTATGAAAATGAATTATGAAGGTCAAGGTCCTACAAATATAGTTGGTTCTTTTAATATCTCTACACATGAAGATTTCGATGATAGACTAATTATGTTAAATGAAACATTTTTAGGAAATTACGGATTAAATGCTGTTGATGATATTGAAAAAATATGTAAAGATGATGTCATTTATGAACAATATAAAGAGCTTTTAATAGGAGATGTTCTTAACGAACAATTTGAGGATAGATATTTAAGTTTATTCCCTGCTAAATTAGAGCAATATATGGAAAATTCAAGAAAAGAATTAATATTAGAAAACTATGGTGTTGGTCAATTATCACCAGTAGTTGGTTATACATTACCTATAATTAAAAAAGAATATATAGATTGTATATCTAAAGATTTAATGATGACTGAAATACCAGATAAACCTGTTGTAAAAGTTTCTTTCGAAAGAAAGTTCTTAAAAGACAAAGATGGTAATAAATATTATATTCCAGAAATATTCTATGATGATAGTTATAAGAAAGCTAATGAATTATCTAAAGGTGTTCCTATTTATAGTGAACCAATAGCTGCTCCATTAGAAGACTATGATTTAATGACTTCATCAATGGGTGCTGGTAAAGTTAGAAAAGGTTTAGATAAATTCTCTTATGATTTACACATATCAGAAGTTGTATGTGATGGAGAAACTATAAAAGGATTAGACATAAGACCTGATGTTGAAAAACAAGGTATGTTCTATAAAGAATTAATGCAAAATGGTAAAAAAATAACTATATTAGGTAAAGTTAATTATTATGAAGGTACTGTTTCTTGTTCAGCTATAGGTGGAAACTTAGAATCAGTTAAGTTTGGTGGTCATGTATCTAACCAATACAATGATAATTCTCTAGATTTAGATAGAGAAAGAACTCCAATCACTTGGGCTATAGAAGAACAACAAAGATTCAATACTGCATTAACTATCGAAAAAATTAGAGATATGAAAGCAATGGCTAACATAGACGTTACTCCAGAAATAGTTAACGATATGGCTACTGTTATGACTCAATTTAAAGATAGTGATACATTAGATTTCTTAGCTAATTCATTAGAAACTTGGAGAGATAAGAAAGATCTTCCATTTGGATATGAAGATGGATTCGTTGAATCAGCTACTTTTGATTGTAATGTTACATCTGGTATGTTAACTCAATCAGATTACATTGAAAAAGAACTTAAATTTAGATTTAATAAATTATTAAGTTCATTAAAAACTAAATTAAAAACTGAAGAATTAATGTTCGTTGCATATGCACATCCAAATAATATAGAATTATTTAATGCATCTGTTAAATGGATGGTAGATCAAGAAACTAAAGTTGGTGGATTACAATTAGCATATAAATTCGGTGTAATGACTGAAACTGGAACTAGAGTTCATTTTGTTTCTTCATTGAAAGTTCCTGAAAAAGTAGGTATAAGAGTTGTTGCTTATCCAACTACTGCTAATTATATAACTTTCAAACAATATGACTACAGTTTCAATATTGAAAATATGTATCATCATCCATCAGTTCCATTAGTACCAAATATCATGGGTACTCATAGATATAAAACTACAGAATTATTACCGATACAAGCAGAAATGTTATTATTAAATAACGATTTCGGTATAAAATCTAAAAAGGTAGCTCCATAGGATAGATAAAAATAGAGAATAGATTTATTTCTATTCTCTATTTTTTTATTTGTGTAATACATGGTTTTAAAAAAAATATTTAATACAAATTAATAACGATATAAAAAATTGAAAGGAGAGTGCAATTAAATGAGTAAATCAGAAAGTACTTGTTATATTGAAGATTGTTTTAGAAAAGTACAATTACGAAAAAATATAGATGCAAATTTAAGATCAATAGAAAGGGTTGTTAAAAGAGAATTTAATATACCTATAAAGATTTCTATAATTAATAATAAGCAAAATACTTTTTTCGGTATGTGTATATATCCTTCACAAGATGAAATAAATAAAATAACTGAATTAATATTAGAAAAAGGCTCAGCTTATGATATGGAAAAAATATATAAAGAATTTATTACAACAACAGAAAAACATGTTGAAATAGATTCAATATTATTATATGATCAAAATTTAAATATGTCAGCAGGTGAAGTTACTGCAATACTTTTACATGAATTAGGTCATGTTGTTTTATCTGAATTAATGGTTGAAAGATTTAAACATATGAGACTTTATATAATAAATAATTATGCTAAAAAAATAATAAATGAAGGTCCTATAGGTAAAATCACTAAAGCTGTTATGTCCTTAGCAGTAGCTCAAGCATTTTCAAATCAATTCAATGCTGAGATGATGAATGAAAAGAAAGCTGATAATTTTGCAGTTAAACAAGGATATGGTGAAGAATTATATGATGCATTAAATAAATTAATAATTAATGGTAAAGGTTCTATTGTTAAGAAAACAGAAAAAGATGTAGATAATGATCTTAGTGTTACAATGAATTGGGCTATAGAAAATATATCACAATTACAATATAGAAAAGATAAATTAAAAAGATCTCTTACTTTATTAACAATAACTTCACCATCTAATTTCATTAAACATATGGTTGGTGAAATTAAAGAAAAAATATTTGCTAAAAGTGAAAAGGCTCCTGCTTTCTTTAATGTTACAGAAGCTTTTATTTTAAGTAAAAAAGTTAAACCACCTATTGGTGCTATAGATAAAAGAACTAAAAAAGTTGTTAAATTACAAAATAGAGATTTAGATATTTATAGAGCAGAATTAGAAAGAGTTGCTACAACAGATGATAAAATATTCTTATTAGAAAGATTATATGATTTATTAGATATAGCAGAATATGCTAAACGCATGTGTATTGAAAATCCTAATATGGTATTACAATCTGAAAAAACAATAGATGCATATATAGAGAGATTAAATGACTTAATACAAAAAGTTGGTTCTAAACCAATATCTAGAAAAAAATTTGGTCTATATATAAAATATCCTGATGGTTATGAAGGTTAAATTATGGATATATTAGAATCAAATAACATTTTTTATGATACAGAAACAACGAATTTAACGTTTCTTCAGGTTGCAAATGACCTTAGACGATTAGGTATTAAAAACAATAAATTTTTTCTTAGATTGAATGATAAAGGATTACAAGGAATAGATCCTCATGGTCCTTTGGTTTATAAATCAGAAGAATTGGTATATAGAATAATAAATGAATGTATGAATAACATTTGGTATTATTTAAGAGAAGTAGCAATGATTGCTGACCAAGGTAATAATAAAGGTGCAAGATATAAATTAAGTCGTGGTAATTTAGCTGCAACATGGTGTTTTATTAATAGTATATCACATTATTTTGGTATGCCTAGACAATGTGGTAAAACACAATCAGAAATAGCTAATATTTTGTGGGCATATCTATTTGGTATAACAAACTCAGAATTGTCTTTTTTCGCTATAGATCAAGATTTAACATCTGTTAACTTAAATAGACTTAAAACTCAAAGATCGTTATTACCAACATATTTACAATTAAATGAAGAAGTTGTTATTGATGAAATATTAGGAACAAAAGATAGAGCTATAAATAATGTTAGAAAAGTATATAATCCTATGACAAAAAATACAATATATACTAAAGGTAAAGCATCTACTAAAGATAAAGCAGTTACAATGGGTAGAGGTCTTTCATTACCTATTTATTGGTTTGATGAATTTGACTTTATGGATTATGTTGATGAAATAGTTATGGCTGCAGGTCCATCATTTATAACAGCATCTGATAATGCTATTGCTAATAATTCTATAGCTTGTCGTATAATGACATCAACACCAGGAGATTTGGATTCACCTGCAGGGAAAGCATCTATGCGAATAATAAATAAAATGTGTAGATGGTCTGAAAAATGGTATGACATGGGTCCAGAAAAAGCAAAAGAAATTATAGTAAAAAACTCAGAAATTGGTATTACTGAAATAAAATACAGTTATCAGCAATTAGGTAAAGATGATGCTTGGTTTAGAAAACAATGTATGTCTGTAGGTTATGACGAAATTAAAATACGTAGAGAAATATTATTACAAAGAATTCGTGGTAGTAGTGATTCTCCATTTTCTCAAGAAGATTTAATGGCACTACAAGAAAAAACATTGACTATTATTGATGAAATTTTAATATCTGATTACAGAATAGATATTTATAGAACATTAAATCCAGAAATACCATATTTAGTTGGAGTCGACGTTGCCTCAGGTATAGATTCAGATAATACTGCAATAACTATAACTAATCCTTATACATTACAAGCAGATGCTGAATTTAAAAGTCCTTGTATAGGTACTTATGATTTAAAACGTTTATTATATACATTAATTAGAAAATATTTACCTAAATCTTTATTATGTATAGAAAGAAACCATTGTGGTGATGCTGTAATAGATGAATTATGGAATACTCAAATTAGAAGAAACATATTTTATAATGAAAAAAAAGACTTAATAGATAATGGGGCACTTAAAGTAGATCATGGTAGAGAAATAACTGAACCTGAAAAAAGAAGATTACGTGGAGTATGGACTGGTAAAAATTCCAGACAATTAATGATGGACTTATTAATGGTTACAGTTCAAGAACATAAAGAGAGAATATCATCAACATTTTTATTAAATGATATATTAGCTTTAGTTATTAAAAATGGTAAAATACAAGCAGGAGCTGGAGAACATGATGATAATGTCATGTCTTACTTAATAACATTATATGTTTATACGTATGCTAAGAATTTAAAACGTTGGGGTATTGTTAAAGGTATGAAAGAACCTAAATCATATGATAATGATGATTCACAAGAAAGAGATGCATTTGATTACCTTGAACAATTATCACCTAATGATGCAGAAATATTTAGACAACAACATGAAGTTAAGAATTCAGATGAATATTATAAACAACTATCAACTGAAATATATAAATCGTTATTGGAAACTGAAAAAATGGATGAATACACAAAAACAACTAAATATGTTAAAGATATCGATTATGAAGAAAATCAATATGAATTAGAAAATGATGGTTTTAGAAATACTAATTCTAGCTCATTAGATTTCTTTGATGATTTAAATGAATGGTAAAATAATATAGGAGATATCTAATCTCCTATATTATTTTTTATTTGAATACTTACAAATAATTAAAGAAAATAATAATAAATAGTATGGAGGTATATTATGATAGTAAAATTAGATAGGAGGGTATGATAATGAACTTAAAATATAAAGTCTTACGAATTATACACGAAATAAAAGGACGTCATAAATATAGAGATGATAAATATATGCGAAAATATATAAAATCTAAATCTAAAGTTAAAGGTGATGAATTTAGTGTAGTAACAATGACAGCACAAGTTGCTATGGATGAATTGATAGATTTTTTCTTAGGAAAAGATTGGGAAGATAAAGATAAAACTGCTGAAGAATTAAATGCAATCGCCGTTTATGAAATAGAAAATATATTTTATTATTGTAAAGAAGATGATGATAAACAAATAATAAAAAAGTTAGAAACATTAGATGCTCAAAAAGCATTAAATGAATTGTGTGATTTCTTTTTAGGGAAAAATTGGTATATAGTAGATCCTTTATGTAATCTACAAGCCAATCCTATTGTTGTTATAGAAATAGAAGAAAAATATTATTATTGTAAAAAAGATGAATGGGAGGAATTAAAATGAGTAATAAAGAAATGATAAAGGAAATGAGCTTAAAAGAATTTAGAGATAGTGGTTTATTATGGTATATAAATCAACAATTACACTTATTTGGTGTAGCTCTAACTGTAGAATTTGATGATGGACTTGAACCTGTGAGATTATATCCTGCTAGATGTAAATTTAGAGGTTTTAGCGAAGAAGTTAATACTAAAGGATATAAAAAAGTATCAAAATATTTAAATCAACATTCTGAAGAATTATTAAAAGATTGTGATGATGAATAAGGGGGTAAAAATTATGATATCTAATATAAATGATGAAATAAACGATTTCGATGTTGAAAGAATAATGGGAGATTTGCCTATTGAAGTTATAAAAGAAAACATATTAACACAAATAGATGATCCTTTATTGTATTCATCAGATTATGCTGATGATGTCTATTCAACTTTTGCAAATGCTAAAGAAGAATTAGATCACATAGATGTATATAGAGAAGATATAGAAGAAGAATACGATAAATTTAGTTTATTCTTATTGAGTAATGTATCAAATAGATTTAATTTAGGAATAGATGTTGGCTTATTAGATACTTCTCAATTAAATATTCTGGCATATGATTGTTATTTATTTTTTATTGTTAATCTTAAAGAAAATTTAGAAAACTTTCTTTATAATTATATAGTAAATAACAGGGAAGAATTAAGTAGAATGTTTGATAGTGAATTCAAACGAAAAGATGTTACTACGATAAATATGAAAAAAACTTGTACTAGTAAAGAAGATATTTTAATATTAGCAAATTTAGTTGATGTTATAAATTATGTACTAAATATAGATTTTGATGCGAGTGAGTTTATAGATTTATGTATAGAACCAGGAGAAGAACTTGGTGAAAACATTAAACAACGAGTTGACACTTTTGAAATACCAGGTAATTTTGTTCCTATAATTATTGATGAACTTAGAATAAATCACAATGATTTAATAGATGAATTTGCATCATATATAAGATTAAATATAATAGAAAATAATTAATTTATATAATTGGAGGTAAAATTATATGGAAAAACAAAAAATGAATTATGCTGAATTAGATCATAAAATGAATAATCTTAAAAAAACAAAAGAAAATATAGATAGTGGTCGAAAAAAATATTTAACAGATGATGAATTTGAAAAAATTCTTCATGATAAATTACAGACTTTAACAAAAGATATAAGTGATATGTCATTAGAAGAATTGAGAGAATTCAATAAAATAGATGATGAAAATACTTTAATAGAAGAACCTAATATGGATGATGATACATTAAAAGAATATATGCAAGGTGTATTTGAATATATGAAATCATCAGATAATTTTAATACTGAAATTGATGGATTATTAAAAGAATACGATCATATTCAAGAAGAAATGAATAGAATAGTAGAAGAATCTATAGAAGAACAAGCACAAGGTGATGTTATTAAATATTTAAGAGATACTATAACTAAACTATTAAATATTGCTAAAGAAAATGATAATAAAGAATCAATTACAAAATTTGAGACTATGCAATTAGCATTTGATGATAGTTTCAAATTAAATAGAATATTTGATTTGTATAAAAGAATAGGTGTAGGTAATACTAAAATAGAATCAGAAAAGAAAGCAGGTTATATTTATAATAGATATAAAGATAAAATGAGACAATTGGGATTAAAAAATGATTTAGTATATTTATCTAATTTAGAAAACAAATTTTTACCAGAAGAATATCATGATAGAAATAATTTATTTGTTTTTATAATTATGAAATATATAAGTAAATTAAGTATAGTTAATGGTTTAGATAAAAATAATGATATCGTATTTGCTTCACAAATAACTACTAATTTATTTTTATTATTTAAAAATAAATTAAAAGACGAGGATAAAGAATTATTGTTAACAAATATAAAAAGAGTTTTAGATTTATTTAAATAAAATAAATAGAGTATGACAATATTGTCATACTCTATTTTTATATCGTTAAACAAAAAAATAAAGGAGGAGTTGCTTTATGTTTAAACAAAAAGTAATAATAAAAGATGGTTATATTGTATTAAACTGTCCTTATGCTGAATTTTATGTTCCAAAATATTTTTTACAAGATGGATTAGCCGAAGATGCTGGAGAATATTTTAAAAGTTTTGGTTTGTTTTATATACGAGCTTTTAGTTCATTAGATAAACCAGATGAATTTGAAATATTGAATTTACCATCGACTATAAATTTTTTCCCTACTGATAAAGAAAATAGAAAAATGACAATAGAAGGTCATGAGGATGATTTTGTTGTATTAAAATTCTTTAAAGGAGATAATATAACACAATCAGCAATTACTTGCTCTAATGGTGCACCTGAAGATTTTTTAAATACTATATTAAGAGGAAGAATACCAAAAAATGTTCCATATAAATATGTATTAGAAGCTTTTATTAAAGTATTTGATATGAATAAAATATCAATACCAGTTCCTATTTTTACATTAGAAATGTTAATAAGTGAAGTTTATCGTTATAAAAATAATCCTTCATTAAAATATGGTCAGGTATTGTCTAAAGAATTTAATCCTAAAGATAAACAAATATCATATCGAACAGCAAATATACGAGATATTTGTAAAGCAAATAGTTCATTTGCAGGTATTTCTTTTGAAAATATAGATGAAATGATTACATCTGCAATAAATAATAATAGGGAAAAAAGAATAGAAACAAAAACTCCGTTTGAGGATGTTATTAAGTATTAGGAAAAAACTTTATACAATATAATAATGGTAATTGTATAAATTTTAGGTTGAACAATTATTTAATTTAAATAAATAAAAAGAAGGAGGAAAATATCATGGTAATAAATGATGGAAACCCTATTTATTCATATGATCATCCTTTCAACCAAACAATAATAAATGATAACACAGTTAGTAAGGAAGCAGTTATAACTATTCCTGATAGAGTTAACTATATGTGTGTATTTGTTGGTGGGAAAGGTAGAGATAATAAACTTATCAAACAAACTACAAGATCAGGCTTTGTATCAGAATTTGGTAAACCAGATGCTTTAAAATACGGTCAACCAGTTTTAAACGCTTGGTCATCTATAGTAGATAGTTATTCACATGCATATTGTATGAGAGTAATGCCTACTGATGCTTGTTATGCTAACATAATAGTTTCACTTAAATATAAAGTGACAGATGATGGTTTAGCAACAAAAGTAGTAGCAGAATCAGTTGGAGGATTAAATGACGTTAGTAAATTTAGTTCTATAATGGATTCTAAAATTGAAGATTCTCCTGATGCTGAAGGTTATAAAACTACACCTCTATTTGGTATTGTATCAAAAGGTAGAGGTAAATATGGTAATAGTTATAGAATAAGATTAACTCCTGTATCTAGTAAAAAAGCAAATCAAGTTTATAAATTCTATAGATTAGAATTAATAGATATAGATGAAGGTAATATAGTTGTTGAAGCTTTTGAAGGTACATTATATGATTATGCTATAAATTCTATATCTTATTTAATGTCAGATGTTGCTGATGGTGAAACTTCAGGTTCAACAAAAATAACAATATATAATAATGAAGAAGCTATAGAAAAAATATTCACAGAATATCAACTAGCAGCACCTTCAGATAAAGATATGACTTATCTATTAATGGATCCTATATTTGGTGTAAATTTAGATAAATCTACACAAGAATTTATAAAACCTCAACCAATAACAGAAAATAGTATTGCTTTAGATAGATTAGATGGTGTTCCACTATCTGGTGGTAATGAAGGTTCTTTAGAAAAACCACCTGAAGGAAAAACTGTTGATGACATTGTTGAAGAATTATATATAAAAGCATTCGCAGGACAAATAGATAGAAGTATATTATCTACTAGAAGAACTCCTGTTAAATTAATGTTAGATGCAGGATATCCTATTAATGTTAAGAGACAAATGGTACAATTGGGTCTTAAACGTTATGATGCAATGATTCATTTAGATTCAGGATTAATATCTACAGTAGATGAAGCATTATCTTTTGCTGATGAAACAGCTGATTTAAATTACAGAATAGTATCTAAAGAATTCCAACATTTTGAAATAAGAGATCCATTTAGTGGTAAGAGAGTACCTGTTACTATAACATATCATCTAGCAAATGCTTTAGCTAAACATATAGAATTATATGGTTTAGGTGTACCATTTACTGGAGAAACATATGCTACATTAACAGGAGCTATAAAAAATTCATTAGTACCTATAATCGATGAATCAGATGAAGATGTAAAAGAAGCATTATATGATGCTAGATTAAATTATTATGAAGCTATATCTGAAAACGTATTTGCTAAAGCTACACAACAAACTGCACAAGACGTTCTTTCTGACTTATCTGAAGAACATAATATGATGATTGTATTAGAAATAAAAGATATAGCTGAAAGAGAAACTATAGCAAGAAGATATAACTTTGCAGATGCTGAAGATAGAGCTTTATTTAAAGAAGTTCTTAATGAAAGAGTTAGATATATGAGAGAACTTGTTCAAGAATTAGATGTACTTTATAATATGTCTGAAACTGAAGAAAAAAAATCAATCATACATTGTTATATAGATGTTACATTTAAATCTATATTCAAATCTTCTATTATAGAAATAAATGTAAATAAGAGAGTTTAGGAAGGAGAGTGAATTATAATGGCTAGAGATAACGTAAGAACTTTACAAAGTAATATTAAGAACAACTCTTCTAATATGCAAGATTACTCTTTATTCCTTGGTGGATTAAATGTTAAAAGAGCTGCTCTTGAACAATATGATGTATTAAAAAGAGGTAAAGGTAGAATATTCTTTACTAAAATGCCTTATTTTATGAAAGAACTTATGCCTAACGCTTCTAGAAACTTTAAACATATAATTGAATATGGTTTTATGAGTATTTCAGGTATAGCAAACTTAACAATGCAAACTGACCAAATAACAGGTGGTTATGCAGGAAGAAGTTTTGAATTACCAACTATACTTCAAGATGACACACAATCAATAACTATAAAAGTTCTAGAATTCTCAGGTTCTCCAGTTAGAGAATATCTAGAAATGTGGATGTCAGGTGTTAGTGACCCTAACTCTGGATTTACACATTATCATGGTTTAGCAATACCACAAACTAATTCTAATGGTGTTTTACAAAGAGCAAAAGTAGAAGTTTCTCAAGCTAACCATACTGGTGAAATGATATATGTTCAAACAGATGCTACAGGATTCAATGTTGAATTTGCTTCAATGTTATGTAATATATTCCCTAAAACATCTCCAAGAGATCATTTTAACCAAGAATCAGGTGAAGCATCACATGTTGAATTAGACTTAGAATTTACTTGTACTCAATATTGTTCACCAGATATAAATGCTGTTGCACAATTATTATTAAATAGATATAGAGTTTTATATAACTATCTTGATTTCAAAAGTGATACTGCTAGAAATGCAAATGGTACTTTATATCTTGATCAAAATGAATTCCCAACTAGTCAAATTAAAGACTGGACTGCTATATAATTTGAAATAAGCATGGTATATGAGATATCTCATATACCATGTTTTTTAATATTCACTTCCTGAATTATCTTCAGTACTTTGTAATTTTCCTTCTGCTTTCTTACTAGCAATTTCTAATTTAACTCTATCTAGAGCTTTATCAATTTCTTCCCAAGGTAACATTGATAATACATTTCTAGACATTTCTGTTCTAAATAAATCCATTTCCATTAAACGTTCATCATCTTGTTGTTGATTTTCACCATAGACATTTTTAATTATAGTATCTAATATTTGATCTCCATATCCTATAGTATCTGCTAAGTTTGTATTTGGTAAAGATTTAGGTCTTTGTAATGTATAATAAAAGTTTTCTATATCAGCTTCATTCATATCAGTGCAGTATAATAAAATTTTTCTATACATCATTGTGATATTTTCATTAAATGAATCTTGATAATTCATGACTCTTCGTAGTTGTTTAGCATTAGCCATTACTAAAGTTTTAGCAAAATCGGCTTCATTTATATAATTCATTATTACAGATGGTACTCCTGTACCATTTATATATGCTTGTTTTAAATCGTCCATTAATTCAGGATGCATATCAACTTGTTGACCACTAATAACATCAAATTCAATACCTCTTTCTCCTGATTCACCTACTGGCATAAATACATCTCTACCTGTACCTATTTTACCATATATACTAGAATAATCCATTAAATCAGCAATTGATATTTGTTTACTTCTTATTTGTCTAGCAATGTTGTTACATTTATTAATTATATCTTTGTCTATTCCAGATTGTTTAACATAGTTTATTCTAGTATCTTGAGATTTATCAAGATGTGTAATCATATTGAATATTAATATAGATAGATATAGTTTAGCATAAAATAAAGAACCATATAACATAGATGTACCATTACCATCTTCATCTTCATTAACTGTAAATCTACAAATATGATCCGCAGGAATAAATTGATAATGTAACTTTCTTTTATACATATCATCATATAATAAAGAATTTATTATTAATTCTCTAAACTCTTCATTGTCTTCTAAATATTTTTTATTAAAAGATTTAATTATACCATTAGCAATTACATCAACCACTGTTTTTTCTTTTATAGATTTATTTAGCATATTACCGAATACACTACCTCTACCTAATGTTGAACCAGGATTATGTCTACTACATTTATGGTTAACGACATCTAATTCTGAATCTTCTATATAATAATATCCTATTATATAATCCAATATTTTTACAGGAATTACTTTTTTAGGGTCAAGTAATTTAATATAACAACCTTTTACATCTGACCAATCATCCATTTGTTTTGAACTATCTCTAGAAATAACTCCATCAGAAAATCCAATATTATTATCCTTAATTCCAGGTTTAGTATTTTTAAATAATGATTTATTATTTTCAGTTTTTTTCATTTCTTTATTTATTAAACTATCTTTTCCTTGTATAGTTGTAGGAGGATTATATTTACTTAGTTTATTTAATTTATTATATTTTTTTACATCCAATAATGCTGACATTGTATTTGAATTTTCTATTAATGGTAAAGGAATTTCATCATTAGAAATATTAAATTGCTCACTTATTTGTTCAGTTACATATTTTAAATTCTTTTCATCATTTTTAATCATTACTGTTTCACATAATAAATCAACTTCATATGATTCTAATGATAATGATTTTACTTTTGAGTTTCTATTATATTGTGCTTTTTCAAATAATTTAGATCTAGGTATTACATAAACATAATATTCACCATATTTTAAAGTTTTAAGAACTATATGTTCTCTTATTTTATGGTTTAATTTATAATCTTTTTCTATTCGTTTAACATCTTCTATTAAATCATCATATTTTTCTCTTTGTGATGTATCTGTAGAAAAATTTAAACTTCTAGATATTTCTGCACCTAAATTATCTGCACATAATATATCATCTCTAGTTGTATTCAATGCTTCAGTTAATTCGACCAGTTGGTCTGATATTATTTCTAAATCTTTAAATAATAAAGATTTATTTCTAAAACGTTCATTAAATACTTCAAATATAGATGAATTTTTACTATTGAATATATCTTCAATCATTGATTCGGGATTATTTATTTTATAATTATATTTCCCTTCTCCTGAATTTTGTAATGATTGTATTAGAAACGAACCTAAGTCCTGACCAATTTTCCCTTTATTTTCAACAAAATCTATTCCTAAGACATTATCTATATCTAATTCCATTTTATCAATAGCACTAAAGTTATCATTTGGATTTTTATAAGTATCTGATGCTAATTTTTTTAATATTTCATCAGATGTATTGTTTAATTCATTTATTCGTTTAGCATCTATTTTATTTTTATTATCGTCTTTTTTAGCCATAATGAAATTACACTCCTTTCAAATTATTTTAGTTATTAAATTCATTAATTTATTGTTTTAAACGATAAAATAAATAGCCTATGTATAATTACATAGGCTATTTTATTATATTTTTACAAAATGATAAAAATAATAAATATTAATAAAGCAATCTTTATATTCATGATTTAATTTGAATATAGAATAAAAAGTTTTTTCACCTGGTACTCCAGTTGAATGAACTTTATATTCATTATTTACTTTAGACATGGAATAACAATTTTTTTCATTCGGTACTATACTAACTGTTATATTATCTATTTTTGTTATATTAGCAAATAATTTATGTGTTAAAAACATTCTATACTCGTCATTCTTAGTATTTACTTTGAAATCAATAAATTTCTTTTCTTTAAAACAATCGATGAGATTATTACATTCTTCTTCATGAATTGACTTATTTTTAATATTAGTTAATAAAGAAAAATCCAATTTATCATTAGTTATATATTGACCTATTGTATATTTCTTTTCTGTTGTAACCATTGTTATTTCATTATTTTCTATTTCTATAAATTCTATTTTAGTTTTACCATTTTTAATACATTCGTTTATTTCATTAGGATATAATTCTATTAAATCATTTTCGTTTAGTTGAAATAATTCAACTAATCCTTTAGTTTCACAATAACATTTACATCCTCCTAATGATAAATTTGAAGAATAAATTTTACCCGAAGCATCATAAAATACAGTATTAAATAAATTCTTCACCATTTTATTGAAAAAATCCAGCTTATTTAAAAAACTGGATTTTTCTTTTTTATTATCTAACGTTATAATATAATTATACATTTTAAACCACCTTATCTAATTTTCTTCTATAAATATTAGGTTCTGGTACTAAATCTTTTCTGTCTAAATCAAATTCTAATGCAAATTTTTCTAATACTTCTGTTGTATTAGGTAAATTAAACCATCTGACACCAGTCATTATAGAATTATCGCATAAAATGTTTTCCATAAAATCTTTTCCTGAATCGTATTTATCTTTTTTATCTTCTTTTTTATTTGAATGTCTATCACCCATTTCAAATGCTGTGTATCTATCATAAACTTTTTCAGTTAATATTATTTTACCAACTAAAGTATGTGGTCCTATATTGTGTAGTATTTTTATACTAGGATACAGACTAGAATAATCAAAGTCTACTACATATTTTCTAAGATATTTATTATATATGCCCATAATGGGCAATCCATTTTTACTACTAATCAATCGAGGATCTCCTACTAATGCACCTGCAAATTTATCATCTTCTTCGTCATCATCCTCTTTTTCATTCCATGCTTTATTATAATCAACATTTAAATTATTTCCTATTATATATCCTTGTTTATAAAAATCAACATAAGCTAAATTTCTTAATATTCTTGTTTCACTAAAACATTGTCTATATGGTGTAAAGTTTTCTACTGATGTTATATATAATGTTTCTAAGTCTGAAGTTCTTCTCTCTATACCAAACTGTAACAATGAATCTTTTAAGTTGTATATATAGAATTTTTTATAATTAACATAAGGTAATGTTTTGATATCCGCTTCTTCACTATAATCTATTTTTGCTTCACCTATTTCCTTTTGACCAACTATATTTAAACTTAAAGAACCTAATTCTGATTGACCTTTACGTACTTGACCATATAATATCATTTGGTCTACCCATACCGTATAATCTGATATAGTAAACCAATCTTTCTTTTGTTTAATTGCAAAATGAAGTTTATCTTCATAATAATAACAATTTTTTACAGGAAAATCAGGATGACACATAATACTTGCTGGATCATATCCTAATACTTTTATTCTATCCATTAAATAGTTTGCATCGAATTTCATATTCCAAAACATTATAAAATCTCTTTTTAACGTATGAATTAAATTGAAATAATCTTGTATCATTTTAATTTCATCTTCTTCATCATACATTAATATTTTGTATTCCCATTTTCCATAAAATTCACTAAATAATTCATCACATTCTTTTTTAACATCTTCGATATTTTTTTCAAATTCATCTATTTGAGGATTATTTTTATTTCTTAATAGAAAACTAAAACATGTTCTTGTTTCTTCATCTATTAAAGCTATCGCATTTATTGGAGCAATTCCTCCACTTACGAAACCTTCTATTCCTATACCATCAACTTCTATATCGGAATATAGTTTAGTTATTTTCTTTATTCTATCATTATTATATTCTAATCCCCATTGTATTCTATAATATGCTTCAGGTTCATAATCTGAAGCCATTACATATTTGTATTTATGAAGATTTTTCATTGCATTTCTATTTTTAGTTAATAAACAGTTTCTAAGATATTCTGTATACGCACCACCTGCTATATTTGCTATATCAAATAAAACTCTAGTAGCTGTAGTTTTAACAACATCAACATGACTTTTTTCTATAACAAATTTTCCATAATCATATGTTCTATATTCAGGTTTAGTCATATATATTTCCATTGGTGGATTTTTTATATGTTCCAAATATTTCTTTCCAGTTGAAAGATCTTTATATATTATGTCTATACTATCCTCTTCATTTTTATTTCTCTTTTTATTATATATCATATTGACTAACATTAAATCTTCTGTTTTTGTAAATTTTTGTTTTAAAAATTTCATATTAACCTCCTTATTTTTTATCTATAAATTAATGTTATCCTTAAATTTAAATTCAATATTTTGAGATTTTTCTTTGTAGTAATTATTATCATAACTTATATTTATATATTCATTATTGTCAACTAATTTTCCTAAATCATATTCAAAATTTCTAATTGCATTAATCATATTCTTATATTTTAACATAAAACATATAGCAACTTTTACATCAAGTTCTTTATATTCTTTATTTTTCCATAAATATGTTTCACCTAAATATACAAATCCATCTTCTGCTATTCCTAATTCTAAATAATTACCATTATTTTTTGGTGATTTAAATAATAATGCGAATTGATTAAAACATTCATCGGTTTTATGTCTTTTAAAATTTATATCTATTATACATTTTCCTTCGTTATAGTTAATCAATTCTTCTAAATTATACATACAGTCGTAATTTTTACTTAATAGTATATCATACATATTCATTTTATATACCTCCAAAAAAATATTTCTATAATAAATTGTTAAAAAAAATATAAAAAAGTATATGTCATGAATATCATGTCATATACTTTTTCATTAATTACCTATTTATCTGCATAATAAATTCCAATCAAACCTGCTTCTAGTACATCATTATATGGTACATTATCAACATAATTTTTTATATTAAAGTTTTTAGATCTATTCAATACTATCATCATTGCTTTTCCAAATGATATATTTTTATTTTTACATATTTTAGCAAAATGCTTATTTATTTTTTTGTTAACATTTTTATCTTTGTGTAATGTTATTATACCTTGAATAGCATTTAAATCTAAAACTATATGTCTAAATATGTCTATAAGTTTCAATTCTTCTCGAGTTTTTAAATCAAATATAACATTTCCTAACAATATACATATATCATATAATTCCTTTTCAGTAAAGGTGTTATTTTGTAATTCATCTTTATATAAATCAACACTTAAACTATTTAAACTATATTGATTTAATATATAATGATAAATAAAATCTTCTGGTAAAAATTCTGTTGTTAATTCATTAATTACACGTCTTAATCGTGAAACCAAATATAATAAACTATTATATTCATATCTCATTAACTCATCATAAAATTCTTTTATATTAAAATCAATATCGTCTATTAATTTTACAGGACAAAAATATATATCATCTTCCAATACAATATCTTTATTTAATAATTCTATAGAATATTCTTTATCACCATTTTTTCTACTGTATTCTTTTATTTTACCTGTTGCGTGTAATAAACAGGAATTTGTTGTGTTTCTTTTAATAAATTCTTCTAAACTTTCATTTAAAAATAATTGTGTGTGATCTGCTAAATATTCTTTTCCTCTATGGAGATTAATTATAGTAACACAATTATTGAATCTACTATATTCACCAACAATCATTGCTTTAAATTTAATTATAGAACCGTTTTCTCTATTAGTTAATCCAGGTCTTTGTATTTTTTTCTTATTATTATCTATGTTTTGTTTATAAATATAATACATCTTATTTATATTATTATTGTGTATAATGTTCTTACTTTTATCTACATTTTTATTTTTATTCATTGATGTTTTATTTTTATTTACGGATTTACTTTTATCTACTGTTCTACTTTTATCCACTGTTTTAATTTTATTAGTTTTACTTTTATCCACTGTTTTATTTTTATTTATTGTTGTTTTACTTTTATCCACTGTCTTAGTATTATTATTGCTTTCAATATTTAAAAGTTGTTTTTCATTCTTCTTATTATCCCTCATTTATTATTCCTCCTTTATAATAATAGAATAAGACAAGTTTATTTAGTTTTATTCTATTTCACTTTTCCTTCCTATTCATACAATGGTTTATAGTAAGTAATATTGTAATACTAATTAGATGATATGAGGTGAAGTTAATATCCTCTCATATTCTAAAGATACAAACTTATTTAAAAGTCAATATATCTTACAAAAATAAATAAAGACTGACTCATGAGAGTCAGTCCCCCCTTTCCTTGTCATATATGTCACCACATATGATTTGTACTCAAGTATAAAATTGACCCTCACGAGTCAACCCCGTTCCTTTTCATCTCTATGAAGAGATGCGTTGTACTAGGTCTAGAACTGATTCTAATAAATCAGTCCCCCTTTCCTTCTCATATATGTCACCATATATGAGTTGTACTCAAGTATAAAGATCGACCCTCACGAGTCAATCCCCGTTCCTTTTCATCTATATAAAATATAGATGCGTTGTACTAGGTCTAGAACTGACTCTCACGAGTCAATCCCTTTTCCTTCCCATATATGTCACCACATATGAGTTGTACTAAGTCTAGAACTGATTCTAATGAATCAGTTCCCCGTTCCTTATATCTATATAAAATATAGATACGCCGTACTAGGTCTAAACTAATATAAAATTAGCCCCTTTCCTTCCCATATATGTCACCACATATGAGTTGTACTCAAGTATAAAATTGACTCTCACGAGCCAACCCCGTTCCTTTTCATCTCTATGAAGAGATGCGTTGTACTAGGTCTAGAACTGATTCGAAAGAACCAGTTCCCCGTTCCTTGTCATATGCGTCACCACATATGAGTTGTACTAGGTATTACCTGGACGAGGGAGGGTTAAGAATTTGCTCATGTCCTAGAGACATTACCATCCTCTAGCCACACTACACGCCATACCCAGAGACATTACCATCCTCTGACCTATCCGTGGTCACTACAAATTCATTGCTACCCAGAGACATTACCATCCTCTGACCTAACACCTTTAATTATACCCTAGAGACATTACCATCCTCTAGCGATATATCCTACTAGCAACCTAGAGACATTACCATCCTCTAGCCTTGCCGTCCTACATATTAATTTGTTACAAGAATTATAAAATTATATATGACAAGATATTCATGTCATATACTTTTTCATTAATTACCTATTTATCTGCATAATAAATTCCAATCAAACCATTTTCTAGTACCTCATTATATGGTGCATTATCAACATCAACATAATTTTTTATATTAAAGTTTTTAGATCTATTTATTACTATCATCATTGCTTTTCCAAATGATATATTTTTATTTTTGCATATTTCAGCAAAACGCTTATTTATTTTTTTGTTAACATATTTATCTTTGTGTAATGATATTATACCTTGAACAGAATTTAAACAAATTGTCATTAGTCTAAATAGAGTAAATAAAGTTTCATGTCTGGTAGCTCGCAAATAAAATATAAGATTTCCTAATAAAATATTAATTTCATATAATTCTTCTTCTGTAAAAGTGTTATTTTGTAATTCATCTTTATATAAATCTACATTTAAACTATTTAAACTATATTGATTTATTATATAATGATATAAGAAATCTTCAGGTAAAAATTCAGTTGTTAATTCATTAATTATACGTCTTAATTGAGAAATTAAATACATTAAATCATTATATTCATAAGTCATCAGTTTATCATAGAATTCTTTTATATTAAAATGATCATTAATTTCATCTAATGTTTTACAAGGATTATAGTAAATATCATCTTCTAAATATAATTCTTTATCTGGTAACAATTCTATACAATAATCTATTTCTCCATTTTTTCTTTTATATTGACTAATTTTTCCTGTTCCTTGTATTAAACATGATTTGATTGTATTTCTCTTATTAAGTTCTTCTAAAGTTTCATTCAACATTAATTGTGTATGATCAGCTAAATATTCTTTCCCTCTATGCAAATTAATTATAGTTACACAATTAGAAAATTTAGCATATCTACCAACTAATATAGCTTTGAATTTAATTATAGAACCTATTTCTCGATTATTAAGTCCAGGTCTTTTGATTTTTTTCTTTTCTAAATCAATATTTGATTTATAGTTATGTTACTTTTGTATTAATATTATTTATGTTTCTTATTTTGTTAGTATTCCTATTATTACTTATATTATTCCCTACATTAAAATTTTGGTTTTGTTTATTATTGTTAATATTCTTAGTCATTTTTTATTCCTCCTTTAAAAATAAGTAAGGATAAGGCATAAACCTTATCCCATCCAAATACTTATTAATATAAAACTGATTTTAGAAAATCAGTTCCCTTTCCCCTCCTATTATAAAATAGGTGGTACTCAGTTCCCATAAGTTAATTATAAAATTAACAAATGGTCTTCGGACGAGGGAGGGTTAAGAATTTGCTCATGTCCTAGAGACATTACCATCCTCTAGCCACACTACACTCCATACCCAGAGACATTACCTATCCTCTGACCTATGTGTGGTCACTACGAATTCACTGTTACCCAGAGACATTACCTATCCTCTGACCTAACACCTTTCATTACACCCTAGAGACATTACCTATCCTCTAGCGATGTATCCTACTGGCAACCTAGAGACATTACCTATCCTCTAGCCTTGCTGTCCTACATATTAATTTGTTACAAGAATTATAAAATTATATATGATGTAAATATCATATTATATTTTTTTATTCCTCCTTTTCATTATATTTTATATAATTTTACCATACATATATTATTTTATTCATTTATATAATATATAATTGATTATATTATGTTTTTCACAAGGAACATAGAAAAAAATAAAGGTCTTGAATTTCAAGACCTTTATTATTAATCAAGTTTATAATAAATATTTATTATAAACTTTTAATGGTTTCAATCTTCATCTGGATCGAAACCATTTTTTCTCCCAATTTATTTGGAACTTTCTTGCATTTTAAAATTATTCATTAATAAATTGTTGGATATTAATATAAAAAAATATAAAGTAGATTAATATTGATTAACCTTACTTTATATTTAAATAATTATATCTATCTTAAGATATATTTAGATGCTTCAATAATGGAATCTTTTATACTATCTTTTTCTTCGTCTAATCTATGTACATTATCTAAATCTTCTAATAATCTTTCAGGGGTATGTAAATATTTTTCATAAAAACCTTCCCCTGTTTTTTTTGAATATTCTATTAAATATTCTCGATATAATTTGTATTTCATTACTGACCAATCCCATGATGTTCCCCAAACATCATTAAAATGATAAGTATATGCTTCATATGTAAAGTCATCTTCTATTAAACAGAAGATGTTACACTTTTGATATAAAGAAGCCCTGAATGACATAGTACATTTTGACTTATATCCATCGCTTTTTACATCGTCAAATATATCTTTTTTATATTTACATATTTGATTGTAAACTTTTTCAATAAGTTCTGGTCTACCCCAGAACCCTATATTTGAAAGTAGTTTACTATTAATATGTTGGGTTCTTTCATCGTGATGAGTTGGTTCATCACGATGGTAAAATAATATATCTAATAATGGTTTTTTTGCTTCCATTATTAGCTTATATTCTTTACTATTTTTATCCTGCATTTTAGTGCTATTTAAAGCATCTCTCAAATCTTTATAATATCCCATTTTCATTTCTCCTTTTTTTCTTATTTTTTATTACTGGAAAAAGGGCTTTTAAGAGATTAACCCTTTAGAACTCTCAACTTAAAAATTTATCCTTCTAGAGCATATGGACAAATTTCGTAGTATGCAAATTTACAACCTGAGCAGCCATAACACAGATGACCTTCCATACTCTTCATATGTTCTTCAAATTCTTCTTTAAGTGTAATTTCTTTTTTAGTACTTTCTTCTTTCATTATTTCATTTTTCATTTCCCCTTTTCTTTTTCTTATTTTTTATTACTGGAAAAAGGGCTTTTAAGAGATTAACCCTTTAGAACTCTTATTTTTATGGTTATAAAATTGTAACCTTTAAGAATTTAATTGTGAAACCGTCAGGCAACTTAGTTGTACCAGCAGGAAGTCGCCCACCTACTATTTGTGCAACTATTAAAGTATCTGTTGGTTTTAAACTGATAGAAACACGATTACATTGGACATTTTTTCCTAACATATCTGTCAAAACCATAGCTGTATCTTCATGTCCTATTGCAGATATAAAACCTGCATTTTTAACAGCATCTATATCTATCGGTTTAATAGATACTGTTGTTGTTTTGCTTGTATCAAGCATTTGTAGTGAAAACGCATTTGACAAATATAACATAAATACCTCCTAAAGTCGCTGCCCTTATATTTAGACGAGAATAATTGACAGCTTCGCCTTATTTTTTTATGGTTAAAAGTGGGAGCCTGAAAGACTCCCAAAAATATGTCTTAACCTATTAATGTATGAAGCTTGTGAGGACTACTGATGCTGAATGATGACATTCTATATCTACTTGTAACACCTCCACCACGAAGTGGTCTTCTATATACACATGATGTAGTTTTTATGATATGAACACCACTTACGATTGAACAATGGATGAAAACATAATGTGGAATTCCTGGTTTTTTAAATATCATGTATTTACCTGGTACTTTTGATGTTCGTGGTAACACGATAATACTGCTACTAGGTGTTGAACCTAAAAAGCTGTAACCTTTTTTAATCATAATAGATTTTACATGTTTCTTCATAAATACCTCCTAAAGTCACTGCCCTTATATTTAGACGAGAATAATTGACAGCTTCGCCTTATTTTTATATTACATTCCCATATATAATATAGTAATGAAATCTTATGAATTACACATTTTATTCGTAATATTCAATAACTTTATAAGATCTACCAAATTTATCTGTCGCATATTTATGGTCTGCACTGAATTTAACTTTACCTAAATCCTTTTTATTTGGTATAGGATAATCAGCTAATTCTTGACCATCTTCAGTCACAGCAATAACTCTCCAATCATCATTAACAGCATTATATTTTATTCTTAAATCAACATTCATGTTTTCATATATAATATATTTATCTGCTTCAATTGAACGATCATTATTTCCTTCTAATCTTTTTGATATCTCATCATTTATCATTGCATCTCTTTCTTTCATGTTATTAGCATATTCAACTTCTTCTGGAGTATCATCATCTACTGTTATTGAAGGGGTATTGTTATTTAAAGCACCAATAAAATTATTTCTACCCACTTTCATTATTTCTCTAAAATAACTATTAGCATTAGATTCTGCACTATCTCCTTCTTCACCAATAAATTTACCTTCTTTAATTTGTAAATCCATAATTGATTTTTTAAGATTAGTCATTTCTTTTACTATTTGTAATTTAGTACTTTTTGTAGTTATTATTGATTGAATTAAATCATTAGTATACTTTGAGACTCCTTTAGTTTTTGAACCAGACATTGATTCATATTTCTTATCTAAACTTTTACCAAATTTATTTACTTCATCTAATAAATCATTTAACATAGTCAATTCTTCAGCAAATTCTTTTTTATATTTATTATCACCATCTTTTAACTTGTTATAACTTCGTTTACCTTTTCTTGCAATATCTCCTGTAACATCATCTTCATATTCATTATTTTCCCAATCATCTGCTATTTGATAAAAATTATAATCATATGTTTCTTCACCAAAGTCTTTAAGGGAATTTAATGAATCATCTTCTATATCTGACATTATCTCATCATATTCAGCCATAAAATCATAATCATCATTATAACTAGTATCAAATTGACTATTGTCATCAAGTTCAGGATTATTGTTTAATGTATCAAAATTCATATTATTTACCTCCTTGTTTTAATAATAAACATTATTATATTATTGTATTTTTATATCAAAAAAAATAAAGTGGAACATAATAAATTCCACTTTATTTTAAAATTAGGCTTCAATATATTTATTTTTTCTTTGGTTGATATGATGAATATTTTTTATTATTAGAATAATAACGGTCATAATCAAAAGGTGATATATATCTAAATTTATTTATTGGCATTTTAATTAATACTTCTTTTTCTCCGATAAAATTATTATATAAATTTTTATATATATTTTGTGATTTATTAAATTCATCTTCTAATATTTTTTCAACATCAATAGCTTCCATATCATCATCAACATATATTTCAATTATACCTCCAAATAAACCTGAAATACCCGTATTAGAAAAACTCTTTGCAATATTTATATCTTTAGAACAAGATATATAACCATTTTCATAATATCGTAAAGCACCTATAACATCAGCTGTTCCATCAACATTATGAAAACCATGATAAACTACTCCTTTATATTTATATTTTTCTATATCACCATATCTTTCCATTAATTTTTCAGATTTATATACAGGTCTTTCTCCTCCATAAGATAGATTTGAATAAAGTTCTTTATATTCATTAATGTCATCGAAATCACTATCGTTTATTAAATCATTTAATTTAGATAACATTTTTTCTTTTAAATCATCATCCATATTTTTGCATAATAATTCAGTTTTCAAATCTCGAATGGCTTCATATAATGAATATTTGCTTTCAAATTGCAAATCTCTTCCTGTAAATATATTATAAGAACCAATTATTGATGAATAATAATTTGATATTAATCTTTTTATCTCAACATATCTAGTTATATTATTTATATTGATTTTTAATATTGATGTTATTATAGCATATTCTTTATCTTTATTAAAATCATAATCTAACTCTATCTTTTGTTTTTCCTCATTTTTATCATTTACAATATTTTCTTTAAGAATACCTTTATTATATATTATTTCATCTAAACTTTCACCAACACCATATCTTGTGATTATTTTATAAAATAGTTTTATAAAATAATCATCTAAATTTTTAACTGGCTGTTTTCTTGAAAAACTAGAAGTTATCATTAAAGATAATTTAACTGCTAAAACCATTTTTAATAATTCCATATCATTATCTTTTATTGGTTTAATATCAATAACAGGTTTATACTCAAAATATGTTGTTTTTTCATCTATTACATATTCAGCCATAATATCTATTCTTTTATAAATTGAATTAGGTAAATTATTACTAAATATACAAGGATCAAGTTCACAACCTTTATTGATTAGGTGCATTATTTCAGGATTTGCAAAATAATTAAGAAAATATGTTGCTATTTTATAATTTGCAGATAGATTTTTCATATTATAAAATTTAGAATCATTACGACCATTTTTACTATAGTCAATCATTGTAAAATCATTGTATTTCATATAATTATATACCTCCTTAAAAATAAATAAAGATACTTTCCTAATATTAGGAAAATATCTTTTTAATTACATACCTTCTATTAAATTTAACATATACATAAAAATTACTATTTACATATTAGTTATATTTACTATTTGTGGAAATTTCTTTAATTGTTCTCTATTTATTTTACATATTAAAGACGTATACATGTTGTGTATATTTATTGCATAAAATATATCATCTGTTTTATTTAAGACTACAACATCAGTTACATCTACATCTGAATTCATTAATATAGGATGACCATTAGTCATCCCTATACTTGTAATAAATAAATCACCTTCCTTAATAGTAAATAGTTTAACTACTATATCACCAACTACAAGATGTGAAGTTAAGGGTAATCTATCTTCAGAGTAAATTAATTTTTCTAAATCTGTTAATTCATCACCACTATCTTTCATAACTCCTTTTTTATATCTTGACACATCTGTGTCAATAATTTGATTTACAATATTCCCATAATTAACTAACATAAAATATTCCTCCTTATACTTTTATATAATATATAATTATTTGTCATATCTTTTTCATTATTTTTTAAATATAATATTACCATACTTAAAATTATCAACATCAGTTTCAGATGTTAAAATTAAATCCACTGGTTCATTATCAAACATGTTGTTATGTGTTATTAAAAATACTTGTTCACAATTAACTTGTTCTATAAATTTATATAATATATTTATAAATTCTTGTCTGTTTTTATTATCTAATGGACCATCTAATTCATCTAAACATATTATATCATAATTTGTCATTGATTGTATTATTAACGATAATGATAATACTATTGAAATAAAACTACTTTCCCCTTGACTAGCATTTATAATATCAGGTACTAAAATACCCTTAGTTATAAATGGTATTCTGAATTCATTTTCATTTATAATAAAACCATCAATTTGTAATTGTCCGTCGAATACTGATTCCAATAAAGTATTCATCAGTATAGGACAATTTTTTAAATACACATTTAAATAAACTAACGGTATACCAGTAGATGCATTAAGAGCATCTCTTATTTCATTTATATCTTTAAATAATAAATTTAAAGCCTGGTATTCATTTGTTAAATTACTGTATTCTTTCAATTTATAATCCAGTTCTTCTTTATGTTTGTTATCTAATTGTATATTTGAATTAATTTTAACTAATGTTGAATTTAGTTGTTCATTACTATGTTCCAACTGTTCTTTTAATTCAATATTATGTTTTATTTCTTTAAGACGATATTCTACTTCGATAAATTCTTTCTTTATGGAATCTAATTGTTCTCTTAAAGTTAAAGCTTGTAAAATATCATTATCCCTATTCATTAATTCTTCTTTTCTTTGTCTTAATTCTTTTATATTATTTTGATATTTTTTAATATTATTATCATTTTTAATTATATTATCTTTTATCTTAATAATTTTATTCTCTATAGTAATATTATCTAATCCAAAATCTTTTATTGTTTGATATTCATTTATAATATTATCTCTATTTTTTTTATAATTATCCAATAATTCAAAAGATTCGGCATCATCTATTGCTAAATTTAACATACTACTATTTACTAAAAGTTTATTTTTTATTATATTATTTAAAATAACATTGATATTATATTCTATAGGAATATTGCTATTTATATCAACATTATTTATAATTTCTTCGATATTCGTTAATACTCTGTATATATCATATAATTCTTCATATTCTGATAATTGTTTTTTCAAATCCAATATTTTATCATCTATATTATTATATTCATCTAATTCTTCCATTAGTTTATTATAAAATGACATATATGGACATAATTTATCACATTTAAAATTTATCTTATCATCATCAAATAATTTATTTATGAATTTGCGTTTAGTTGAATTATTACTCAATGTTTCTAATTCCTCTTCTAATTTACTCTTATATATTAATAATTCTTTTTTAACATCATTATTATTCAACATTAATTTTGCTATAAATCTAACATTTTTTGTTTTATAAACATTTAATGATTTATAAGCTTGAGTTACCATTCTAATATTATCATTAACTCTCATTAATTCATTTTTATCATATTGAATTCTATCTTTAAGTTTTTTTTCTAATATGGATATCTGATTATCATAATCTTTTATAGAATCTTCTATATGTTGTAATCTAGTCACAGATACTGCTGTTTTTAATTTCTCTTCCAATTCTTGTATTTGATCATAATATATATTTTTTTCAGATAGTTCTTTATCTATTTTAGATTCATTTTGTTGAATTTCATTATCTAATTTTGTAATATTTTTTTCTGATAATAATCTATATTCTTTTTCAGTTTCATAAATATCTTTTACTAACACTAATTTATTTTCTGATGTTGTAATTGTATTATTAAGATTATTATAATTTTCAAGTACTTCATTGTAATCAGAACATACTAATCCTTTTAATTTAGTTTCATTTATTGCTATATCTTTTATTAATTTATTTTTGTCATATTCATTTGATTGTATTCTATCTGTTATGATTCGTATTTCATTGTTGAAATCTGATATATCTGTTACATTGTATTGAGATATTTTTTCAGATATATTTTTCATAACAGCTCTAACGTTTCTATATTCATTGGAAACTTTTTTATAAAAACTTTCATATATATCTATATCAGAAAAAAGTTTTGTTGCAAAAGATTTTCTACTAGTAGCTTTCATATTTATTAAACTTGTTACATTACTACCTAATCTCATTAATTTCAATAAATCTTGATCTATTCCTAAATTCAAATATACTTGTTCTTTAAAACTTTTAACATTACCATTATCATTTAATTCTTTTCCATTTTTACTGATATATGATTTAACTGATTTATTTTTGTTTTTAAATAAATAATAATGTTTTATTATATAAATATCTTTTTTATCTTGTATATGGATTTCTTTATATCCATCACAACCTTCTTTTATTAAGCAAACATCACTTCTAACATCCATGTTTCCACATGATGCAAAAGGATGTAATTCTGATAATATAGAAGTTTTACCTGAGCCATTCTTACCAGATAAAACTATTAATTTATTTTTTGATTTACTAAAATCTATTTCAATTTCAGATTTTTTCATACCTGAAATAATATTTACAAAGTTTTTTAATTTTAAATAAATTATTTTCATATAAAACAACACCTCCATATCAGATTGTTAATATTTAAATGAATTTTTACTACCAAACAAATATATAATGAATTACTGAGAAAGGAGTATTGGAATGGAATATAATAATTTTAAAATGAGAAAAGATTTTATATTAGAAGAAACAATGTCAACATTTGGTTTATCTTCAAAATATAAATTCGTTGATGTTACTAAATTAAGTGATACTAATGTAATAGAAGAATCATCTACTAAATTTAAAGATAAATATCCCATTTATATTGTAGTATCATGGTGCAATACGATACCTGATAAAGTAATATCTACTGTAACTGGATGTAGATATTGTCATGCAGCATTATCATTAGATTCATCATTAAAAAAATTATACAGCTTCAATTTATTGAATCACGAACATAAAAAACATGGGGGTTTTAGTATAGAATCATTGAAACGTTATCTAGATGATTATGAAGATAGTTTAATGGCAGTATTTACTATTTTTTTAGATAAATTTACTTTTGATGCATTAAAGAAAAATATTAAATGGTTCATAGAACATACTAAAGAAACATCATATAGTTTTTTAAATATAATTGCTTATGGTTTACATTTACCAATACAATTTACAAATAGAATGGTTTGTTCACAATTTGTCGATAATATTTTAAAAAGAGTAGGTGTAGATGTTACAGGTAAACGAAGTTCACAAGTATCAGCAGCAACATTTTATAAATCAAAGTCAGAATATATTTATAAATGTTATGAAGGTGAGATTAAAAATTATAAATCTTCAATATTAAATAAAAATATAAATAAAATAAAAAATAAAATTAAAACATATTCTAATGAATAAAAAAGATATAGAGTTATAATTTAACTCTATATCTTTTATTATTTTTTTTATTATATATTATTTTTTAGATTCTTCTTCTTTACTTAATTTCAGTTTACCATCAGGATATAATGTTGCTTGAACTGAAGTATCTAATTTATTTTGTTCCATACATTCATCAATATATTCATCAACTATTTCATAATTTTCATTCATAACATAATTATTACATTCTATATTTAAGCATCCTTTAGTTTTAAATCTTAGTGTTGAATCTTCTAATTTAAATTGATATTTGCAAATTTTATTAAATTTACAAGATTTACATTGTAATTTATTAGCTTCCCCTGTTTCTTTTTCGTCATTATATTCTGAACAATTAACACCTAACATACCATTAGTTGTTTCAATTAAATCTGCGTTTTTGTCGTTAAAAACATCCACCCATTTACATATATTCATATTTATACAATTTTCACAATTCATATTATTTTTACCCCCTTATTTTTTTATTATTCATTAATGATAATATATAACATATATGAACACAACTATTATTATCATTATGTTCATATATCCATAATATTTAATATTTATTTATCAACTATATTTGGCTCTTCAAATTTTGGTAAAGCTAAAGCCCATTTTAACAATGTTGAAGTAAAATCATTTATTGCTTCTACAAGCTCAATAGTTGTTAAACCATTATCTTCAGTACAACCACGTTTAGCACGTATTGTTGCTGGATCTTCAATATAAACATTTTCATTATTAAATAAATCAATATCTTTTGTAGGTTGAATGACATAAGGATATGAAAATATTTTATTTTTAAAATAAATATAACCAGCATTATATCCATCATGAACATGACCTGCACAACTATATAATGTCTCATAACCTTTTTTGTTTAATATCACTATAGTAGCAATTAATGCATCATCAATTGCTACTAATTTAAGAGTATCTATATTCCCATCAATACCTATACTTACAACATGTGGAAATTCAATTGCATCATCAAATTCATAACCATCGAATATTATACCTGTTTCTAAATTTACTAATTTCATTTTAAACCCCCTATATATTATTCTTCATTATCTTCTTCATCTCCACCAAGGTCAATGACATCATATCCAGATGTTGAATCATATCTGAATATTTTGTTTGATGGATCTAAAGAATTTTTGTTATCTTTGAATTCAATTAAGATATCCATATCTAATAAGTCAACCCACTTTAATAAATTATTTATTGTTAATGCACCTCTTTTACCATCAGGTGATGTTTTTGTATCTAAAGATGCTTTTATATTTGTTATGTCATGGGTTTTCTTGAATTTATCTTTATAATCTTTTAATGATATTTTCTTTTCTATTAACATTAATTTTACTAAATGTTTTAAAAAGTCATCATTTTCGTCTAATTCAGGAATATAGATATCTGTTGATTTATTTATATCTTTCATTATCTTATGTTGCAATCTAGGATTTATATTATTTGCTCTCCTTATTATTGAAGCTATACTATCATCTTTAATTTTATCAAAAGCATATAAATCCTTTTCATCATTATCTAAAAAGAACATATATTCATTATTGTCGTTAGTAAATAATCCTGATTTATATTTTCTTTTTTTACTTATATCACCTCTATAAATATATACATATCCATCTTTAAGATATCCAACATCTATATTTAGTTTCTCTTCATAATTGAACGGTTTTATTGGGTAAATTGTGTCATCTCCTTCAATGGAGAGAACACAATTACCATATAAATAATTACTCATATTCTAAATCCTCCTTTTATAAATAAACCCTTTCAACAACATAATCTTTTTTTCTGTCTAATATTTCTATTATGTGACAATGTTGAAAATCTAAATATTGAGCACTATAATATTTATCTCCTACTCTAATTTCTGTACCCAAATCAAACAATTCACTTATTCCACTTATTGTAGGACTTGGATGTCTCATACTTTGTGGAGTAACATTAAAACTATATTCCACTTCTTCATCTAAACCATATTTTTTCATTAAATCTCTAATTTCTTGTTTCATAACATTACCTCCTAAATTATATTTATTCCAATTATATAATATATAATTAAATTATTTACCTTTTTCATATTACGAAAATAAATTAGGGGTATTATTTTTTAATACCCCTAAATATAAATTTAATTTAAATTAATATTTTTATTTTTCAACATACTAAATAAATTATTTATTTCATCTTCGTCTAATTCTTCTCTGTCTAATAAAACATCAGCTATGTTATTAACTAAATCGATATTGTCTGATATTAATTTTTTAGCTACTTCATAACTATCATCTAATATCTCTTTAATTTTTTCAGTTGCTTTAGCTTCAGTTATAATATCTCTCTCATATGGTATTATTAATCCAAATTCATCATCCATACCATATTTAGTTACTATATCTCTAGCATAGCGATTAGCAGTATTTATATCAGAAGAAGCACCAGTTGTTATATTTTCTTTACCAAATACAACTTCTTCTGCAGCTCTGCCAGCTAATGTTGATACTAAATCATTTAACATTTCTTGTTTAGTACTATTATATTTATCTATACAGTTATCTTCAGAATGCACAAAACCTAACATACCTCCTCTAGGTAATATAGATATTCTTTTAACAGTAGTATGTGTACACACTAATTTATTTGCTAATAAATGACCAACTTCATGAACAGCAGTTATTTTCCTTTCTAATTCTTCAAAATTTCTATCTTTATCAGGGGCACCAACTACTTGTTCTTCAAATGCTTCTTTAAAATCAATTTGTTCTATATATTCTTTATCTAATTTTAAAGCTCTCCTAGCAGCTTCATTTGCAACTAATTCAACATCAGCACAATTACGTCCACTTAAATCTTTAGCTATTTCATCTAAATCTACATCTTCACTTAAAGGTCTTTTATTAGAATATAATTCTAAAATTCCTTTTCTAGCATTAAAATCTGGTAATGGAACTTCTATTTTAAAATCAACTCTACCACTTCTTAAAAATGCTGAATCTAATAAATTTAATGCATTTGTTGCAAATATTAAAAATATCTTTTCATTATTTTGAGAAGACATTTGTGATAATAATTCATTCAATACACTATTTCTAGCTTCACTTGTTTCACTAGAATTTCTTTTCTTAGCTATTGAATCTATTTCATCTATGAATATTACAGTTTTACCTTCTCTTTCTCTAGCATCTTCAAATAAATTTTTTATTTGTTTTTCAGATTCTCCAATATATTTTTGTAATATATCAGATATATTTTTTTGTATAAATGTCGCATCAATTTCATTTGCTAAAGCTTCAGATATATACGTTTTTCCTGTACCTGGAGATCCATATAATAATATAGCTCTTATAGGTTTTATATGCCATGCTTTATATTTTTCTTCATTTTTAAATTGGTCTATTATATCATATAATTTATCTTTTACTTTATCCATACCTACAACATCTTTAAATGTGTGATTTGATAAATTTTTGTTCTTTTTAGATTCTCGTTCAGGTTTATACTTAGTATTTACTATAATATTAGGATACTTCCCAATTATATCAAAATCTTCATGCACAAATTTCTCTATATCATTAGCCATTTTATCAATTTTAATAATTGCTTCATAATATTTAAATTTTACTGAAGGCACTAATATTGTTAATTCTGTTAATAAAAAATTTATAAATTTTTTATCTGCTTCAACCATTTTTTTATTATCAACAATATTTTTCAAATTATAATAATATTGAGTTACAATCTCTCTATTTTCTACATCACTACCTATAACGTCAAAATTTAATTTTGATACTTCTTCTATACTTCCATTATCATTCAGTATGATATCGAATAACTTTTTACCTTTCATAGTTATTTCATATCTTGATTTATCATCTCTATTCATAACATACCTCCTTATTATATATTAATAACTTGTTAATCATTAAATTATATTTAAACCGAGAAATATTTCTCGGTTTAAATTTTATAAACTCGTAATTGACATATTGATACCGTTAGTATCAGTAAATATCTTACTTATTATATTTGAATAATCTTCATAAGACTCTATTCCCATATTATCAATATAGTCATATTCATTTTGTAATGCTTCTTCTATAGACTGTATCAATTCAAATTGTTTAGACTCAGGTTCTTTTTTATCTGATATAAATAATCCATTTGTTTTAATAAATGGAGTTAATATACCAGTACCTCCAGGATCAGAGTTACCTGTAACATTTAAATCTATTCTACCTATAAATGATGGATCTATTCCTCTTTGTAAAGTACTTAATGTCTTTCCTGATTTTCCACCTTGACTATTAGGACCTTTAATTGTAAATTTTAATTTATTAAAGAAGTCCATATCATTAACAACATCATCATACTTAAATAAACCTGAATCATATAATTCTGTTATTAATATATCTCCTTTAAATGAAAATATTTGTTCTACTGCATCCAAATTTTTAGAACCACTTCTCTTTACTTTACTCATTGCTCTGTATAATCTTGAACTTAATGTCCCTGTTAATAATGATGCTATATATTCATTATCTCTTAATCTTTTATTTGTCACATCCATCATCTTTTTTGATTTTAATTCATTATAATTAAAGAACATCCAGCGTAATGCACCATACATATTATCTTTATTTTCAGGAGATAGATTTAATACTCTTTTTGTTGTCATATCTATCATTCTATCTACTGATTGTAAAAGATTTCTTGCTTTTGCTCTTTTAAATGATGCTTGATTTAAATTTTGATGATTACCTAATTTTTCTAACCAATAATTTTTTTCAAATATTTCCTCCATTGTTGTTCTATTTGAAATATTTTCAATTATCATTCCTATAATACTTTTTACTTCATTACTACGATCAAATATAAATCTATTTACTTTAACTGATATTTTTTGACTTATTTTAAAATATATAAATTCATCCATATCATCAGGATTAGGAGTTTCTACAAAACGAATAATATCGTTAACTCCAAAATATCTTAATGTGTCATTTATACCCATTTTAGCAAAATATAATAATAACATACTTATTTCATTTTTAAAAACTTGAGTATAATATATTGGAACAGTATATGTTACTTTATCATAATCATGAATATATTTTACTTTTCTTTTTAAAGGAATAGGCATTATTGATTTTAACACAACACTATTACTTGTCGTATATGTTGTACTATCAACCAATTGATACATTAATATATATTTTTTCCCTTTTAATTTATAACATCCATCTTTATCTTTCAAAGGAATTAATATATTTTTTGTATATTTACCTGACAATGTTGTAGTTTCCCCATTTCTTTCAGTTACATCAAGATTAAGTTCATATGATATTTTCAATTCACCAAGATGATTTTCATTAACATACATAACTTGAATCTTTTCAGTTTCCTTTTTATCATTAGAACCTTTTTTTCTAGTTCTAACATATTCCCCTAATTTTATTTCACTTTCTTTTTCTGTATATTCAAAACCTGTTATTTTTATACATTCAAATACTTCTAAAGATTTGAATGCTTCATAAATATAAAGATATAATTCTTTATCTAATTCCCTATTAATTAGGGGAAGATTTAACTCATCGTTAAACCCTCTGCAGTATTCTGATAGCATCTTATACATAATACAACCCCTCCCTAAAAATATAACGTACTACCATGATGTTCTATTTCTTCATCCTTATTTACTAAAATACTATCTTCTAATCTTGAATCATTTTTAACCATTAATTTATATTCTGGTAATGAATCAAGACATATCATATCGTTATTCATTTCAAAATATATTAAATCATATAATTTAAAACTATAATCTTTTTGTTTTAAGTGTTTTTTTATTTCATAAAATACTTCTTCTAAAAAGATTCTTGCAAATATATCAATTAATTCATTTTGATCGATAGCAATAGCAGTTATAGAATATAATGAATTTCTTACTATATATAATAAATCTTCCCAATATTTTTTATTATCTCTATCTATAATTCTACCTTTAAATTTATTTAAAGGCATTTGAGTTTTTTCATATTTTTCATATGATATACACATGATGTCGCAAGCTTTTTTGCCTAATCTAAAATCAGGAAGAATATTTGTTGCTTTTTCAGTTTCTTCAAAATTTAATTCAACTAAACCTAATATTAACAAATCATCTATATTTATATATGCTGACATATCATTATTTTCTCTTATGCTATTTAAATTAGAAATTACAGTTTTCAAAAATATTGAGCCTAATGTTGGAATTAATTGTCTTTTAATAATACAAATTCCGTATTCGTAAGATAATCTTACGAATACTTTATTTGAAATATTATCTATAGCTTCCATTTGTTGAACTGTACTAAGATATTGATATTTCATTAATCAACCCTCCTAATTACATTATGTCCATCAACAGAACTAAATATAAACATATCATGGATATTTATTTCTTCCATGAATTCAATATTACTTTCTATATAATGATTAATACTTAATATTAAACATACAAATAGTGTTCCATACAATTCTTTTGGTATAATAATATCCTTTTCTTTTAATTTATCGAAATACATATTTTTTTCATCTTTAAAATATGATGCAACATTATTTAAATCCAAATTAATTATAGTACAATCATAATTTTGATTATTATCTATTCTGTATTCTTTAATATTTTCATCCCCATTAATATATATTTCAAATGGGGATAATCTATATACTAATCTAACATCATTTTTTGGTGTTAAAACAATGTCATCTATAAATATTTTCAATGCTTCAATGATTGGATTAATATCATTTACCATGATTTTCATATTTTGATAAATCACGGAACATAAATAATAATCGAATCTTTTTTCGAAATCATTCATAATATTATATCACACTCCTTTTTATTGTTCTTTTTGTAATTCTTCCATTCTTTTTTCAAATAATTCATTTATTACTTCTTGTTGTCCTGAAGTTGTTTCTATTGATGAAAATTTACCATCTTCGTCAATTACTATTAAGAATTGGTCTAAAATTCTTATTGTATCATCTTCAATTTGTTTGAATTTAACTAAATTCAACATTTCATCTAAGAACACTTCTGCTATTTTGAAAATGATGTTATATTTGTTAAAGTGAAAATCATGACAAGTTTCAAGATATTCAGCAGCTTTAATAGATACGCTTTCTAATAATTTACAATCAACATCAGTTATTGCTTCTGATTCTTCTTCATTTAGAGGAATACCCATTTTTAACATTCCCAATCTTCCTAATGTTATTTCTGTAGATAACACATGAAGTTCATCTATAACATGTGTTATTGTCAACAAATCAAATAAATTTGTTTCTATTTGTTGTTTTTTAGGTTCTTTTATTAACTCCATAGATTTAAAATAAAATGCATCCATGAAACAATTCACGAATGCTGGAATCAATTGTTCGTGAGATATTTTTATTTTGTAATTTGTTTCCAATGATTCAATAGTTTTATTAACTATTTTTGATACCTCTTTTTCATTTCCTAAAATTTCTAATTGTTTAAACATATACTAATTACCTCCTAATTATTTAAAATCAACATAAACTGTATAGTCTATGTATTTTACATCTTTAACTTCTATGTTGTTTTGTTTAAAATATTTACATATTGCACATCTTAACCATCTTAATTCATTTTCCATTTCTAATGATATTATTCCATGACGTATGGCACTATGTAAATAGTCATACCAATATTGTGAATATGATGATATCATACATTGCTTTGGATCTTCTCCATACAACAACCATGCATTACAATCATTTTCAAAATCATCTTTGACATATTCTGCTTCACAATCATATTGGCATTCATAAACTTTTTTATTACTCATATCAATATAATACATAACATCACCTCTTTCAATAATATAATATATAATTGAATTTATTATCTTTTACAAATGCAAAAAATCATCTATAAGGTTTTCTAATATTTCCCCTATAGATGATTTTATTAAAATATTACTTTTCAGAATCTTCTTCTAATTTATGCACTATATAATCATATTTGATTGTTATATTTTTTATTTCCATAAATCCAGTAACAACGCCTTCTTTATTTTTATAATATTTAAGTAAAGGCACTTTTTTCATTCTTTTTTTCATGTTTTTTAATACATGAGGATTATTTTGGTAAGTTAATACAGCAGCATATTCAGTTATATTTTTAGGAATATATGTTTTTATAGGTTTAACTTCTATTTCTAATTCACCATCTATTCCTACTATTTGTTTTAATAAATCTTTTTGAGCTCCTGTTAATTCTACTTCACCTAACATTAATATTTTTTTCATTATCAATTCCTCCATTTAATTTAATTTTACAATATTGTTATATCAAATATATTTTTTAATTAAAATATATTTTAATTAACATTTTATTTATTGATATTAAATTGTTAATCATTAAATAAAATTTTATGTAAATTTTGATTTAAAAAGACTAACCAAAAGGTTAGTCTGATATGCCTTTAACACCCTCTCGTAAGAGTTTTCAATCTATCTTTTTATATTATAATATTACTCCCGTAGTTAGAATTATATCATATTATAACAAGCATAACATGTTTAATAATTGATTGCAAATCTTATATTTAAAAAAGCTCCTACGTTAAATATAAGACAACAACACAATACATTAAAATGTTAGACTGAGTGTTTTTAAAACTTTTAGAAAAATCTTGAAGTTCTCGGTAAGTTATCTGTTGCTGAAATCTATAGATTTTTTTATTATATTTTCTTAAAAAGTCATAGTTGAAAATTTATAATCATTATTTTTCATTCTATTAAATCTTTTATTTTCAACTTTATCTATATCAATCTTTCCTGCCGAAGCGTACTAAACTTGATATAAATAAAATTTACTCTATAAATTCATTAATAAAATTATTATAATAATTATCAAAAAATGTTTAAAAAATATTTTTTAATCTACAGACCAGAAAAAATTAACATTGCATAACCACGTTGATCTTCTTAAAAGTGCTCAACCTCTCGTAATTCGTTAGCATGATTGACGCTTACTAATCCATTATTCTAATATTGGAATCTGTTCGAATAATGTCGTTCTGATTACAATCACGAATTCCTCCTAACTACTATACGAGATTATGAACTTTTAATTTTTACATTTTCATTATTATATTGTTGTACTTATAAAATTTTATATGCATCATCTAAAGTTATTATTTTAACACCTTTTTTCAAAGCATCTACTGTTTTTGATGATACTACATCTAAAGAAGGGACTATTAAATACTTAGTATCTTTAGTTATACTATTAGTTATTTCATATCCTTTTTCTTCTAATACCTTTTCTAAATCTCTATCCCTTACTTTTGTAAAACAAATTTTCCCTTTAGATGTTATATTATATTTTTTAACAGTTAATGTTTTTAATAGAAATTCTATAGTATTTAATTTACTATTTATACCTCTTTGAATTTTAGTACATGTTTTTTCTCCAAAACCACTTACGCCAATTAATTCTCCTATCAAATAACCTTCTTTACATACTTCTATTAACTTATCTAAATCCATTACTGTTAATACTTTTTTAAATATTCTTTCTCCTATATTTGGAATGCCGATTGAACCTAATAATTCATAGTCATAACATTCTTTTTTGGCATTTATACCATCTATTATATTTTGATATGATTTTAAACCAAATCCAGGTATTGATATTATTTCTTCTTTATGATCTTTAAGTTTATATAAAGATTCTATATTAGTCAATATTTTTTTATCAAATAATGTTGTTACTTTCCCTATTGAAATACCTTCAATTCTCATTCTATTTATATAATTAACTATATTTCCTATTATACGAGAAGAACAATTATTATTCACACATTTTAATACAGGATCTTCTTCTAACTTACAACCACAATATTTACAATGAGTTGGAACTCTAAATAATTTACCATTTATATTTTTATTACAACTAGCATCTACATCTAAATATGGAATTATTTCATATTTAATAATTACTTCATCACCTTCGTGTAAATCTAATGATTTAAATCTATCTATTGAACCTAATGATGCTGAACTTATTTCATTACCATTCATTATAACTTGCTCAAATTTAGCAACAGGAGTAATACAACCACCCAAACCTACAGTAAATTCAACATCAATTAATTTAGTTCTTTTTTGTTGAGCTGGAAATTTATATGCTACTTCAAATCTATTTATTGCTCCTATTCTACCTAATCGTCTTTGTACTGAAGGATCGTCTAAATATAAAACAACACCATCTGTAACTAATCCATTTTCTCTAATATAACTATTTACTAAATTTATTTTATATTCTATTTCTTTAATATTATATATACTATCACAATGTTCATCGAAATCACTATTTAATATTATTATTTCATTTTCACCATAATATTGTTGTCTTAAAGGCATTACTGTTAAATAACTACCTAATTCTGGTCTAAGTTCTTTTTCATTTAATATACTAGATACAGCTGATCTTGGATTATTATATTTCTTTTGTTCTATACAGAAATTATCAAATTGACTTCTTTCCATTACAGTTTCTGTTTTTATACCAAATGATTTATTTTTCTTTGCATATTCTTTAAAATTAATTTTATCTTTAAATATAGCTGTTACTTCAACAGCTATATTTTTATCAGTATCTCCTCTTAATAAAGAGTGTAATATATTACCATATTTATCACATTCATGAACAACAGATAAACCATCATGTTTTGGTTGTATAGTTACTGAAGGATTTGGTATTTTTTCACCTAATATATTTTCTATACTATTTAACCATTCTTCTAAACTCATTCTGTTTTCTTTAAATGTTATTTTGTTACCTTCATCTTTAATTGATAATGCATTCTTTTGCATTTTTGTCATAAAATGAATTTTATTTATAGTTCCTCTTAACATTGGATATTGATGTCTTCTCAATTTTTTACCTTGTATATTAGTTGAACCAACTATATCTCCTAAACCTTTATCTAACATTAATTGATATAATTTATCAAATGATTCATCTGTAATAGGTGAATCTATTGCTGTATTATTATATATAAATTGAGTTATTTCTATTATTTTTCTAATAGTTACTAAATCCATGTCATCTAGTTTATCAATAGTTAAAAGATATTTAACTATTTCTTCAAAATTAATCTTTTTTAATAAATAAACTGTTTCTCTTAATTCCTCTTCATCCATTTTCTTAATGTTATCACCTAACTCTAATAATTGATGATATATTGTTATTTTATTCATATTATACCTCACTTTCATATATTATTAATGCTTCATTTATCAATAAATCTATATCTAATGGATTTATTTCATTAACAACAAATCTTGTTGCTTCTTTAATATCTTTTAAATTTGTTAATTCAAAATTCTGCATATTCTCAATTCGATTTTCTACATATAAATCAAGAATATTATTTTCTTCAAATTCTATATTATTATCATTTAGAATATTTTTAATATTTGAATAATCTTCATCTTTTATTTTTATATATTTCATAGAAACCTCCTAAAATATTGTATTAATAAGCCTAGAAATTAATCTAGGCTTATTTTTTTATTCTTCTAAATTTGATATTATTTTTTCTCTCATTTCCTCAACTTTTTCAAGATATTCTTCTTCGGTTCCTACGAAATATTCTTCTTCCATAGCTTTTTCTAATTCTGTCTCTACTATATAATGAACATATTCAGTATCAGTTGCTTTAAATCTTTCTCCATTATATTCTCTTTCTTTTTCTTCACCATTATCTAATTCAGGATATAACAATTCAACAGTTTCCTTATATTCTTCTAACTTAAGACCCATTGGTTTAAGATAAGCATCAAATACTTCAACATTTCTATTAATTATATCTGAATCTGTTCTTAATTCATCTACATGACCATCTTTTAATAATCTAGTTGGTAAATCTCTAGTTCCTTCTATACTATTACGATAACTCATATTTTGTTTAGCTAATGCTATTGGTTTCATTCCTATTAATAGATTTAATAATTCATCAATTCCCCAACGACAAGGAGTTTTAGGATATAATATTTTATTTTCTTTAGCTTGGGCATCTTTTATAGGAACACCTATTAATGAAACACCACCAACACTTCTTGAAGAGAACCCTTTAGCTGCAGTTTGTTTAAGTCTAATTATATACATTTCTCCTGTATAATTTTCAGTCATTATAGGTCTATAACGACCATTTATTTTCTTAAATACTTTATAAGGAGTTAACCAATCTCCGTGTTTTTTATATATTTCTTGTAATACATGGAACAATGGTTTTTTATGCCAGAATGGAGGAATATTTACATAAATACCTCTTTCATATATATCTTGAATAAATTCATCTTTTTGTTTGTCATCATATTTATTATATAATTCCCTCATACGTTTTTCTTGATCTTCATTGAAATATTTTATCATCATGAATACAAGATTAGCACGTTGTTCATTTGTTTCTAGTGTTTTCATTCTATCAATAGTTCTATTCATTATGAAATTTATACTTTGTTCAAATAATTGGAACGTGTTTATTCTGTTAATAACACCAAGTCTATTAAAACATATTTCAACACGTTTACCATTTTCTAATACTGGCATATCTTCATCTTTTTCTATTGCTGATATAACACCTTTATTTCCATATAGTCCTGTTACCTTAGAACCTTTCTTTAAAGGAGTTTCTCTTGCAACAACAAATTCTAATATAACATTAGAGAATGGTTTCTTAGTTTGTACTTCACACCATTTTACATCTTTATTTAATATTTCTTTTGCTTTTTTATATAATCTATTCAATTCTATTGAATGTGGTAAATTATTAACTACTATATCTTTAAGACTATCATATATTTCTTGATAATATCTTAATTCATTTTCATAATAATAATTTAATTGACTATGATATTCATTTTCTTTCATTTCATCTAAAAACTTATTTGAATATACAGTTATATCAACTATTTTTCCTCCAGAAGCACCTTCGACACATAAAGTATCATTAGAGAAATTGATTTTTCTAAGATTAGATTCTTTAAAATCAAAGAATATTTGGTCATTATCAATTCTTCTAGTAGCACATATTATTTTATCTTTTATTTCTTCTCCTATATTAGGAAAAGTTTTATAGTTTTCACTATCACCATATATATTTAATAATACATCATTATCATTTATTGATACTCTAATAGTTTCAACTTCTGTTGTTTTTGTTCTTTTTTGAAATGACTCAGATATGATTATAGCATCTTCAGTTGTTCTTATATCTGAAGTATAACTAAATGTTGCATTTACACCTATACAATAATTATTATAATCATCATAAGATGTTGATTTATATAATAAATCTCCTTTCTTTACAGTTGAACCAACTTCAAGTTTATCTAGACTTTCATTATTATACACATAACCAAATTTTTCAGTTAAATCTTCTACTATTTTCTTTTCAATGATATCATATTCTCCAGTATCCGTATTTTGAACTACTAAAATATAAATATGATCATTCTTAAATTTGCATATTTTCTTTTTTATTTCCAAATTATTTCTAGCTCTTTGTATACCTGAAGAATGTTCTCCTACCATATTAAAGAACTCAGTAAATACTTTTGGAAATTCAGGATTATTCATATTTGTTCTTTGCTTTAAATGACCTGTGGTCATTAAAGTTCTTGAACTAGAAGTGTATATTGGATGTGTTAATAATGTCATCCCAAGAATGGCATTATTATCCTTATACTTTTCTTCAAGTCCATTAAGAACATCACTTAATTCTGCTGTACTTGAATTAAATACTACCTTATTATCATCTTTTTTCTCTCTAGCCATTAAATAATTACCTCCTCTATTCTTTTATATCTATTATATAATATAGCTTTAAAACAATTATCTTTTACAATAATAAATGACAATTAGAAAAATACTAATTGTCATTTATTATAAGTGTCTATTTAATTATATCAAAAAATTGCTCTTCAGTTAAACCTATGTTGTCTCCAAATTCACCAACATCTGTTGTTCCAAATAACATAGCTTCAAGATGAGGTTGAACAGCATCCATTAATACTTGTTTAACTTCAGGTCTTTTAAATTCTTCAACGAAATTCAATTCATCAAAGCGAACATCTTTATTATCTCCTATATATCTAGAATTTCTTCTACCACCATTAAGAATACCTAATTCTTCTTTAGCATAATATAATAATGATCGTTCATTACTGAAACCTCTATTTTGGTCATATACTAAAGGAACTGATACTCCTGATATATTTGTTCTAGATTTTATTATTTCTGATTTTACAGTAAAACCAGCATATCCATCTTCTTCAATATTTGCTTTACTTGATCCAACAGCTACATTTTTAATTATAGTATTAGCATAATAAACTGTAGCAGTACCTCCTGGTAATTGCTCATCTTGTTTTAAATATAATACTTGAGCTTGAGATTTAGCAAAAGGATTATCTATTTGAATTTTAGGATGAATATGATTTATAGATATTATAGTTATATTATATTCTCTAATTATAGATAAATATTGTTTAAAGAATTGAGTTAAATCTCTTGCCACTCTCATAGCATATGTGTTTTTACCTAATTCTATATTATCAATCATATAATCCTCTTCACCAGAACCTTTTTTTGCTTTAACTTTCTTTTGTTCAGGTTTCATACTTAATTGAGGAATACTATCTATAACAAAAACTGTAGGAACATATAAATCCATCTTTTCACCAAATTCATTTTTAAATTCAGTAGTATATGTGTAATCTTTTTTATGTTTAGCTTTTTCTTGAGTTATTGCCATGATAGTATCTGTTATATTTTCTAAATAAGTTCTATCTGATTTTAATATAATATGTTCGCTTAATTCTTTATTTGTTAAGTTAGTAAGATTTCTATATCTTGTTAATGTCATAGCTCCTTCTAAGTCAAAATGAATGACAAGACCATTCTTATAAGGTTTAACTATATTAGCAGCCATTTTACAAGCCATAGCAGTTTTAGCAGTACCTGATTTACCTATTAATGTTATAAAACTACCACCTACTACTCCTATTGCATCATGATTACCAATAATATTTTCATCCATATCTTTAGCTACCAATTTATATCCTAAACGATAATCTAATAAGTCTAATCCTGTTTTATATGGTACTAATGAGTTAGATTGTTCAAATAGATTATCTTGGTCATTCTCTCTCAATCTTTTTAATAATAAATTATCCATTTTTTACCTCCTTATAAATCTACAACAATTTGCATACCTAAATCTGTTATTGATTTATTAAAAATATAACTTAAAGTTTCAATAATTTCACTATCATTCATTAAACCTGAACTCATTACACCCTTTACATAACGTAATGACCAAACTTCAAATTTAAACATTTCATATTTTGATAATGATTCTTCAAATTTTGTTATATTATTTATTTCTATATTCATATCATTTGCTTTATCAAATACTATAGTAAATAATTCATTATTACATTTATCTACTATTTTATATTTTATATCTTTGTTATTTTTTATTTGCTTTTTATCAGTTTCAATATTTATTGACATATCGTCCATCCTTTTAGTTTTTTCTCCTGGTTCCATAAAATCATTTTTTAAAACATTTTTAGGTTTATTGACACTTAAATCTATATAGCGAATTTGTTTTCCATCTTTCATTATTTTTATATCTTCATATGGTTGAGTTATATCACTTAATGCTTCAATAACTTGTTCTGAAGTATTATATGTGCCATATAATTTATAAGGCATCATTAATTTAAAAAGTCCTTTATTTTTTACATAAATTTCATACATATTAAACATTACCTCCTTAAAATAAAAATATGAACATATTAATGAACTCTAAAAATAACATATATTTTTGTATAAAATTAATAACATCAATTTTTTGATTATCATCCAGATGATCAAAAACTACAATAGTTGGTGATATATTAAATACATTTGTCATTTTTATACTATGATAAATATCTTTAGTCATTTCAATTAATTCATTCATATTAAATATATTTGAAATTGTTATATTACTTACTCTATAAATTTCATAAGTTCTAATTAATTTATATATATCTTCTGCTAAAGTGTTATAATAATAAACGTCAGGATTATCATATGAAAATTTTGATAAATTTACTATTTTTCTTATAACTATTCTATTTTTCTCATCAATGCTTAAATTTTCTTTTGACAAATCGTAAACTCTATCATCTTTCATAGCCATCATTATTATGTCACCTCTTCCTATTTGATTCTCCATACTATTCTTCCATTAGATAAGTCATAAACAGATACCTCTATCTCAACTATATCATTTTCTATTATGCGAATACCATTTTGTCTCATTTTTCCTGATAAACTACATACGACATTAATATCCATCGGTTCCTTAACATTTACTATAAATTTACAACCAGGCAAAGCTTCTTTTACTTCACCTTTTAATTTCAAACAATCTTTTTTAATTTTATTCAACTCATTTATTCCTCCTATTAATATAATCCATAATAATTTGTATATTATTAAATAAAAAAAAATAAGTGGTTAAAACAAAACCACTTATTCATTATAATATCATAATATATTTAAATTAAAACATATCGTTGTACTTACCTTCTTTTTTGATTTCTTCTAAAATATTATAATATTTTAAAGCACCTCTACATTTATCTGAATTATTTTTTATTAGATTACTTTTAACTAGTTTTTCTACACATCTGTTGTCTAAATAAACATCGTCTAATGACATTTCTAATCCTATTGTTTTACCGAAATTTCTAACATCATGCATTACTTGCATAATTGTTTCTTTAGCTTTTTGTGTATCCATATAATATATTAGTTGATATACAAAACTTTTTAATCTTATTTCATATCTTTGTAGTTTTTCATCATTAGAGCATGGAGTTCTTAATATACCAGCTAATAATTCCTCTGGTTTTAAACCAGGAATTGCTGTTTCATATAACCATCTTAAAAATTCTTTACTAATATTCATTTTTCCTATTCTTGGACTATTATATAATATTGTAGGCAACATTTCAGTTATTCCATTTACTTCCTTAATTTTATAGAAAGGAGATGTGTTTACTCCTCTAAATGTCCATAAAGATACATAACTAACTATCTTTAATAATTCATCATTTTTTATTTGGTTAGCAAATTCTGTTGTTCTCAATCTAAAGCCAATATCTATTGCTAACTGTTTTTTATCTTGAATGACATCTTTTCCTATTGTTGCAACTATCAATACATGAGAAAAGTCACATTCTAGACCTGAAGTCATTGCCACTCTTTCTGTTGCTTCTAAGAATCTATCATCAGCTACATATGACATAACTTCTTCAAATTCATTTCTTTTGGAAAATTTAAAACGACAATCTTTAACATAATTGATTAAAATAATTTGATATTTTTCTACTACCTTTTCCATTTCACTCATGTTCAAATCATAAGTCATTTCATTTAAAAAGTTTTTAATTGTTAATTTTCTTTTCATTAATTTTACCTCCTAATTATTGTTACCTAGTTGTTACTAAGTATATTTATTTCAATTATATAATATATAAGTGAAAATTGTACCTTTTTCAAAGAATAAGAACATAAAAAAAATAGAAGAAGTTTTTGAAACTTCTTCTATTCGGATTAGTTTATTATTGAATTTAGAATAAGATGTCGTCTCCTCTTAATTCATCTAGTTCATCAAGAGCTAGTTGTAATGCACAATTTTGAAAATCAAAAGCTCCTGCGGCTTCTAGTTTTTCAATATCTTCGAAACTATATTCTTCAACATATAAATCTTCTTCATAATAATCATTTTCTAATATTCCCCTTCATCTTTTATAACCCCCTATTATTATTTTTAAATAAATCTTCCAATTTGAATGCGTCAACATTTAATGAGTCTGATGATGTAAAGCTCATAACACATGTACCAAATTCATTAAATATCAATATATCATATGCATAATGGTCATTGTCATCAATTTTTAATTTAGTATTTTCAAAATCGAATTCATAATTCGATTCTTTTGATTTAAATCTCGCCGTTGTGAATGAACCATTTGGTATTTGTCTCTCAGAGAATTCAACTACTATTAAGTCGTCACTTTTGTGTAAATCAGTAATTAATTTAATGACAAATTTAAATAATTCATTTGACTGTTTTTTATTTTGTAAGGTATTCCTTTTCTGTTTAACAATTACAGTACCCCCTATATATTATTATTTTTGAATAAAGATATAAAATGATTTTATATCTTTATTCATTATTATAATATAGTATTGAAATGTCATGAATTACAATATTTGCTTTTTATTATATTTTTATTTACCTATTATTATATTGTTTTTTGAATATAATTTAATTGCATAATCAACTATATCATTAGCCATTTCTTTAATTTTATTTTCTGATGTTATAACATTGTCAATACTATTTCCCACTATACCAACTATAGAATTTGAGCCTATTTCTATATTATTAAAGGAGTTATCAATACCTGCACGAGGTATAACTCCTTTACGTCTGTGAACTAAGTCTCCTGGTTTTAATTTTGATGATAAAGCAGCATCTATTGATATTACTCTGTGTTTGTCTATTTTTTTTATTGTAGAATCCCAATAATCTTTTACATTGGTACCATGGATGGGTTCTTCCATAGTACCATAAACCTCATATCCCAAATCTTGTAATTTGCTTCCAACCATAGGACCAACAGAATCAAATATGATTCTTGGTGTTCCTATGCATACAAATATTTTATCCATAACTAGACCTCCTCTAATTTATTATTTGTTTTAAAATATTTATTATGCAAAAATAACAACATGTGTATGTCGTTCATTATATATCACTATATAATCATTTTTATCTATTACTACATAATTTTCATTTTGAAAATTTCTATTTATTTCATTTCTTTTTTCCTCTTGTCTGTCAATATTATCATCATAATCACCTATTGTTGTAACTGTTATATGCATATTGTCAGGTATGTCTTTTATTAATTCATTAAAATCTACCACACTGTTAATTATTTCTGACATTAATTTTAAGAATACATCTTTTTTCATTATCATAATATATAACCCCCATTTTTTCCAATATGATACAATACACCTGTTATTCTTGTTATATCTGCAGTTATATCATCTAAATTTGTAATTGATACTATTTCGTAATAGTCTTTTTTTGATGATATTTTTCTTTTATGTCTAAGTATTGATTTCACGATTCCTTTTGCCGTCACTAGATCTTCGGCTCGTATAATCACAAAATCAACATCAACATTACCTGAAGCATATATTCCATGAATTTCAAATAAGAATTTTTTCTTACTAACAAATTTTAATAATTTCATAATATTACCTCCATTTTATATTTATTTCTATAAGTATAATATGTAATTGAAATATTATGTTTTTACAAATAACAGATAAAAGTAATATTACTTTTATCTGTTATTATCTCATTATTCTATTGAATCATCTTTATTTTCAGTATTAGCATCCCATTTAGACATATCTAATTCAGTTAAATTTGAAGATCCTTGGAAAAAACCTGATAACTTTGTAATGTTAGTATTAATCCATTTAGATACATTATCAAAATCATTATCAGAATAATTAAATTTATCTAATTGCAATAAATTACTCTGTTCTACATTTTTACTTAACAAATCAATATCATAGATTCTTTTATTTTTAATTGATTCTTCTATTACAAAATCTACTGTTTCAGAATAATAACCATTACTTTCACCATACCATGATATTGTTACATAACCTTTAACTGTAGCTAATTTGTAAAATGTCCAAGTCCCAGTACCCCATTCATCTTCACCTATATTACCTTTGTTTACAATACATTCTGCCATAGTTATTGGTGAATCTAAAAGATGACTTAAATTACCACATATATCTTTAATATAAACTTCTTCACAACAATCTTGTTCATGATACATATGATAAATATTATTTTCTGAATCTGTAAATTGTATTTCATTATCTCCTTTGCATTCGATATTTATTAAAATTTTTCCTTTTAAGGTCTCAAATTCAACTTCACGTATGAACATTAATATTACCTCCTTTTATTTTTGTAATATTAAATCTTTAATATAAAAATTTGAATTTTCTTCATTGAAAATATTAAATTCATATAATATACCATATGTTGTATCAATAATGGAAATTATATCATTAATATTATCGCTTTCATCATTTTGTATAACTTTAACTAAAATATTATCCGCTTCTCGTTCATTGCATGGTATGAAAACAATACGTCCTGTATTAGACATTGTTACATTTCCATATTTATATAAAATATTACTGTTTTGTAATTTATAAGGATTTGCTGTTAGATGTGAAAGATCTTTATAAACATATTCAATTAATCCTGTACGGTGTTTGACTATAAAATATTTTTCTTTATCTATTAAGTCATAATTAAGTTGCATTTTATTAATATTAATATACATTTCTGCTTTTTCATATATTATTTTTCTAACAGTATTTTCTATTGCTGATTCTGATTCTAGTGTATCTAATATATCTTTTTCGTCTTCATTAAATGAAAAATTACCTAATAAAGGTATATCTAATACTGCAGTGTATTCTGTTTTAAAACTCAATACTGTATCTTCATACCCTAAAAAATTATTGCATTCTTCATTTATTCGTTTAGTTATTTCACCATATAAATACTGTTTAGATGATAAAATATTGTTTATTGAAGTATATACCAATTCCATGAAAGAATTTAAACTATCTATATCTATTTCTTCCTCTTTAAAAAAATAAATTGTTGTAGAATAGATTTGAATATCTTTTATATATTTTTCATATCCTTTTTTAACGTTATATAACATTTATAATAACCTCCCAAAATTATAATATATTTTTTATTTACATACTTGTTAATTCGATAATAAAAAATTAAGATATGATAATACATCATATCTTAATTTAATTTATTTTTTAGTTTTAGGTAAAATATAGTCATTACCTATTAAATCATTCATTAATCCTGCACCCATAAAAAATACAGAAGTTGTATTCAATGCTGTTTTATTAGCAACATCATCTGTTAAATCATTTAAAGCAACATAACCATTTTTCATTATAGACTGATTCATTTCTTTTTTCATTACCATATCATCAGCTCTAGCAGACATGAATTCTTTTAATGTTTTATTAGCACCCATTGTTAACATTGAGCTCGTTTCTGCATCTGAGTTTCTAGAATTTTTATCATGACCTGTAACTTGACCAGTTAACATGTTTCTTTCTGATGTTTCTGTCGACAATCCTAATTTCTTAAAGTTTAATTGTTGCATTCTTTTAATGTTAATATATCCGACTAAGCATTTATATTTAGTAACAACTGGTTTACTTGGGTCTGGACTTGCATAAGGCATAATAACTTCTTCAAATAATGGAACATTAATAAACTTAGCAGCTTTTTCAAAATTATCAATAGACATTGGATTTTCATAGTCCACCATAGTTGCTCTTAAATATGGATCTTTTTCTTTAAATAATGAACCAAAAAAATTATCAAATTGAGCATCTGTCATATCTTTAAATTTATTTTTATACCATTCAGTATTTCTACCAGATGGATCAAACAAATCAAAAAAATTATAAATTAAATCTTCCATTCTTTTTCTAGTCACTTTATTTATCATTATATAAACCTCCTAATAAAATTTTCTACTACAATATTGTATAACAACACCAATAATAAATCCTATTAAAAAATTACAAAGTAATTCCATATTAACTACCTCCTACATATTTTTTTGAATAAATAATAAAATATAAACTAAAGTTGCTTTTTTACAATCATTTAATGTAGGTATACGTGTTATTTTTTTAGTTAATCCTGATTTAATTATAAAACCATCTATGATATCTTTTAATTGTGTTAAATTGTTATTAAAAGATGTTTGTTTTTTATAAAATTTTTTCATTTCAATAACAAAATCTGGTGTTACTATATTATTTATATTTTTTTTATAATCAAACAAATATGTTTGAATTAATAATCTAACACATTCTTCAAATTCTTCCAATCCTTTATCATAAACATATGACATTATTGTTCTAAGATTATTAATAGAACAACCTGATTCTATTGCACATGATTGTCTAATTATATTAGCATCAGGATATCCTGTAAGACTTAATTTATTAGATATTTTTTGTGCAATTTTTTCAACTTCAAAAGATACATTATCTGAAGCAATGAATTTTTCTTCAGTATCAATATCTTGATCTACATTATAAAAATTACCTTCTTCATGGTCTTTCTTAAATTCTGAATAAAAACTATTAAATGCTGTTGAATATCTCCTATGATTATCATTTATTAATCTACATACTGTTTCATTAAGGACCTTAATTCCTACTGTTTCTTTTTTTCTTGTTATAAACCAGTTATTTATAAATACTTCATTTTTCTTAGCTATCATTTTAAGTATAGAACCGTATTTTTTAAGGTCATTTTTATATGATAATCTATTTAATGTATATTCCATTATACTTATCGTAGCTTGACTTGTACGTTTAAAATATTTACTTCTAACATTCCTATACATATACAATGAACATATAAACATAGATTGATTTCTCATATCTATGTTTTTTTCATTATTAAAATATATTACTAAAAACATAGTAGCCATATATACAGGATTTTTAACAACTCTCCATTTATCCGATTCTTTAGGTATGTCTGGTGATGCTTTTATTGCTTGTTTGATATCATCTTTAGATACTCCTATAATATTAAATATTTTATTTTCCATCTCCATATTTGTATAAATAGATTTAGATGGTATAGTTGCAGCTAATGCATCACTATTTGAATTTATTAAACTATTAAATACCCTTTTTAATTCTGAAATATTTCTTTTATCTGATAAATTATTTTTTATTTTAGGATAGATATTATCATATAATGTTGTATATTTAGCCATAAACATAATCTCCTTTCAAAAAAATTATACTTAGTTAATTGTTTTACAGTCGTAATTTAATATAAAAAAAGAATAGGAGGAAAAACCTCCTATTCTTTTTATTTTATAACAACATCTAATACTCTATCTTTAGATGAAATTTTCATTACTTTCTTGCATTCATGAAGTCTATTTAATTCAACTATATCTTTTACTTTAAATTCTTCTTCAGTAAACATAGTATAAACCATAAAACTATCACTATTTTTAACAGATTTAATATAAACTATTTGTTCATTTTTTCCTAATCTGCTTATTTGCAATGTTTGACTTTTTCTCTTCATAGTTTCAAATGTTGATAAAGTACATTTTTTCATTCTACCTTTATTAGTTATAACTAATATATATTTATCTTTATTATCTATCATTGTTGTACCTATTACTTCATCACCATCTGCTAATGTTATTACAGATAATCCATATGCAGCTCTACCACATTCACGAATATCATCTGAATTTATTCTAATTCCTCCACCTTCTCTAGTATATACTATCATATCTTTACTTTCATCTGATAAAATATCTACAGAAACTAATTCATCATCATCTGCTAATTTAATAGCTACAACAGTACCTCTTATTTTGTTTATATTTTTATATGCTAATTTTTTTGATAATCCTTTTTTAGTTGTTAATACTACATATGTTGATTCTTTTTTAGGTTTTGGAAATGCTCCTATTATATGTCCATTAACATTTATAATATTTGATAATTTAACCCCTGTACTACCTTCAGGTGTCGAAGTTAAATCGTTTACTTTAACTTCAGACATATTACCTTTTTTATCAAATAATAATATACTATCTCTGTTATTAACAAGGAACATATTTTTACCCTTATCACCATCTTCTAATTCACCTATACTTGTATTTCTTTTACCTAATTTTTTTATCATATCATTTTTAGTTATAACTATTCTATGATCAGTATTTGCAACGTAATTATTATTTAAATCAAATTTAACAACATCGCTTTTTCTAGGTTTACCAAATAATTCAATACCCTCTTTTAATTCATCTTTAATTATATCATCTATTTTATTTGAAGATTTAACTAATGTCATTAATTCATCTATTTCTTCTTCAAGTTTTTTCTTTTCAACGATATATTTTTCATGAGCAGATTTATTAAAAGCAGTTACTTGCATAGTAGATATAGTTGATGCTTGTAATGTTGATATACCAAATTCAGTTATTAATTTATTTTTAAATTCTGTAGAATCATATGATTCAGTTGCATATTTAATAGTCTTTTGACTGTTTTTATTATTTGAAACAAAAATCAATACATTCAATACATGAACTCTTTCAGTTTTCTTTGTTATTTGTTTATTTATTTGACGTCTTTTAACATCTCGTCTAAATGCTAACCAATCTAATAACAATGTTCTTACTGTATATTGTTTTAATGCATATTCATCAACTAAAGTTAAAGCATATGCAGTTGATGTTAACATAGGTGTTTTCTTATATAATAATTCCAAACTTTTATCTAAATCTGTTCCTTGTTTAAATAAAATATCTATAGAAAGTTTTGCTAATCCTTGACTATTTTTTCTTTTTCTTTTTCCATTTCTTTTATCATTTTGGTCATGAATATCAACATAACCCACTAATTCTCCAGATTTACCCATAGCTATTATTTTATCTTTTATTTGTTGTAAATCAGTATTCATAGGAACAGATAAAACTTGAATTTTATTATTTTCATAATCAACATTTACTTTTGATTTCATTCTAAATTTTCCTACACCTGTTTTTCGTATATCATCAAATTGTCCATCATCTATTATTTCACAACCATTTGGTATATCAGGATATATTATTTTATCATAACTAGGATCATCCATTAATTTTAAAGTAAATTCACATACTTCTTTAAAATTATAATTAGGTTGTTCTGAAAACATACCATAACCTATAGCTTTACAAGATTTTGTTAAAACTGCTGGATATCTTGCAGGAAGATACTCAGGTTCAACTATACCATCTATATATCCTTCCTTCATAGCTACTATATCTTCATCAAAATCTTTAAAATAACAATATAATGAAAATAGACTTAATTTTGCTTCTAGATAACGGAAAGCAGATGCATCATCACCCATTTCATTACCATACGAACCAGAACCATCTATAAACTCAACTGCATTCTTCCAAGGTCTTGCTAATTTTACACATGTGTTATAAATATTAGTTTCACCATGTGGATGATATTTCATAACAGCACCTATAATAAGACCTAATTTCTTATATCCTAATTTAGGAAATGCTTTTACGTCAGCATACATTGCATATAATACCCTTCTTTCAGATGGTAATAAACCATCTGTTATAAAAGGAATATGACGATATATATTTTTATTTGGTGCAAATATTGAAATTGCTGATATAGCTTCATCAGCTAAATCTGACACAATTATATGTTCTTTAAATTTTTTCTTTGCTTCTGAAATCTTCATTTATTTTTTACCTCCTCTAAAGAATATAACATCTTCAAGATATAATTTTTTATTATTAACTATAAATTGTGTAACCTTCATATAAACCTCCTAGTTGTCTAACATATCTTTATTTATCTCAAATGTTGATGTTAACTCTCTACGTTCTTTATCACGTTTACCATGAAGTATTTCATATACTCTCATAGCTTCTTCTATATCTGATACAGTTAATTGAACTAGTGTACGTTTATTTGGATCCATTGTAGTATCCCATAAATCATCTTCAGATAATTCACCTAACCCTTTATATCTTAATTCTTTCTTTGGTTGAACTTTTTGAGCCATAGTTAAGAAATCACCTATTGTCATATCGCCCTTATCTTCAACACCATCTTTATATTTTTCTTTAACATGAATGATATAATTATCTTCATTTTCAATCATTATCTTTTTAAGATTAGCTGTTTTTTTATCAAATATTTTATCTAATGTGAATATTTGTTGTTTACCTTCATATATACCTAATATTATATCATCAATTCCATTATCATCTTTAATTACATCTATTTCTGGGAATTGTTCTTTTATTTTTATATCAAAATCATCAGTATCTCTATATTTAACAACATATTCCACAAGTTTAGGATTAGCAATACAATGTTTAGAACTATCTATTAATTCATCTAAATAATATTGATTTGCCACTAAAAGATCATGATAATCTTTTTTCTTAATAGGTTCACCATTAGGTTTACTAATTTCAAACTTATCCATAATACATCTATAATATACTTCATTATATTCTGCTTTATTTACAACAAAAGGTTTTTTCTTATCATTAATTTTGTATAATGGTGGTAATACTAGATATAATCTACCATCTAATATTAAATCTCTCATATGTTTCAAGAAGAAACCTCCTAATAATGAGAATATAAATTTACCATCTATATCTGCATCGGAAGATATAATTATTTTTTCAAATCTACATTTAGTTATATCAAAAGTGTCACCACATCCAGCATTTATTGCTTTAGCTAAATTTCTAAATGTTTCATTCTTTTCAAGAACATCTTGTGTTGACATATCGAATGCATTACCAGGAACACCACGCATAACATACATTGCTTGAAACTCAGGATCTCTTGCTTGACTACCATTTGATTTAACTGACAATCCTTCGTAAATATATAATTCTCTATAATCATTTTTTCCTTTATTATTTGCAGGAATATAATTAGGAATTAAATGTTGAGATATTAATGATACTTCTCTTTTAATTAAATTACTTCTTGATTTGTTTGCTTCAAATCTAGCTTTTGCATTGGTTTTAATTATATCTGTAAATTTTTTTAATTCTTTTTTATTTTCATTAAAATGATTTTCTAAACTAGATTTAACTAAATCTGTTAATGGTTTTATTAATTTTTTATTTTCTATCTTTTCTTTTGTTTGTCCTGTAAATCCAGGATCTAAACTAGTACTCAATGATAATACTAAAACCAAATTACTTGTTATATCATTATAAAGAATGTTATATTTTTCCTTTTCTTTTTCTGTAAGAGATTCTCTTGTTTTCTTAGAAAAGAATTGACATATACCATTTATAACTGCTTGAGTATGATCACCTTCATCTATAGTATGAACAAAGTTACAAAAACTTCTAGTCATTGGTTCCATTAAATTCATATTAAAACAGAAAGCAAATTCTAAATCAACATCTCTTTTTAATGTTTTATTTATAACTTTACCTCCTGATTTTATTAATCTAACATCTTCATTAATATGAGTTGTATCTTTACTATAATATATTCCACTATGTTTGAATGGTGACATAGCATCTACTAAATCAACTAATCCTCTTGGTGTTCTTTTTATTTTATGTTTAGTTGATTTTCCATTTTTTATTATTGTGTAATCAATAGTTATTTTTGAATCCAGAAAATGTTTTATATTGTTTAACCAATCCAATAATATGTTTCCATCCATTTGACATTTTCCCATATATTTTTCACTAGGTTTGAATGTTACTATTGTACCATGTTTATCTTTATTTTTTATTTTTACAACTTCACCCTCTTGTACTTGAACTCCATCTCTATATTCAACACAAGCATATTCACCTAATTTAAATACTTCTAATTTAAAATAATCAGATAATGCATTTGTACATTTCAAACCTGCACCATGACATCCAGCAGATTTTTGATTATCTGTTCTACCGAATTTTGTACTTGATTGAATTAAAGTACATGCTTCTAACATATTTTCAAATGGCAGACCTCTACCATTATCTTCTGATGTGAAAATATTTTTATCTTCATCTAATACTATAGTTATTTTATTTCCTGGTGAATGTTTATTTATACATTCATCAATATTATTATTTATGCACTCTTTACCTAAATGAATTGCTCCCAATGAGCCTAATCTTGAAATATACATCAACGGAGCTGTTCTTATTTTGTCTAAATCATTTTCAGCTACTACCATTTTTTCTTCTATAAATTTTTGAGTCATTAATAATTTACCTCCTTAAAATAAAATGTTATAATAATATTTTATTATTAATACTGTAGACAATAGGATCACACAAATACATCTTAGTATAAACCAATATTTTCGATTTTTTTTATTATTTACCTCTAAAAATACCATATACCAGAGTATTGAATTTAATAATGCATATGATACTATTATCCAAAAATTCTTAATAAAATATAATATTATCATTTATCATTCCTCCTTTTCAATTATATAATATATAATTGAAATATATGCTCATTTCATGTCATTATTTTATATACATTATATTGTTTGTTCAATTATTTATTTATATAAGAGTAACCCCTCATTATAAAAAAATAGATATAGAAGGAGATTTTACTCTCCTTCTATATCTACATCATTTTCAATTATAAAATTCTTTAATTTCTTTTTCAGTCTATGATACCTAACACTAACACATTGTCTCGTTACTTTCATTTCATCAGCTACAGTTATTTGTTTAGCATCTTCTAATAAAATACGTCTTAGTATATACTTATCTTTTGGATTATCTGAAAATACCCCACTTTCAATAATATCTTCCAATCTATTTCCATTATAGAGTTTATCACGATGTACCTTTATTGCATCAATTAAATTCAATTCTTTATTTGTTTCACCATCTTTAACATCTATTGATATGCATTCAATTTCTTTTTCTTCATTTCTGAATTCTGATAAAATAGCACGTGATACTGCTGGATACATATATGATGATAATTTATTTCCTTTAGAAGGATCGAATAATTCTATAGCATGCCATACAGCATAAATAGCAATACTTTCGATATCGTCATATGATACCATCATATTAGTTTTATTTCTAAATTTATTAGCTATCTTAATAGCTAATTTTATGTGACTATATAATAAGTCTAGTTTACATTCTTTTTTATCAATATTGTCAATGCAATATTGATATTCTTCAGGTGTCAATTCTTTATGATATTTAATATAATAAGACATATCAATCACCCCTTCAAAACTTCTTTCAATTTATTTCCGCAGCGTTTTATTACTCTACTTACATATGCTTGTGAGCATTGTAAGCATTCAGCTATTTCCATTTGAGTTTTGTTTTCTAATCTTAATGCTACTATTTTCTTTTCAATTTCTGAAAAACAAAGGTTTTCAGTTATAAGTTCATTTATTTCTATATTTCTAAATACTTCATTAGATTTAAAATCATATAGTATATCATTTACACGTAATGTTTCCCCATCTGAATCTTCATGTAATATATTTGATAAACTAACACAATTAAGTCTATTGTATCTTTTGTGTTTACGCAATAACATGCGTATTTCGTTATTGATGCATGTTGTTGCATATGTTGCAAAACTTGCAGGTTTATTACAATCATATGTTTTGATTGCTTTCCATAAACCTATTGTACCTACTTGAATTAAATCATCTGAATTTAAAGAACCGTTTACAAAATAACTATTCACTTTATTATATACTAACCCCATATTATGTTGAATTAAATATTCAACACATTCTTCTTTATCAGTATTTTTAAAACAATAATCTCTATAATCATTATTTTTCATCATATTGTTTCCCCCTTTAAAAAATTAAAAGAAGAACGAGAATTAACTCGTTCTTCTTTTTATTAATACTTACACAAAATAACAAATTTTATAATTTACTTTGATTGTAAGAAGCTCTTCTTACATTACCATTATTGTTATTGTGTTTATTTCCTTTTTTCTTTTTCCCTTTCAATACTATGTTGTCATATACTTTACTAAGGGAATCGACGCCTTCCTCAATCTTAGCTAATCCAGGAACATACTCAGGTTCAGCTAATAATTTAATTAGTTCTATTACGTTTAAAACTTCATCTAATTTTCTTTGGACTTCAGCTAATGTTTGTGTAGCAGTGAATATTTCAGTACCACAACGATTGCAGCGTAAAACTCCATCTCCTACACTAGATAAATTAGCTCTACCATTACGATCTTTGTGATCACAATGGAACGCTGTTTTCTTTTCTGCCATTAAAATTCTTTCTCTTTGTTTTTTATAATCTCTTAATTGTTCAGAAACTTCTTCTGAAGTTCCTTTCTTATTATAGTTTACTTGATTATTTTTGTTTTCCATAAAATTTACCTCCTAATTAATAATTATTTTATTTCTTTCAATTGTATAATATATAATTGAAAATCTTATCTTTTACATTATTGTATTTGAATTAATATTTTTTTATTCCATTACATCTCTAAAGCATATTCCCGCATCTGTCATGTAATAAACTTGAGTTATATTTTCTGTTGGTATCAATGAATATGCTAAATTGTTTTCATGATCATGATGTTCAAATTTAAGATATTCTGTAGAACCTATTGTTAATAAATCATCTACTTTAAATCTATAAGCAGTATCATTATCACCTCTTGGGCTATATGCTAATTTATAACCATTAGCAAATCTAAATCCTATAATATATTGTGAACCTCCTATATAATCCACAACATCTTTAACATCTTGGTTTGTCATATTATTATACCTCCTCTAAATCTATTCTTTTTTTCTTTTTAGACTTCTTTTTATTCTTTTTTCGTTTACCTTTACCATGTTTAGGAATACCTAGTTGCATAGATATTCTTTCTATTTTATCTTTCATTGGTTCTTCTTTACTCTCTATTACCTTACTGAATTGTTTATATATACCATTTTTCAATTAAATAACACCCCTTTCAATAAGCCATTATTAACCCTTCTTTTGCTCTAGTTGCTGCAGTATAATTAATACGACACTGCATTTCTCTATTTCCAAATGGTTCTGAAATAAAAATAACATTATCAGATTGAGAACCTTGAGATAAATGTACTGTCATAGCATAACCATATTCAAATACTTCAAACATAGAATATCCTTTTTTATAATCACTATCTAAAGTAATACTACTTGTTAATGCTTTATAATCTATTCTTAAATCTCTAAATATTCTATCAGTTTCAAAGTCAGGTTTAAAATCAATATCTAAAGTTTTACCATTAAAACTTGATTTTTCAATATTATCAACAAATCCTGTCATACCATTAACCAAATACATATTATTTCCTAAAATTCTTTGCCTGTTATTTTTTCTACATATAAGTTTTTCTCCATATACTGGTAATGCATTAGTATAACCATGTATATTTTCTCTTATGTATTTATTTAATTTAACTCTACTAGAATTTTTAGGAGTTAATACCATATCAGCTTCTCGTAACATATCATCATTTAGCATTGTTTTAGGAATGACAAAACATTTATCTCCATATCTACCATATGGTATATGTTCACCTCTAGCTGCTAATTGACTTATATAAATTATAGGATCTCCTTCTTTTTGTCGCATTATTTTAGTTAAAACATAATCAGGTCTTTTTAAATAATGAGTGTTACCCATAACAGGTGGTAATTGTTGTAAATCTCCTAATATTATCATAGGTATACCAAATGATTCCATTTGTTTACCTATTTCATCATTAACCATTGGACCTTCGTCAACAACTATTAATTTAATATAACTAGGTAGAGATTGTTTCAGTCTAAATAGAGGTCTTTTAACAAGTTTACCATTACGCATTACATTTTTACCATATTCATCTTTTACAGGTACAAAATCAACATCATAAAAAACACTGTGTATAGTTCTTCCTTCAACACCACTACGACTTAATTGTAATGCAGCTTTACCAACAAAAGCCACAAATAATACATTTGCCATATCTAATCCTAACTCTTTTATTATTTCCTTAACTATTGTTGTTTTTCCTGAACCTGCGGGTCCACTTATTTCAAAAGTTTGTTTTCTATCAGGACTGATATTTCTAAACCATTTTAATGCTTTTATTATACATTCTTCTTGTTGGTTATTCAAAACTATGTTCATTTTTTTCACCTCTAAAAATATATTAATAAATAATTGTATAAATAATTATAAAATACAATTATATAAATTAAGGTGGTGATTTATATGGATAGAATCAATATAAGTGAAATACAATTAAATCAATTGGAATATTGTATCTTAGAAGAAACTATAATATTACCTGTAACTTCAGTCCGAGTAAGTGTTCCAAAATTAACTATGAATACTAATTCTAGCAAAACATATGCCAATAGTGCAATATTAATAAATGATAATGCATGTAAACCTAGGAAAATGTCTGCTATAGAATTATCCACAGGAATTAGAATTAAAGTTTTTTCTAATTTAATTAGTTCTAACTCTGTAAAAAAAAGAATAAAAACTGAAAAGCCTTTGACATATGAATATTATATACCAAAAGGAACTCAAATGATAGCTTGTTTTATGAATAATAACGTCAATGATGGTTATTTAACAAATTTCTTATAAGGAGATGAATAATTATGGCTGAATCAACAATTCAAGATAGTATTGAAGTGGGTAAAGAATTACAAATAACAGGAAATACATTACATTATAAAAATATTATTAGTAATAGTAATAATGAATTATTTGTATTTTCAATAAGTAGTATATTTGATAAATATTATGAATTAATGAAAGAAAAAACAGTAACTATTGAATTAACTGACGAAGAATATAGAACTTATATGTATAAACCTAAATTATTAAGTTTAGACTTATATGGTACAACTGAATTAGATTTTTTATTATTAAGATTAAATAACATGGTCTCATGTATTTATTTTAATAAAAAAACTTTGAAAGTATTTGATAAAAATATTATTTCTTTATTAAATGAGATAATGATCCATGAGCAAGATAACTTTATAGATAATGAAGTTACAATAATCAATAAAATAAACGAATGGGATGATTAATTTCATCCCATTCGTTTATTCTACGTTTTTAAGTTCATACAAATTATCTTTAATAATTAAATCAAATTCATATGAGGAAAATTAAAATTTCCTATGCCATATAAGATTATATTATATACAGCAAACCCAAAAACATAATTAAAAACTAAATAAAAAATTATAATTGCTTTATATCCAAAAAAATACTACTACATAACAATACCCTCTAAAAATCTAAGCTATATTCTTTAATTCATCATTATAAAATGTTTCACCTCCTAAAGTATCTAAAACATCTTTTTCTTTTTGTAAATTACATTGAGGTGTCGCTTTGGACATATCAAATAATTTAACTTGATTATTAACTTTCTTACCATCAACTGTTAATTTCTTATTAGGATCACCAATATACTGTAACGAACCTTTAGTAAACCAAACAGGTTTTCCATCTGGTGTAGTAACATTAACATCTTTTTGAAATGCAACTTGACTTCCTTCAACATAAGGAATAAATGCTTTTGCTCTATTGTGAGCACCAGAACGAGTTTTTAAAACCATTGCTTCTAAATGAGTATATTTAACAGCTCCAGTTGATTTTAGTGTTTCATATTTATCAGATGTTTGAGCAAATAATATACCGAAGTCACAACATTCTAATACACCTTTAGATTCTGAGAATGCATATTCATTACAATCAGGTATAACATCTGTTTCAAAACGAGCTCTTTTAGTAGATATCTCTTCACTGATTTCTCCTTTGATTTGTGATGCAGTTAAAACTGCAACATCACATTCTATTGCAACTGCTCTTAAATCAGTTACTGTATTTTCAACAAATAATCTATTTTCAACAGAATTAACTGTTGGTCTAAATCCTTTTATATAGTCAGCTACTAATGCTACAACTTGAAGTCCTTCTTTTTCTTTAAGTTGTTCTATATCTCTTACTATTTCATTTTTTGTATAAGCACCATTTGGTACTTGTATAAATCTGATTTTAGTTGGAGTTGCACGCTCTAATATATTACTAGATTCAATTAATAATTCTTCCACTTCATCATCACTAAGATAACATTTTTCTCCTTTTTCTTCATCATCCCAAGAAATATCTTGACCTGTCATCATTTTTATATATCTTGATTTAATATCATTTAAACCTGTTTCTGCTGATATATATAAAACACAAGGTGTATATTTCTTATCATATTTAACATTTGGGTTATATAAAGCTATATCTATAGCTGAAGATATTAACATTGAAGTTTTACCATTTCCTGAAGGAGCACCAAATACCATTAATTGTTTACTTTCTATACCTCCTCCAGTAACTAAATTTAACCATCTCATACCAAAACGAAACTTATTACATCCAGTTTCAGCTTGTTTTCTATTTCTTCTATTTTCTGCAATACAATCTTCTTTATTCAATCCTGCTGTAAATCCATTATTAACTGCACAAAAAAGATTTGATGTTGAATTAACACTATTATATTTTTTTATTTGAATCATTTTATCATTAAATGCTTTTTCAAATTCAGGAATGGCATCATAATTACCATCTACCAATATATCATTTTTTAATTTATTTAAATTTTCCATTGATTGATCAAAAAAATAATCACAAGCCCATGTTGATATTTTTATTTGATTTACCATACTAGCACATTTATCTTCTGGTAATACTTTTAATGATTTCTCAGGTGTTAATAAACCATTTATATATTCTTTAATCGGTAAATCTTTTTTTACATTTTTAACAACATCTACAAATTCATGTCCTGTTTCATATGATTTTTCTGAACCATAATCATCTATATAAGATAAAAATTCTGTTCCTGGTGGAGGAGGTACTTGTTCATTTATTGCTTTTATTGCTCCTTTACACCATATTATTTTATCATAAAGTGCATCATGATTTGATCTTGGTATACAATCAGGATCAACATAATTTAAAAATTTTTGTATTTCCATATTAATTTTCTTATCTCTGCATGGATGTTCGTCTAATAATAAATATTTTACCATGCTTTCTATATGTTCATATTTTGTATGTTTTAAAATGTCTGCTGTTCTATTTTTCTCTCTATAATTTTCAGCAAATTTATTTCTATTCTTCTTTTTAATTCCTGCAAATATAGGCATTGATTTTTCTGTCTCGGGTTGGTCATATATACTACCAATAAACCCTGTTTGTTTTTTATTATCAAATTCCATCCTATCTAATCCTCCTTTAAAAGTTTAAAATTATTTTTCATAATAAAAAATTGTTAAGCATTTTCTGATTTTTTATCATGCTTATTTTTTTGTTTATTTTATTTTTTATAACATTATTTTTTAGTCAAATAAGTGCGGTATACACTTATTTGACATTTCCATTTATTATTTTTCGTATATTTTCTAAATCTATTTTTTCTCCTTTTTTGTTATATATAAATTGCTGTATTTTTTCTTCATATGAAATACTTTTATCAAATATAAAATTATATTTAAGCATTAATTTATCTACTATTTCTTTTGTTTTCTGTTTAGTTTCTTCTTTGGTATTATCCATTATAACTATATCAACATTTTCCATATTACCAAACACTGTTGTTACTGAATCTATAAAAACTTTAGTATTATCATAATTCTTAGGTATATTTATTTTTATTCTTAATTTATCTTTTTTATATGTTGATATCATCTCTTTTATAAATTGAATTTGTTCATTCAGCAACAATGAAAATATTTCTGATGTATCTAATATTGATACTGTATCAAACTTGGTTGCTTTATCATTAACTATGAATTTAAAATCAGTAGATTTATTTTCAGTTTCATATGTTGAAATAATAAAACCCTTATCTTCTTCCTCTCCATATCTACTTCTAGTAAAACTTCCAGTATACATTATTCTATTTCTAATTTTTTGTGATTTATGTATATGACCAAAAATTATTGGACCATCACATATTTTTTCAATAAACGCCGAATTAAATACTGGATATTTCTTCATATTTAGAGTTTTATTCGTTACATAATTAGTTTCTTCAAACATACCATGACCAATTATACATTGGTATTTTTTATTAAAGAATTCCTTATAGTATTCGTCTTTATTTTCCATATATTCTTCAGGAACATACAAAACATTAAAATCTGGGAATAATTCTTCTTCTCCTACAGTTAAATATAATTTAAAATCAACTTTAGAAGATTTAGCTATACTTGATAAATTAACTAATTGATTCTCAGGATCATGTGAAGCGGTTCCACGTATCATTCTTAATTTAGTATTAGTTTGTTCACATTTATCTAGTATATCACAAAAAGTCTTAATTGCATATATTGAATGTTTACTAGATAACGATAGTTTAGTATCAAAATAATCACCTGCTATAAAAACAACATCTATATCTTTAGTTATATTATTTATAACTAATTTAAATTCTTTATATAATAATTCTGCAGGATAATATCCAAAATGTATATCTCCTATTACAAGTAGTTTGTATAACATATCATATACCTCCTTTTAATATTTGTTATAAAAAAAATGAAAAACTATATATAGATAGTTTTTCACCCTCTGATTATATCATCATAGCATAACAGATTCCTTTTAAACAATTTTCAATTTCACTGACTATACCATAATTCTTTACATCTAAATCAAATATTTTATTTCTACATCTAATAAATTCCCATCCTTTACCAAAACTAATATAATGCTTTTTACAGAATTCAGCAAAATCTGAATTTAATTTCAAACTTTCTTTTCTATTACAATTTAAGTTACGTATTCCTTGTATTTTAGTTAATCTATAAGCACTATATTCTAATAAATCATATAATGATATATCTATATAAGATAATAAATCATATAATACTCCTCCTAATAACACGACTAAATTACGTAAATCTGTCTTATCAAATTCATTTGATTGGATAGTATTATTATACATATCAGAATTTAATGTGTTTAAACTATATTGATTAATTATAAAATGATATATAAAATCATTAACAAAAGTTCCTTCTGTTAAATCATTTATTTTATATCTAATAGCTTCTATCATACGTAATAAGTCATCATGTCTAGCAAGATCTATTTTGTCATAGCAATCCCACAATTTCTTATCAAATTCTTCAGTTGAACTGAAACTTATTTCATTATTATTATAATAAATATGTGGTAAAAATATTATCTTTTTAGGTAATGGCAATAAATTAATACAATATTTTATGTTATTTGGTTTTCCATAACTATCAATTCTACCAGTTGCTCGTATTAAATTTGAATTAGTTGCATTTCTCTTAATAAATTCCTCTGGTTCTTCATTTAATATTAATTGTGTATGGTCTGCTAAATATTCTTTACCTTTGTGTAAATTCATTATAGTATAACATCTATCGTTATTACGATATTTTCCTACTAAAACTGCTTCAAATGTTATTATTTTACCAACACCCATATCTTGTAATCCAGGTCTTTCTATTTTCTTAAGTTCTAGATTTCTATTATTGTTATTTGAGAATTTATATATGATTTTATTAGTTATAATATTTTTACTTTTACTATTATTTATAGTTTTACTTTTATCTATAGTTTGACTTTTATTCATATTTTTACTTTTATCTATAGTTTGATTTTTATTAACATTTTTACTTTTATCTATAGTTTGATTTTTATTAACATTTTTACTTTTATCCATTGTCTTATTCTTATTCATTGTTGTTTTACTTTTATCAACTGTCTTATTCTTATTCATTGTTGTTTTACTTTTATTTTTATTCACTGTCTTAATATTATTATCACTGCTTTCAATTAAAAATTGTTTTTCATCCTTATTCTTATTATTTTTCATTTATTATCCCTCCGTTATAATTAAAATATTAATGGAATAAGACTAAATAAATTTGTCTTATTCCATTTTGATATATTAAGTATTTCCCCTTTCCTTCCCATATATGTCACCACATATGAGTTGTACTCAAGTATAAAATTGACCCTCACGAGTCAACCCCGTTCCTTTTCATCTCTATATAGAGATGCGTTGTACTAGGTCTAAAACTGATTATAATGAATCAGTCCCCCTTTCCTTGTCATATATGTCACCACATATGAGTTGTACTCAAGTATAAAATTAACCCTCACGAGTTAACCCCGTTCCTTTTCATCTCTATGTAGAGATGCGTTGTACTAGGTCTAGAACTGTCCCTCACGGGTCAGTCCCCGTTCCTTATATCTATATAAAATATAGATACGCCGTACTAGGTCTAGAACTGACTATGATAGTCAGTCCACCGTTCCTTCCCATATATGTCACCACATATGAGTTGTACCATAGGCTTTAAAATTGACCCTCACGAGTCAACCCCGTTCCTTATATCTATATAAAATATAGATACACCGTACTAGGTCTAGAACTGATTCTAATGAATCAGTTCACCGTTCCTTCCCATATATGTCACCACATATGAGTTGTACCATAGGCTTTAAAATTGACCCTCACGAGTCAACCCCGTTCCTTATATCTATATACAATATAGATACGCCGTACTATGTCTAGAACTGACTATCATATAGTCAGTCCATCGTTCCTTCCCATATATGTCACCACATATGAGTCGTACTAGAATATCGGACGAGGTGGGGTTAAGATCCGCTCATATCCTAGAGGCTCACAAACTTATTTAAAAGTCACTATCCCCTAACATACTATACAGTCGCATCCAGAAGCTCACAAACTTATTTAAAAGCCACTATCTCCTGATCTACCTGTAGTCACTACGGAATCAATGCCGTCCAGAAGCTCACAAACTTATTTAAAAGTCACTATCTCCTGATCCAACACCTTTATTATATCCTAGGAGCTCACAAACTTATTTAAAAGTCACTATCTCCTAGCAATATATCCTGCTGGCAACCTAGAGGCTCACAAACTTATTTAAAAGTCACTATCCTCTAGCATTGCCGTCCTACGAAATATAAATAAAATAAATTTTATTTCTTATATATAATATATAATTAAAATCTTTATCTTTTTCATTACTATTTTGTTGAAGAGTAAATAAAAAAATAAGTAAAAGATTTTTTATTCTTTTACTTATTTTTGCAATTACTATAAATCTAAAACAAACATAAGTGATTCTCTCACTTCATGTTTTTTTTCTTCTGTAAGTATCCCTATCTTTCTATCTAATTGAGATTTGTCAATTGTGGTTATCTGCTCTAAAAGAATCAAAGATTCTTTACTTATGCCACATCTTCCATCTATACTTACATGTGATCTCATTTTTTTTGTTTTACTTCTACTAGTTATTGGTGCTACAGTAACCACATTGGAATTTTTAGTTGTTATATCATTTTGTAATATAACAACTGGACGATAACCTGTTTGTATACTACTATTTGTATAACAATTTACTTCTCCCAAATCAGCTAAATATATTTCTCCTCGTTTAACTTTTCTCATTTTTTTATTCCTCCCTATATATTATTAATTATTTAAATAATATATATTTTATATATTATTCATTTTTATAATATATAAGTGAATATTTATGAATTACATTAAATCATGCCATTCATTATTTAAATCATATATCATATAAAATACATTTACTAGATTATTGAATAATTTAATATATTCATCCATATCATCTCTATCAATTATTTTCAAATCCCAATCATTTTCATGTATTATTAGAATACCAACTTGTTCAACATTAGTATTGTTATTTTCTAATAATTGTATATATGCTCCTAATTGAATAAAATGAGATGAATAAAATTTTTTAGATGTTTTAAAATCTATTATTGTTTTCTTTCCTTCTAATTCACAATATAAATCAATAGTACCACCATATGAATCTATTGAAAATGATCTTTCTCCCCATATTGGATTTAAATTATGACTATCCAAAAATGATTTAAAAGATTTTAAATTATTTTTAATAAATATCATATCTTTTGTTGGTATATTGAAATTGATACCTTCATTAAATAAATACTCATGACATACTTCATGAACTAATGTTCCTAGATTAGCTTTTTCTTCTAAAACTTTTTTATAACTTTGTTTTTTCCAACCTAAACTATTTGCCCAATTAACAATATGGGGTTTATTTAAAACTTTTAATATAGTAGTAACTGATGGTACTTCTATATCATTATTATTTATATATGTTGAATGGTCTGAATATTTTCCCATTAATATTATTACCTCCTATTTAAAAATTATTTAATTGTAATATATGATTTTAATAATAATATACAATTAATGAACAACACTCCTTATTGGTATGTATTGCTAAAAATAAATATTAATTTTCTAAAATTTAATACATACCAACAACTCCGTAAGGAGAAGAAGATGACTGGAGGACGATAGAAAAAAGGAGTCCGACAGGAGAAGGAGTTGTTGAAATAAATAATAAAATATGGAAAGGAAGATACGTTCATTAACATTTATAGTTAATGAACTTTTTTATTTTTTTAATTTAAAAAATAATCTTATAAACAAAATAGTAAAGAAAGAATATAAAAAAGTCCCATTGATGAATTTATTTTTTTTCTTACATGGCAAACCCTCAAGATTATATAAGTATAAGTATAGTTATAAAAAATGGATAAGATTTAATTAAATCTTATCCAACATTCTTTTTTAATTGAAAATAATGTTAATAAACAATTTAATAGGGTAAAAAATTCATTTAAACTGTTTACATTTCTATTGATATATGTAGAATATAAGTATTAATACTTATATTCTACATATTTTTTTCTCCAATAATCAACAATGATATAAGGTATAAAATTTTTAAAATTTATATAAAAGGAGTTGTAAAATATGAAATATAAGCCAATTACAAATACGTATGTATTTAAACAATTTCAAGGCAATATAATAAACGTAATACAAGAAACCTTAACTAAAAGTGATATTTTATCTGAAACTGAATTACAAGAACAACTAGTAATGATTAATAAATATATTAAATCGGGATTAAAGATAAAAGTGTTGAAAGAATTTGAAGAAAATAAAATAAGATTATTATATGCTAATGATGGTATTCCTAAAATGTCATCATTGCCATTTATAATGACAGTAGCAGGTTCAGATATAAATGCTAATGTAATAGTTAGTACTTTTGGTAGTAGAAGACAAGATGGTGTTGTTAACATAGAATATAGAAAACTTTATGTTTTAATGGAATCAGCTTATATTGCTAAAAAAGTATTAACTAATTATAATCAATATAAAAATAATAGTAATATAATAAATAGTTGTGTTATGTATGCTAATATGTTTGTTAAACCTTTAAATAGAAAGTTTAATATACATTTAGATAGAAATAAAGAAAATACTGCTTTATTTTTAGCAGCTAAATTCTTTTTAAAAAATGTATTGGAAATGTCTAATGAAGAAATTATTTTCAATACAGCATCAAAAGCTTGTAAAGCACCTAATCCATTATTACTAAGAGAAGCAGATGTAACTATACCTGATGAAGCTTATACAGATTTAGGTACATTTTTAAATGCATTAAAAGAAGATAAACTTAGAATAGGATTAAGCAATTTAACAGGAAGAGGATATTTGGAATCATTTATTTCTCAATATGGTGGAGCAACTATATTTGCATTAGAAATGTTACCATATTGGTTGTTTGTAATAAATGCATCAATTTCTTCTATGGGAATAGTAAATAATTTTGCATTAGAAGATATAACAGAAAAAGATGGACCAAAATTAATATCTAAATTTTTATAATATAACAGGGAGAATATATAATATGGAAAAACAAGAAGAAATGATAATAGAATTTAAAAATAACGTTATTGAAAATTTAATTTCAACGTATGGCTGTAGTAAAATTGAAGCTATGTATTTATTTAAGAAATCATTTGTACCAAATTTAATTAAAGAAGTTCCTGAAATGGTATTACATGATGGTGTAGAATATTGGTCAAGATTAATTTATAATTGGAAGGAGGATATTTAAAAATGGCTGATAAAATTTATTTTCCAAGAACTATAAACTATAAAGGTAAAGGTTTAATAGCTAAAAATACTATTGATAGTGAAATAATAGTAGTTGATAAAGATGGTCAAAAAGTTGATCCTATAGAACATAATGACCAAAAATATATTCCTTGTATTATAGGAGATACTATAATAGTAACTTATACAAAGAAAAAAATAAGTAGAAGATTTAAAGTTGTAGGAATAGATGTATCTGAACAATTTTATGTATGTGAAGTAGTTATGACATTTGAAGATAATATAGAATTGCAATTAATAGAAATACAACAATTATATGAAAAAAATGCAATAACTAGTTCCACTGTTCATCAAAAAGCAGATGATTTATTAGTTCAACTATTATATGAAAAAGGATATGAAAGAATAGCAGATGCATATATTAAAGTAACAAAATTTTATAATTGATAAAAAAAATAATGAATACCAATTAGGTATTCATTATTTTTTATTATTTAGTAAATCATTATGATAATTAATCCTCTTTATTATCATAATTATAATCACTTATCCATTCTTTGAATCCATGGTAAGCTATTATTTTAAATTGAACGGCATTATTTTCATCTTTAAAAAATTCTACTTCCCATCCAGCTTCTTTTAGAATTTTTATTGAATTCTTAAGAATATTTTTCAAAGGATGTTGTTCAAATTTATCTGGTGGATAAATTGAAAAAGCATATAGTAATTCTTCTGCTGTGCTCATTAAATTATCATATTCTTTTTCTTCTAAATGACCTTTTAAATTAAAATTATAAATATTTTGCATAATATTACCTCCAGTAATTAAATAAATTTATTGAATAAAATATAAACTATTTTATACCTTTATTCATAAATATAATATAGTAATGAAAATTTATAAATTACATATACAAAACAATTACATACGGAATATATAAAAAATATAAAAACTTTACAACTTTACTATTAAACTAACATAATAACGAATAGTTAACATGGGGATATGTTACTATCCAATAATATTATATAGTAATGAAATATTATAAATTACATAGGAACATAGAAAAAAAATTAAGAAGTAATCTTTAAAGATTACTTCTTAATTATTAATATTAATATTTATTTCATTAAATGTTTTTTTCTTTTTTTCATTGTATTTTTTAAATAAGTATATTGAATAACATTATTCATTACAGTAGATCCTATATCTAATAGTTCTTCTATAGCATCTTTTGCTAATTTATAACCATAGCATTTTGCAGCGAAACTGTCTGCTTCATACTCTAAATTTATATCGATTATTGTTCCTTTTTTTTCTATGTTTTCAAGATGTTTTAATTCTTTATGTCCTAATTCATGAGCTAAAGCAAACTTTTTACCTTCAGCAGACAATTTATCAAATAAACTATCTATTAATATATAATAATTTTTTCCGTCATATACTATCATAGCGAATAATGTACCATATGAACTAAGTAAATAATTATTTCTTATTACTGGTATATTGTCAATATATCCTATTGGTTCAATTTCATTAAAACTTTGTTTAAATATTATTTCTTCACAATCTTTTTCCTTTTGTTTATTATACTCTTCTATTCCTGTACCCATCATTTTTAAATTTTCAAACATGTTATTACCTCCACATTATAAATAATTTATTGAATAAGATATAAACTATTTTATACCTTTATTCACAATTATAATATAGTAATGAAATCTCATAAATTACATATATAAAACAATTACATAATGAAAAAAAAATAAAAAAGGAGGTATTGATATGGCAGAACAAACAGATTTATTTTTTAAACGTGAAGCAATATCGAATAATACATTTGATTTCGATACTGAAATTAAAGCTATAGAAGAATGTAAATTATCTTCATTTCAATATCTTTATCAAATACAAAAAGAAATGACTAGATATAAAAGATTTGATTTCCATATGTCAGATTTACAACGTTGTGATATGGTGAATCATGAATTATCATTGGCTCCAAGAAAATGGATTTTATATGTTCCTGGAGATTTTCTTGATGATGATGATAGATTGCGATATAGACGTTCCAAATTTTATGATGTTCAAATAAGTCAAGAAGATACTCTTAATAATAAAGACATTTTCACTAATTCATATATGGTATTTGTAAATGGTGAATTATGTATGGACGGTGTTAATATATATTGTAAAGAAGATAAGACATATCTTGTTTTTAACATAAGAGAAAAACCTTCAGAAAAAAATGGTTTAATAAGAGCTAATTTTAAACATATGAGAGAAATAAATGCTCCTATTACTGTATTATTTATGCCTAACTATTCTAGTTATTTATTAGATACTAATGCAAATGCAATAGACCACTTTAATAAATCTAATGGGGGTATGAGTTTACCTTCATATAATTTTACTGAAAATACACTATGTTATTGCTTATTAAATGATACACATTATGGAGAAGAATTAAAATTAACTAGAAATGAATCTAATGGAAAATATTTAGTCGATCCTGAGTATATTAAGTATGTTAAAAAGAATTATACTAATAACAAATTATTATTAAAATTTTTTGATTTCCCTTTTTTCCATAAAAAAATAACTTTGGGAAATGATAAAGATGACATATGGTTTCAATTAGATATTCAAGATTATCCAATAGCCATAGATAATATGCTAATATTTGATAGTAAGGGATTCTTTATGCATAATTTAAAAATAGATATGTATTATCCAAATATTTATAAAATAGTTGGTGATATCCCAGATGATAGAACATTAAAAGTTTATGTTTTTTATAGAAAAAGTAGTAAAGTATTAAAGCATAAAAACAGATTATCGATGTATTATAAGTACATGAACAATATATTAACCAGATATCAAAAAGGTACAATTAATGAAATTGTTAAGAATTATATTCCAAAAGAAGTTATATATTCTATAAAAGATTATCAAGGTTCAGTATATTTTGATGACAGTTTTAAATATAAAACTAAGAAGATGAAACAATTAACAAGAGAAGATGGTGAATGGTTTAGAATATACCTTAAATATTTAGCTATACAAAATAGACAATATTATTTAGATATGTCAAAAATAGAATTAGACCAAAGAATTAAAAATGATAATAAAGACACAGGTATAGAACCATTAGAAACATTTGAAGAACCGATGTATTTATTTGTATTATCTAATAGATTTAGAAATAAATTTGATGATTTAATAGTATTGGTTGATGGAACTAAAAGAGATTATGATTGTAAAATATATGGAAATGATGATTATGTATTTCTATATATTCCAGTTAAATTTGTATCATACACATCAATTGTAGAAATAGAAAAGTTACCATTATTTGTAACAACATATGATTTTAGAGGTGATCCTATAACAAGAAGAGCATCAATTGATTTAAAATATCCTAATGATGAATTTCATCATCCTTTAATTAATGATGTATATTTAGTTGATATGGATAATGATAAGTTAGTACCAACTGATGCGTATGAATTATATTCTAGAGTTGGAGATGATGTATACAATTTATTAGATCACGATTCATATTTACCATGTCCAGAACATTTTGAAATTAGATTAAAACATATCGAATATATAGGAAGAAATCTTCAAATGAGGATTTCAAAAAGACATGAGATAACAAGAAAAACAATTTATACAATTAAAGATTTATTTAGTGCACTGCAATTTAATGATGATTGTAAAAAAGATAGTAGATATTTTAGAGTATATAAAAATGGTAGATGTATACCAAGACATGTTCCAACTATACAATTTACAGCAGATCCAGAATTAGGTCCAACAGCAGTAATATCTGGTGTAGGAGTTTCATCAGGTCAAGAATTGGTTGCAGAAATAATGCCATATAAAATGAAACAAGTTTATTATAAAAAAAGAATTGAACAATTTAAAATGGTTGAATTGGATGGATATATTGATAAACCTTTTGATTTGCGTTGGCACGATGTTTATATTAATGGTAGAAAGTTAAATAAAGATAATATTGAAGTAATTTCTTCTAATAAAATAATTGTTAAAAATGTACGTTCTACTAAAAATTTTGAAATTGTTGAAAATTCTAGAGATAAAGAATACTTTGGTTATGTAACAATAGAAGATATTATAGATAAATTAATTGATGCTGATGATGAGTTTAGAGAAAATATTGAAAAAACTATAGCTGAAATAATAGATGACGAAGAAGATATATTAGAAGGTGGATTAACAATAATAGATTATTTATTGTATTCCTTCTATTATGATTACTTGGTCCCAAATTATGGATTGATAAATCCAAATGAATTGCAACTTGATGTTGCAACACAAGAATTTTATCATCAGATAATGGATGGCGAACCTTTCTTATTTAATCCTGATTATGGCAGATTAAATGCTATGATATTACCATTAAATCCTGATGATGATAGTTTAGGATAAACTGAAAGGAGTTTAAATTATGAAACAAGATAGGATGTTTATATATCACATATTTATTAATCACGATCCAACTAAAAATAATATAGGATTTTGTAGTTCTATAAAGGAGTTGATAGAAAGATTAGATTATATAGAATATATGGGATTCAATACAATAATGTCTAATCCCTTATTTCCATGTAAAAGCTATCATGGATATGATATTATTGATTTTTATGATATCGATCCAAACATAGGTACAATGGAAGATTTTGAAAATCTTATGGATGAATTAGATAAACGTAACATGAAATTTATATTTGATATAACATTAGCTCATACTAGCGATACTCATCCATGGTTTTTCGATTATATTAAAGGAGAAAATGATTATTACGTGTTTAGAGATAAAATAGAAGATGATGATATATCAACTGATATGCATAAAACGATACACTTTTATAGATATGATTATCAAAAATATATATTAGGTGCTTTTGGTGGTCATATGCCTTCATTAAATGTTGAATCTGAATCATTAAGATGTGAAATAAAAGATATTTTGCAATTTTGGATTAAAAAAAGTGATAATCTAGGATTGAGATTAGATGCTATTTATTATAATAAAGTAACAGCTAAGGATCATGATGGTATACCTTATTGTAAATTCATAAGAGATTCTGTAGATGAAATAAATCCTAATTGCGTTTTAATAGGGGAAATATGGGATAATAAAAATATGCTTAATGAACCTATTGAATATTCTAATACTCTAGGCAATATATTTGATTTTTATAATAGTTTTAATATAATAAATCAAATTAAAAATGATAAACCAATAAAAATAGAAAATCCATATAAACGTAATACATTGTTTTCATGTAATCATGATACTGCTAGATTATATACTATGTTAAATAATGACATTAGTAAAGTTAAACAAGTATTGGAAACGATGATTTTAAAAACGGATAGTGATGTTAGTATCTATTATGGTACTGAAGGGAATTGGTATGGTGATGTTATAAACGGTAATGACTTGCATGTACGAAGTAAAATGTATGAAGAACACATGCAAGGTTTATTATGTGGAAAATATAATAGTTTAGTTCAATATATAAAAGATTTAATAGCACAAGCTAAATAAAAATGATAAAGATAACGATTGTAATTGAAAATACAATCGTTATCTTTTAAAAAACAATATTGTAATAGAAATAATGAAAGGAGTGATTATTAATGGCTGTTGTAGAAAAAGGAGATGTCCTTAATTATACTATGCAGAGATTTGCTTTATCTGCTTTATCAAAAGATAGATATCCCGAATCAGTTAAAGAAGAAATAATGATTGATAAAAATACAGGTGAAATCTTACTTAAAGATAAAAGTGGTTATATTGTTTCTGCAGATACAACAAATAGATTAGCATTAGCTATGCGAAAAGCTATAAGTGATGCTGAACAGTCAGGAATATGTGGTCAATTCTATCAAATGACTTTTGATGATATGGAATTACCTAAAATGATTTCGTATAATAAAAATATTTTAAGTGAACCTTTGGATTTATCATCTCAAATAAATAAATTTTTATTAAATTTTGATATATCCGAACATTTTTGTAATACAGATAGTATAGATTTGTTAAATGAAACTGAATGTGAAATTAAAGTTGAAGCTAAAAGAGGTAGTCAGCAATTTATTGTTACTAAAAAAATAAATGATATGAATAAATTTGTTATAAATAGTATGGATTATTGTAATGATGATAGTAAACCTATAAGTATAACTGGTATAACATTTATACCTGCTCCATATGCTATAGGTGATGTTAGATATAGAATTTCATTACACAATGTATTTATAACTTGTAATATTTAGGAGGTGATACAAAATGGCAGCTAAACTTAATTTTATAAAAAATATAACAAATGCAGATGCAGTCACAACATATCAATTAATCCTAAATTCTTTGTTTGGTGACAATATACCTAAAGAATATGATCCGACTAAAACTTATTCTAAAGGGGATCCTATTATATCATTAATGCCTAATGGTAATTATGTATTAAAAATTGCAACAGGTAATGATATAACAGGGATATATAATGATAATGACTGGCATACTATATATTTTACTAATTTATTTGGTGAAGGTTCATCATTAGATGTTGATTTTAGTAAAGCTATACAAATAGCAGTTGAACAACCACAAGATAAAGATAATAGAATGTGGTTCCAACCAGTAGTTATTAAATCTGGTGATGGTGGTTCAATAGATTTAGGTGGTTTAACATCTGGTGTAAATATTAATGTTTATGAAAATGAACATTTTGCTGCTCAGGATGATGAACCTAGTGAACCAAAAGTAAGATTATGGTTTGATTATGAAGAATAAGGAGGTGAATTTAAATGGATGTAAGAAAAGCATTTATACGAGTTAAAAAAGAAGGATCTACTGAATTTGAATTAGTTTATCCTATTACTGTTGCAGATTATGTAATGTTAAAAGGTAATAAACCAATGTCTTCACAAATTGATGAAATGACAAAAGCTATTTTATCTAAAGTTGATTCTTCTAAAGTTGGTTCAGCTAATGGTTTAGCAACATTAGACTCTTATGGAAGAATACCTTTATCTCAAATGCCTTCTGAGAATAAAGAAATAAGAATGGTTGATAATATATCACAATTATTTTCAATAACAGATCCTTTTCAAGGTTTAGTTGTTTATGTAAAAGATGCTACTGGAGATGCTGATGTTAAATCTGGTGGTGCTTTTTATATTTATGATGGTAGACAATTTATAAAAACTTCTGAATCTGGAGATATGGAAATAGTCGTTGATTGGAATGATATAAAAAATAAACCAACAACTGTTAAGGGATATGGAATAACTGATGTTCTTGGTTCATCAATGTTAGTTGATTGTGGTGGTAAAGAAAATGCTGGAAAAATAGTTGTATTAAATGAATTTGGTGAATTAGATGTAGATATTACAGGTAGAGCATATTTTGTTTCACGACTAGAACATAAAAGAAAAATAACACTAACAGGAGATGTTAGTGGTGAATGCGTTTTTGATGGTGGAGAAAATGTATATATTAAAACAATGTTAGAAAGTCAAGGAATTAGACCTGGTACTTATACTAAATTAATGGTTGATAATAGAGGTAGGATTATAGGCGTAGGTAATATTGAAGCTAGTGATTTACCAACAATAACTCCAGACATGATACAAGGATTAGAAAATTTAGATAAAAAAATAATGGTAAGAGATAAAGATCAACAAATGGAAGCAAGTATATATTTGGATCATGATCCAGTTAATAATATGGAACCTGCAACTAAAAGATATGTTAATGCCGTTTGTACTACACAAACTATGAATATTAAGGAACCTGTTAGATTTGCTACAAATGAAAATATAGTTTTATCTGGATTACAATATATAGATAATTATCCTTTAAAAGAAGGGGATAGAATATTAGTTAATGGTCAAAATGTTAAAAATCAAAATGGTGTTTATATTGCATCTAGTGGTACATGGCAAAGATCTGAAGATTTAAATACTGGTATTTCTTTTGCTAAAGGTACTTATATTTTAGTAAATGAAGGTAAATTTGCTAATTGTGGATTCATATTACTTAATGGTGGTAATATATCATTAGGTACAAGTAATATAGAATTTGCACAATTTAATGGTCCTAATGATCTTATATTTACAGGAGGTATAACTAAAAATGGAATTAATGTTTCTTTAGAAGAAGTTATCAATCCTGGTGAATATATGTCTGTAACGGTTGATAAATATGGTAGAGTTGTTAAAGGTAAAAAGAATATAACTTTAAATGACATAGGAGGAATAACTTGGGGAGATATTAAGGATAGACCTAATTCTAATCCAGATGCTATAGATACAGCTACAAATTTAATGCACTATCATGAAAATGATGATATATTAGATTATTTAGGAACAAATAATGATGGTAAGCTTACATTTAAAGGTAAATTAATAGAAGGTTCAGGAGGAAATAGTAAAAATGGTTTACCTAGAGGAGGTAAAAAAGGTCAATTATTATCTAAAACTTCAGAAGTAGACTATGAATCTGAATGGACTGATATTGATATAACTGATGCTGAAATGCAAAAATTTATTGAAGAATTAGAAAAAGGTACAGGTTCAAGTGATCCTACTGAATTATTAAGATGTAAAATGCCTAGTGGTGGTATTATCGGTCAGGCATTAGTTAAAAGATCTTCTCAAGATTATGATACAAAATGGTATGATGTATTGACACCAGATGATAATGTATCAGAAAAAGATATAGAAACATTTATAGCTGAATTGATGGTTGAATTTGGTACAGGAACAGGTATAGATCCATCAAAAGTTATAATAAGTTGTAGAATGCCAGCTGGTGGTACTACTGGTCAAGTATTAGTTAAGAAAAGTAATGATGATCATGATACTAAATGGGCTAACGTAAGTGATTACGTTAATAATAAAATACCTAGTGGTGGTAAACCAGGGCAAGTATTAGTTAAATATTCAACAAAAGATTATGATTTATCTTGGGCTGACATTGATACATCATCTGGTGGTGGTGGAGGAACTATTATTGGTGATTGTAAAGTTCCATCTGGTGGTACTCAAGGTCAAATACTTGCAAAAAAATCAAATAGTAATTTTGATTTAATATGGGTAGATGCTCCTAAGAACAGTTCAGGTTCATCAGGTGATTGTAAAGTTCCTGCTGGAGGTTTACCAGGTCAAGTTTTAACTAAAAGAACTGGAACTGATTATGATTTAGTATGGGTTAATCCAACAGGTGGAAGTGGTTCTGGAGGAAGTACTTTATCTGGTAAATTTACCTGTATAGGAACAGAAAGAGATCCAGATTTAATGGATGGTGGTATATGGTTTAAAGTAATAGATTAGGAGGTGTTTCTTATGGCTGTTCAAAAAATTATATCTGCATTAGAAAGAGTTAAAGATGATAATGGAGATTATGTATTAATATTGCCAGTTAATACTGCAGAAGAAGTTTTTATTAGTTTAGAAACAGGAGTAAGGCTTAGTGATGTTCTTAATAACCTAGTTGTTAAAGTTGATGATGCTAGATTATCTACAATAGAAGATTTATCTAACACTATAAATAAATTATCAGGTTTAATTGATGATAAATTAATGTTAAATCATATATATCGTGATAATTTTAAAACAAATGATAATTTGCTTATAACTTCAGGAACTTATAGTTCAGGTAGTATAAAAATTGCTCAAGGTCAATCAATGGATTTTAAATTAAAAAATCCTATAAAATTACCTTTTACACCTACAGATTTTAAAGTATCTCAAATATCAAAATATTTAGGTTCACCTAGTATTTCATGTTTAATAACATTTAATGCTTTAGACACTAATCCACAATGGTATGAATGTACTGATGTGTTGACAACTGGTTCTTTTGCGAAAGTACCTGCAATACCTAACAAAGAAAAAGATAAAGCATATGCAATAAATGTTAGAATAAGATGTACATGTAATGGTTCATCAACATTTGAAATAATGGATTTGAGTGTTTTATATGCGTAACAATAAATTTAAAGAGATACTAAAAAGATGTAAAGGTGAAGGAGAACATTCTAGTATCAGAATGTTATCATTATTATTGATAATTATTTTATTAATATCAACAGCTACACGAACTATTAGTTTATATAGGATATTTAATATAATATGTCCTAAAGGAAATATTGAAGAAAACATTCTGGATACTTTAATAAGGGATAATAATCATCAAATGTTTAATATGATAATACACGATGGATATGATGTTGCTTCTAGAGAAGATAAAATATCAACTATGAAATTAGAAAAAGATTTAATAAATAACCATACAAAAACAGAATTAAATGACATGCTGAATTCTAAAAATTTTAATAATAAAATTTTTGACACAATGGATAATGCAAATAAAAAATATTATAAATCATCTGATACTGAAAATACTAATTTTCTTATTATAGGCACAGAAGAAAATATTTTATATGCAAAAGCAAATTCATATCATGATAAATTCAAAAAATTATTGGGTAAACATTCAACAATAACTTGGGATGCATTTTACAATAATTTAAACAATCCTAAGATGACAAAAAAAGTTTTTAATAATTTAAAAGTTTCTCCTGATGGAGATACTGTTATAATGCGTATAGATGGAAAATATGATAAAAACCGAATATATAACTCAAAAGATTTATTAAAAATTTTTAAAAAAGAAGGTATCGAAGGATTAAAAGGATTTGGATATGTTACATTATCAACAATAACTGAAGATGGTGATATTTTAGGTCATTCAGATTCTATTTTTATGCAACGAAATTTAGAATGTAAAAAAATATATGTATATCATTATATGGATGTACGAGAATATATTATTAACAATGTAGATAAAATAGTAGAACAAAATGTAAAAGACCATTATTATATTGATACTATAGATAAAGAAGTTATAAATGATTTTCTATTCTCAATTTTCACTATAATATTTAATATAATATCAATAATAGGATTGATGTTTATATATAAATTATTAGAAGAAGATTCAGAATAATGAATAGGAGTTGAATGGTATGGAAGGTTTGAATGTAAGCACTTTCCTATCAATACTCGTTCCATGGTGTTTGTATTTTATATTAACATTAACTGGAGCGTTTCTTAAAGATTTATATAACACGATTGTTAAAAAAGATGTTAAATTTAGAATGAGTAGAGTATTGATTGGAGCCATATCAGGTGCATTTATAATGATAGGATTAGAAAATATATTATTAACAAAAGTTGGAGTCAATCAAATTGTTACCATATCATTTATTATCGGAACAGTAAGTTTTGAATTATTTAATAGAATTAGTAAATTAGATAATATATTAAAATATATTAAATTATTTAATAAATTTGTTAAGGAAAATAGGGACAGTGATGACGATGGTGATGAATGATATAAGTAAGGAATGAGCATTGCTCATTCCTTATTATTTTTTAATTAAATAAAAACATTATAGTAATATAAAGGAGGTATTCATTATGTCAATATTAGAAAAATTATTTGGTATAAATAAAGAAGAAAAAATACAAGTAAATAAAGATTTGCAACCAATAGTAAATGCTTTAGAAAGAATTAAAGGGGTCGTTAAATATAAATTAACAGAAAACGCTATAATTATAATAGGATTAGAAGGTGAGCCTTTTGTTGAAATAACAAAAGATCCTAAATATAATTATGCTACTTTTTATAAATATCGTAGACTTTCAGATAATTTTGAATATGTTAATTATGATAAGGTTCTCGAATCATATATTTATAGATATTATGAAATATCAACCCCTATTAAAATGAACGATGGTAGATATTGCTATCATGAACATGGAGATGTAGACGCATTTAAAATAAATAAAAAAGGACAATTGATGTGTAAATATTGTGAAAATGTTATACCTAGAAAGGAGAAATATATAAATGCCAATTAATATAGATATAAATGTAATATTATTAATAATAATTATTAGTATATTTTTATTATTAGATAGTGTAAATGAATTTACAATAACAACAATAATTTTATCAACAATATTTGTTGTAGTGGTATCAACAATTATATTATGTGCAATTTTATTATTAGCCCCATTTATTATTGGTTTATTAATTATAATATCAATAATATCTTTATTTAAAAATAAAACCAAATATTAAGGAGAGATAAGAATTATAGGAATCGAGCCTATAATTCTTATCTCTTATTTTTCATTATAATATTCAGCTATACCATCACAAATAATTTTATTTATGTCTTCATGATTTTCTTTTTTATAATAAATTTTTTGTTCATTTATTATTTTTTCTCTTAACTGTTTTAATTCGGCTAGATATTTTTTATTGTTAGACAATCGAATTAAACTTTCAATAAAATACACATCCTTCTTTTTTGGAAGTTTTCGTTTTGCTGCAAGTTTACATAAAGCTTTACCAGCTTCTACTGTCTTAACATGTGAATGGCATTCATATTTAGAATTAATATTAACCACAACAAAAGAACCGTCTAAAGTTTTTTTTAACACGAATTGTTCATATCGATAAATATAATTGTTCATTGAGAATCTACCCCATTCATAAATAATTTGGCAAAAATTAACTAGCCTTTTCACCATTACTTAATTGTATATCAATAAATACATTTTTTACATGAGCTTATTTTAAACAATAAGTTAAGCAATGATTCAATAAATGAAAGGAGTGTTAAATTGAATGAAACCAAGAGAATTATTCAAATTTGGAAAAAACAGGGTAATGAATGAGGATGAATTATATTCAAGACCGAATTCATTCTTAATTGGGGATAGTATACCACAAAGTAATAAAATAGCATATCGTAAAGGGGACATAATTGTTAACGTTGGTCCAACTTGTGAAAGTGAACCTTTATATAAATGCATTGAGTCTGGTAATCCTGGTACCTGGATAACTATAGGTTCAGGAAGTAAAGGTGAAGCTGGACCTCAAGGTCCTCAAGGTGAAAAAGGAGATAAAGGTGACCCAGGTGCTATATATAATGTTAAAGGTACAATAGAAAATGATAGTGCTGCTTCTACTCTTGATGTTGCTACTGCAGAAATAGGTGATTGTTACATTGCTGAAGATAGTAAAAATGTTTTCATGTTTAATGGAACAGAATTTATTAATCTAGGACCTATTTCTGGACCACAAGGTGAAAAAGGAGATAAAGGTGACCAAGGTGAAGCTGGACCTAAAGGTGAAGCTGGACCTCAAGGACCTGCTGGAATATTTGATGATACTTATGAATATACTGATTTAAAAACAAAAAATAAAAAAGTAATAGCTGCTATGAATGAATTATTCGATATGATAGGTAAAGGTGGTAATACAGAAGATCCTGACCCAACAGGAGATGTCATGTATTATGGATTTATACCTTATAGTGTTTCTGGTTCTATAGAATATGAAGATGTTACTAAAGAATTATTACAAAATTGTGCTAATACTGTTAAACAAGTTGCTCCTGGTGTATTGGAAAGAACAAGCACAGGTCAATTTGTTGAAGGGGATATGGTTATAGTTGCTTTCCCTGCTGCATCAAAATTAGTTGCATATAAAGATAATGGTCTTAATAGTAAAGTCAAATTCGATGGTACTGGAGTACCATGTGTAAATGGTCTTGATTTGGATATAGGTGGAGTTCCTTACAAAGTATATGGTGAAATGATGCTTGTTAGTGGGGAATTATTCATTTATGTTGATAAAGCTTAATTAAATATAAAAAAGGAGGAATATAAAATGGCTACAGATTTTAGTACAGACGTTATTTTATTAAATGGTGCATTAAAACCTACTAAAAGAAATACACCATTAGACTGTAGAACAGTCATTGAAAATATAAAAGAAGTATCTAGAATACCATTACCTTATGTTGGTATGATATTCTATGTTAAAGATGAAAATCAATTATATAAAGTTACTACATTAAAATCTAAATTAATTGCAGGTAAACCTCAAGAAGATTATCAAGTTAACAAATATGAAAAAATAATAGACTTAAGTGATTATACTACTAAAGAATATGTTGATAATTCAATAGCTGAAATACAACAAAAACCTGGTATTCAAGGAGAAAAAGGTGAAAAAGGAGATCCTGGTGTTGATGGAGCAGATGGTGTTGATGGTAAATCTGCTTATCAAATAGCTGTTGAAAAAGGATTTGAAGGAGATGAAACTGCTTGGTTAGCATCATTAAAAGGTGAAAAAGGTGCTGATGGAGTTATAGGTGCTGATGGTGCTAATGGTAAATCTGCTTATCAAATAGCAGTAGAAAAAGGATTCGTAGGAGACGAAACAGCTTGGTTAGCATCTCTTAAAGGAGCAGATGGTGCTCAAGGTGTTGATGGTGCTAAAGGAGACGCTGGACCTCAAGGACCTGCTGGTGAACAAGGACCTAAAGGTGACCCAGGTGAAGCTGGACCTCAAGGACCTGCTGGTGAAAAAGGTGCTGATGGTATATTTGATATAGCTCATCAATATGATTCATTAGGAACAGATGCTAAAGATGTTATAGGTTCTATAAATGAAATATTAGCAATGGTTAAGAAAATGTTACCTAGTGAAACTGCTTCTGATAAAATGTATTATGGTTATATACCTTATGAAGTTTCTGGTGTTATAGATAACTATACAGAAATTACTAAAGATATGATAACTAGATCAGGAAAAACTGTTATATCTGCTAATGCTGAAAGAGTAGGAAAAGTTTCTGTTGGTAATGTCCCAGTTGGTGCATTAGTAATAGTTGCTATACCTGCAATATATAAATTTACTGTTACTAAAGACAATGGTCTTGGTGGTAAAGTTGCATTTAGAACTGACGGTGTTGTTGGTGCAAATGGAGCTGATGTTGTATTTGATGAAACTCAATACAAAATATATGGTGAAATGTTATTAACAGATGGTGAATTATTTGTTCACATAGATTAATTGTTACAAGATACGTTATTGGATTCAATAACGTATCTTTTTAATACTTAAAAATATTATACAAATAATTAATATGAAAAAATAAAAAGGAGGTGTAGTATATGTCATATGTTAGTTTTGATAGATTAAAAAAAATGTTTAGAGCTGCACAATCAATTAATAATGGTAATATTGAAAAAGTTCAAACAGAATGTAAGTCATATACTGAACAAAGAATAACTGAATTGAAAAATTCAGGTGAAATTGGTGGTCCTGGTGAAAAAGGTGATGATGGTAAATCTGCTTATCAAATAGCTGTTGAAAAAGGATTTACAGGAGACGAAACTGCTTGGTTAGCATCTCTTAAGGGAGCAAAAGGTGATAAAGGAGATACTGGTCCTCAAGGACCTCAGGGACAACAAGGACCTCAGGGACCACAAGGTAAACAAGGGATTCAAGGAATACAAGGTCCAAAAGGTGAAGATGGTAAATCTATTAATGTTAAAGGTACTATTAAAACAGCATCAGAATTGAATAATTTAACTAATGTTTCTGATGGTGATGGTTATGTTACAGCAGATGATGGACATTTACATGTATATACCAAATCTTCTTGGGTTGATGTTGGAGTTGTAAAAGGTCCTAAAGGTGATAAAGGAGATACTGGTCCACAAGGACCTCAAGGTATACAAGGACCAATAGGACCAACAGGACCTCAAGGTAAACAAGGAATTCAAGGAGCACAAGGTCCGAAAGGTGCAGATGGTAAAAATGGTGCTCAGGGTCCAACAGGACCAACAGGACCTCAAGGTAAACAAGGAATTCAAGGAGCACAAGGTCCGAAAGGTGCAGATGGAAAAACTCCAGTTAAAGGAACAGATTATTTTACTACTGATGAAATTAATTCAATTAAAGATGAATTAAAAAAATATATTGATACTGAGATTGGAAGTATTAATGAAGTTTTAGATGAAATAATAGGAAATGAAGGAGCATAAAACATATGGAAAACAAAAATATAATGAATGAAATAATAGAAGCTTATATAAAAGGTGATATTGATAAATTATTAGAATTGAAAAAAATACTTGACAATGAATAATAATATGAAAGGAGAGTGTGTGCAATATGACAACTATTGCTGAAAAATTAGATAGTATACTTAATACTAAAGATGCAATACGACATGTTATTGAAGATAATGACGGATATGTCCCAGATGCTTTTAGTGAATATCCAACATCAATTGATGCTATGTTATCTGATGTTTTTTTATTACTATTACTAAATGATACACTTATTATTAGAAATGATACTAAGGCAACTGACTTAAATCGCCTTATATCCAAATTACCACAAAGTGGTAAAACAACAACAGAAGGTTCTAAACCTACTGTTACTGTAACTGCTGCTCAAATAAATGTTAGAAATACTGGTTCAGCATCAGGAACATATGCTGGTTTATTATTAAAAGGTGATGTTGTTAATGTATATGGTACTGATAGTAGTTCAGGTTGGTATAAAATAAATCAATGGCGTGAAAGTGGAGCTAGTGGACCTGTCGTAACTCATACCACATATGCATATATAACAAACAATACTGCTTATATATCTTACGATCCAGGTAAGACTACAGTAACAATAAGTAGAAAAATAAATGTTACTGCTATGGTTGGTACTGAACAATTAAAAGTAGATTATAAACAAGCAGAACTTAAAGGTTGGGAAATTATTTTTGATCCAAAATATAATCCTAAAGATCACGATACATCTGGTGGAGAAACAGGTGGAGGAGGCAGTGGCGGTGGATCTGGTAGTGGAAGTGCTGGTTCTACTGTCAAACAAACTGTAACTTATTCCTTTGATAACTGTTATACTGATAATTATCAAACTCAAAGTTATACTAGTAAAATAGGTACTGCACCTAATACTATTCGTCAAGGACATTGGGATGGATGGTATTATTATAAAGGTAATATTAGATTTAGTGCTAGTAAACTTACAGAAGTTAAAAATATATTAAATAATACAAAAGTATCTAAAGTTGAATTATATATGGAAAGAGCTAATACTAATAATGGTCTAAATGCAGCATCATATATGTCTGTATATTTATGTGATAGTAAAGGTGCTAATGCTGATGTTGTTGTTAATAATACTTCTACATTAAAAAGAGGAGCTAGTATTTGGTTAACATTAACAGATACAGTAATAAGTGGATTGAAAAATGGAAAATATGATCATTTTAAAACATATGCTTCATCTGATCAATCACATTATATAGTATATTTAGCAAATCCAAAATTAAGAATAACATATACTGCTGAATAAGAAATGAGGTGAATAAATATGATTAATGATAAACTTGTTACTAAAACAGCATTAAGTAAAAATAATAAAGAGTTATATAATAAAATAAAAGGTTACGTTGATAATAATAAAGGGACAACAATGACTAATGAAGAATTTACTAAGGTATTAACTGATACATTGGTAGTTAAAGAGGATAATGATGATTTAGTATTTATGGTAGAAGAAGAACCCCCTGTATAAAAATTAAAAGATGATATGATTTTATATCATATCATCTTAATAAAACAATATTTTAAAAGGAGAGTGATAAAATATGACAGATAAATATATAACATCTTCTCAATATGAGAAAGGATTGGATTCAATCAAAGAATATATAGATAAATTAATACCTCATATAGAATATCCAGTATTATTTACATTACCTGCTGATAAAGTTTTAGAAATATATAATAGTACTAATCATGCAATGGAATTTGATAAACCTAGTAATATTGATTTAAATAAAGAAATTATTATGACGCATAATAATGAAAATATACCTCGTGAAAATTCACAAATCAATTATATAAATTATCAAAATAGTAATATTACAATTAGTTTTCATATAGGATTCGATATAAATAAAAATACTAATGAAAATAAAATGGTAATAACTATAAGTTATTTAAATACAAATATAACATCTGATCTTGTATTAAAACAAGTAAACCATAAATATCTTAACAATAAATATTTAAAGAAAGATGTAGCTATACAAAATAGTATTACTATAGGTACTAGAATATTAGGTGATAATATAGGTAAATATAGTTTTAGTAATGGTAATAGAGTAACGGCTTCAGGTGATTATTCTCATGCAGAAGGTGAACGTACAATGGCTTCAGGCGAAGCTTCACATGCAGAAGGTAAATATTCAACAGCTTCTAGTAATTTTTCACATGCAGAAGGAAATTGGTCAACAGCTTCAGGTTTTAGTTCTCATGTAGAAGGTAGTGAAACAACAGCTTCAGGTGATTATTCTCATGCAGAAGGTAATGAAACAACAGCTTCAGGTGAATCTTCTCATGCAGAAGGTAATAGAACTAAAGCTTCAGGTGTTTATTCACATGCCGAAGGAATGGATACTGAAGCTTTAATTGCTGGTTCACATGCCGAAGGATGGGGAACTACGGCTTCAGGTGATTATTCACATACCGAAGGTTATTTTACTAAAGCATCATCTGAGGCTCAACATGTACAAGGTAAATATAATATAGAAGATAAAGATAATAAATATGCTCATATAGTTGGTAATGGTACTGATGATACAGTTAGATCTAATGCTCATACATTAGATTGGGAAGGTAATGCATGGTTTGCTGGTAAGTTAACTCAAGAAGGAACACCTACTGATGATAAGGATTTAATTACAAAGAAATATTTTGATGATAATAAACCAACTGTTCCAACAAAAACATCAGAATTAACTAATGATAGTAATTTCTTAACTAAGCATCAATCATTAACTAATTATGCTACAATCGAATATGTCGATAGTAAATTAACTACAAATTATGTTTCTAAAGAAGAACTTACAGAATCAACTAAACCTGCAGATACAACAACAGTTAAAACAACTTTAAATGATATATTAGGAGGTGATTATATTGAGTAATCCGATAACCTTAGAACAATTATCAAGCATAGTAACTGGACTTAAAAAATATATAGATGAACATGATCCATCTATTGCAGAAGTAACACATGATACTGTATTTACAACAGTATCAAATTATCCATATAGTGATTTAATAGTTAGTGATTCAACTATGATAATTTCAGCAACAACTACTGGAACATTTAATATAAGATTAAGAGAAAAACCTTTATCTAACCAAACTGTGGAATTGACATCAAATAATTCAATATTAACATTATCACCAACAACATTAACATTTACTCCAGATAATTATAATATAGCTCAAACTGTAACAATAACATTAACTGGATTAACAGCAGATAATGATGGTGATGAATTTATAATATCTGTTTCAAGTGAACATTATTACAAAGATATAACTGTTGAATATAAAGCTGAAGCATTGGGAACTACTACAATTAACTATGATTTATCAAATCAAGTAACTGATAATATATTAGTAAATAAAGGATCTGGTGGAGATAAATATAATGCTAATATGATTTCAAACGGAGGAACATTTGCATTTACAGAAAATGGTTTACAAATAAATAATCAAGCATATATAAAAATACCTTGGACTGCAGATTCAAATATAAATTCATGGACAATGGAAATGGTTGTATCAGAAATAGTTTATAATAATACTTCATATGGTAGAGTATTTAGAAGTGATACAGACACACCTTCATTATATTTTGGTAAATCATTAGGGTGGAGAACTAAGATAGGTGCAACAAAAGCATTAACAACTGATACTGATTCTGTTAACGACCCTCAATATATAGTAGGAAAACTAATTACTTTAAAATATGATTCAGTTAAAGGTATATGTTATTTACAAGTAGGAGAAAATACAACTACTTTAAGTGCAAATATGAGTGTAACAAATACTGAATTCTATATAGGAAATAATGATTCTACTAAGAATTATTATTTTGATACAATGACAATAAGTGAATTTAGAGTTTATAATTATCTTAAATAAAAGGAGTGAAATTCAATGGATTTAAAATCAAATATTTTAAATAATAGTTCCATTTTAACTGATTTAGAATCGGTTAAAGTAGGTGATGGTTCAAATGCTTCATTGAAAGATATATTGAATAGTTTCTCTCCAGCTATAGTTACTCCTAGTGTAGGTAAAACTATAGGTCATCGAGGTTATTATTCAAATGCTCCAGAAAATACAACTGCTTCTTTTGAAGCAGCTTGTATTGAAGGATTCTGGGGAATTGAAACTGATATTCATAATACATCAGATGGAGAATTAGTTTGTATTCATGATGCAACAATAGACAGAACAACAGATGGTTCTGGTCATGTTAATAACTTAACTTATAAAGAAATACAAAATTGCAATATAGATGCAGGTAGTCATATATCAGATTATCCAGGGTTAAAAGTGCCTAAATTTGAAGAATATCTTTCTATTTGTAGACAATATGGTGCTATTCCTGTAATAGAAGTTAAGGGTATTAAAGATAATAATATAAAATATTATAAAAAAAATGATTTCGACTATAAGAGAATATGGAATGGAAGAATCTTGTATGTGTATAGGTTCTCAAACATGTATGAGTATTGTACGTAGTTTATCTCATAAAATACATGTTCAAGTTATAGTATATCAAGCTACTAATGTAACTGATGATTTATTATTACAAATCGCTGCATTAGGTAACTCAGGAGTGGATTTCCATAATACACATATTAATATAAATATGGTTAAAAAATGTCATGAATTAGGTTTATTAGTTAATTGCTGGACAGTAAATGATAGTTATATGATAGAAAGTTATAGAAAACTAGGTGTTGATTTTATAACATCAAACACATATGCTTTAGGATGTAATATATCTAGAATGCAATCTAGAACTGATTCATCATTAAAAACAAAAGATAATAAAGTAGCAGGAGCAATAAACGAAGTTAATAGTAAAGCAAATAAAGCAATAAATCAATTAAATGGTTTGAGTTTTGTTTCAATAACTGCAAGTGATTATGTTGCATTAGAAACTAAAGATCCGAATACCGTTTATTTAGTTACTGATTAGGGGGTGTTATAAATGGCACAAATAACACTTAACCCTGCTGACGTCACTCTTTCAATATCATTTTTTAATTATACTAAAAATGGAAATATAACATGGACCAAGCCAACACTAACTAGTGATGCGATAGTAACTTCAATTACTCTTACAGGGTCTATAAATTCAAGTGGAGGAAACGTAACAGAAATTCAAATAAATAATTCGACAGTAACAGGTAGTACGACGTTTAATATTGATTTAGGTACAAATATTGATATAACCTCAGTTCCTGTGTTTGCTAGAAAGAGTGGACTTACTGCAACTAATATAAATTTTGTAGATATGACATATACTGTAGTTTATAAATCTTCTTATGATGACAAATTATATATTGGAGAAAAACTTATAAAAAATATTTATGTTGGAGAAAAAATGGTTAATCATATTTATATTGGAGAAAGACAAATATTTTAGAAAATAAGCGAAGATTATTTCTTCGCTTATTTTTTTATATATTTCAATACATATTATTAATAGGGAGGTGTGTTAAATGAAACCATTCATAAAATGGGCAGGTGGAAAAACAGAATTAATACCTATTTTAGATTCAAATATTCCCAATGTATTTAAAGATAATAATAAAATAAATATTTATATAGAACCTTTTCTTGGAGCAGGAGCATTCTTTTTTCATATAACAAATAATTATGATTTTGATAGAATAGTTTTAAATGATATCAATTTTAAATTAATAAATGTATATAAAGTAATTAAAACTAATTATAAAAATCTTATTTTTTATCTTGATGATATTAAAAAAGAATATACATCATATGATGATGAATCTAAAAAACATATGTATTTAAGAGTGAGAAATGAATTTAATGATTGGGATAGTGTGAATAAAATAAAACAGGCAGCTAATTTTATTTTTCTAAACAAAACATGTTTTAATGGTTTATATAGAGAAAATAAAAATGGTGATTTCAATGTACCTTTTGGTAAACAATATAAACCGTTAATATATAATAAAAAACAACTAGAGAGTATATCCAAAACATTGAATACTAAAGATGATAAAGGTAAAAATAAAATAATAATTTTGAATAAAAATTATAAAGATATATATAAATATGTAGTGAGGGGTTCTTTTGTATATTTAGATCCACCATATAGACCAATTACAAGTAATGGATTTATAAATTATACGAAAACTGGATTTAATGATGAAGAACAGAAAGAATTAGCAAACTTCTTTGATTATATAACTAAGAAAAAAGCATATGGAATGTTAAGTAATTCAGATCCTAAAAATTTAGATATAAATGATAATTTTTTTGATGAATTATATAAAGATTATAATATACAAAGAATAAATGCTAGTAGAGTAATAAATTGTAGAGGAAATAGTAGAGGAAAAGTTAAAGAATTGCTTATAACTAATTATAATAATTAATATAATAACTAACATTATAATAATAGATAAATGGAGGTATGATATAATGAAATATTATTACGACGTAAGAACAGGAGAAGTACAAAATGAAAATGAATTAGATACAACTTGTATGCCACCAGAATTTTATTTTGAAGTATGTGAAAATACACAAAATTTTTTCATAGAAAAATGGCTTGTTGGAAATAATTCTTATATTGATGTATCATATACACCTGAACAAAAAATAATGGCTGATAATATTAGATCTTCATTATTTGAACAAAATAATGTTAATCCTTTATGTATTACTAGGTATACTATGCCTAAAAAGGATTTTGAAAAATTATTAAATGAATTTGGTTACCATATATAAAATTGGAGGTATTTTTATGGGAATAATAAGAAATAATAAAAAAGAATATTGTACACTTAAACAAAATAAAGGAGCAAAACAACCTATGACAGAAGAAGGTTGGATAACTGCAGAAGAATTAACACATATGATAAATGTATTAAGAGGTTATATAAATGAGATATATTATACTAAAGAAGAATTAAATAATCTATTAAATGATAGCAATATAGATAAACATGTTCCAAAAAAAGTTACTGAATTATTACCAGATAAAGAGCGTAAAGTATATTTTAAAGAGGAGCAAATAAATAAAATAATAGAATCGATTAAAGATTATATTAATTCACACTATGTTACTAAAGTAGAAGCAGAAATGAGATTTAAAGATTATATGGAAAATAAAAAATAATTTATAATAACAATAATATATAGCAGTAAAATGTATCAACTTATTGTTATTTTCACATTTAGTATTTTTCCTTGTAAATGTATTAAATTTTATTATTCTAAATTGAGAGATAGGGATGATTCCCTATCTCTCTCTTTTTTTTAAAACAATATGATAAGATGATATAATTTCATATCATAAGAATCTAATTTTTAAAAGGAGGAAGTTTAAAATGGCTACAAATTTTAATAAACATTCTTTATTAATAGAAGGTGGTTTAAAAATATCAACACCAAACATTCCTACCGATATGCGTACAAGAATAGAAACTATAAGTGATATGGTAGATATTCCATTACCATATGTTGGAATGTTAGTGTATGTATTAGATGAAGAAAAATATTATATAGTAAAAACTTTAAAATCAAAAACTGTTGCAGGAGTAGAAGTACAAAACGCAGTTGTTGATAAATATGAAGTATTCGTTTCAGGTTCTGCTGAAGTTGCTGATGGTAAATCAGCTTATCAAATAGCAGTAGAAAAAGGATTCGTAGGAGACGAAACAGCTTGGTTAGCATCTCTTAAAGGTGCTCAAGGTGAACAAGGACCTCAAGGTATACAAGGTGAAATAGGACCTCAAGGACCAGAAGGTAAACAAGGACCTCAAGGTGAACAAGGTATACAAGGTGTGCAAGGACCTGCTGGAGATCAAGGTGAAATAGGACCTGTTGGACCACAAGGACCTCAAGGTATACAAGGACCTGCTGGTGAAAAAGGAGATAAAGGTGATGCCTTTACTTATGCTGATTTTACAGAAGAACAATTAGCTGGATTAAAAGGACCTAAAGGTGACCCAGGTGAACAAGGTGCTCAAGGTATACAAGGTGAAGTTGGACCTCAAGGACCTCAAGGTATACAAGGTGAAGCTGGACCTCAAGGACCTGCTGGTGAAAAAGGTGCTGATGGTACTTCAGTTAATATAGCAGGATCTGTTGCTACTGTTGATGATTTAGCTAATATAACTGAAGTTGCTAAAGGTGATGGTTATATAGTTGAAGCTAACGGACATTTACATGTATATAACGGTGTTACTTTTGTTGATGCTGGTTCTATAAAAGGACCTAAAGGTGATAAAGGTGAAGCTGGACCTCAAGGACCTGCTGGAGAAGCTGGACCTCAAGGACCAGAAGGTAAACAAGGACCTAAAGGTGATGCAGGTGAAGCTGGACCTAAAGGTGATGCAGGTGAAAAAGGTGCTACTGGTGCTGATGGTAAATCTGCTTATCAAATAGCTGTTGAAAAAGGATTTGAAGGAGATGAAACTGCTTGGTTAGCATCTCTTAAAGGAGCAAAAGGAGAACAAGGTGAAGCTGGACCAGAAGGTAAACAAGGACCTCAAGGTATACAAGGTGAAGT